TCAGTCGATCACATTTATGATCTTTCTTCCATATGTATATGTATTGCCGGATGCCGGAATACAATAAGTACTGTTACTGATATAGACCTGACTACTGCTTCCCATTCCACCGTGAATACACCAGTAAGTTCCATCATTATCATAATAAGCGCCCCAGTCCTTGACACAGGCTTCCGCCAACTGTTTGGAAACACCCATCCGGATCAGATATTTCTTAACCGCTGCCGCATTTTTAAACTTACCAAGAAACAGGGAAACATGGCTTGCCTCTGTCTCTCCGTTTTTATAATATACGATCACGTCTCCCGGAGTTAATGCATCATATGAGAAATCTACAATATCTGAATTCAACTGAATCGAATCCTGTTTCATCCAGCTTTTCCCATCTGACAGAACAACTTTTCCGGTCACAGTTCCGGCACCGCCCCATTCCGTTCCGGTATACATCCGATCTAACAGGATACCGCCTTTTTCCGGACTTGTATACTGAACCGCAAGTTTCTGCGATGGATCATCTCCACCAGCAAGTGCAAATGCCTGATCGACAAATACATTGCAATATATATTTGTCTTACCCAGATATGCCAGGATCACGCGCTTCATCCATGCATCCGTATCCCAGTAAACAGAACCTTCCAGTCGTCTGCTATATGCACGTCCATATTTATCAAAGTCATATAGATATCCATCCACGGACTGACTTCCAGATACACTTTGTCCCTGTTCATTCATCAGGTAATATACCGTCTTGCCATTGATCTGGACAGTAACAATCCCCGGAACGATCTGATCCAGCTTCTGTCCTTCTCTGTATATGGAATATTTTCCGGTCTTGTCATAATATATGTATTTTGATACTTTTCCGGAAGCATCCGTATAGACTGCAGTTTTTTTGTCAATGGTCTGCCAGCCCTCTTCTGCCTTTATCACGCCATCTTCCGGTATATAATAATAATCCGAATGAATATTTAATAATTTATCTGTTACCTGCTGCCATCCGGAACTTCCTGCATCATAGATCCATACTGTGTTCCTGTATTTGCTCTTTGAATAGCTGGCATTAAAATACCGGTACAGACTTGTTCCATTTTTATCATAGTAAAAGGTTTTTCCTTTATTATATGGCGCCCACATACTGGAAACTTTCTTCCATCTGACTCCATTTGCCTGATACAGCACATATCCGTTTCCGGACTGTTTTCGTTTATAGAGCACTTCTCCCTTTCGGATATAATACATGGTCGTATCATTTGAGCTGTACCATCTGGTTGATGTATAATGTCTTCCATTTTTAAAATATACAAATGAGCCATCGATCTTATAAATGCCATCTGTTACAAAATTCCATTTGTTTTTACTGTAGATCTTATACATTCCGATCCGCTCGCTGTCCTTATATCCATCCAGATAATAGGTCTTTGTATTACGTGCATTTGCATTAAAATACATCATGGCATTTTTTACATTTACCCATGTATCTCTTACTGCTTTGCCATCTTCGCCAAAATAATAGCCATAACGATCAACCTTTTTATAATAGTTCCGACGGCTTACACCATCCCGCAGATAATAATATTCTCCGCCGGCCTGTTTCATTCCCTGTGCCAGTGCACCCGCTGCATCAAACCAGTACACTGTGCCTTTAACGCTGATGTAACGATCCGTTACACGCTGTTTCTTGCCATTTGTAAATGAATAACAGGCATCTCCTGAAAAGCGGAATATTGCCTTTCCATCCTTTACATATACCTGTGATCTTCCATATGGATACCAGCCGGTTTCATCCACCCGCTTTCCTTTCCGGAAGAAATAATACGTTCCTGCTACCTTCTTGATTCCTTTTACCGGTGTTCCGTCAATGTAATATATATCCTTTGAAAAACCGGTTGTCAGAATGGAATAATCGTCACTATAGTAAAAGCATTTTTCAAGAGCTGTGTTTCCGGTTTTATTTTTTGAAAACCGAAGCACGGTCTTTGTCGTTGCCGGCTTAAATTTCAATGACATCTTGCCTGTATAAGAGCTGGTATCATAGGAACCATTAAACTCACTTTTCTTAGTTACTACAACCGCCCACAGCTTCTCATCATAGCTTACAAGTGCATATTTCAGTCCGGTGCTCTCATCTACACCCATACCTTTATAGTAATCTGACTTTACTGCATAATTATATTGGAAGGAACCGTCACTGGCATTTGAAAATGTATGTGTGTTCTCGTCCTGTGATAATTCCTGTTTCTTTACTGATTCCGCAGCCTGCACATTTCCGGTATTTTTCCCGGCTCCCATAAACAATATCAACAAAGCTGCTATACATAGAAGTATTAATCGTTTATTCTGCTGTTTCATTTTTCTTTTTATCCGCCTTTTCTGTCCATAAATACGGGGTTATCTGGTATACGTAATAAGATATTCTTGTTGTTAAAATTGGTACTTCACAAATGCTTATTTTAAGCCATTCTTTGAATATTTGTCTCCACTAACACCAGTTATACCACCATTGAGTCTCCACGAAAAACAGTTATTTTAGCATTATGGATGGTATTTTTGTATTGTTTTTCGACAAGATTATCACCCAATTGAGAGATGGTGTCAAGTACATCTGCAAATTTATTCATCTCTGTCTCCATATGCTGTGGCATAACAGATGTATAGAGATCCATTGTCATTTGTAATGTAGCATGTCCCAGATATTTTTGTACTGTCTTTGGTGTAATACCAGCTTCAAAGCAACGGGTGGCAAATGTGTGACGAAAACAATGAGCAGAAAATGATTCCATTTCATCTAAATAGTCTTTTGTTAGATTGATTTCTTCAATGACTTTGTTGATCGCATCACATACAATTTGAGAATTTAAAGGTGTATTAAATCTTGTTGTGAATAACAAATCTGCACAATCTTCCCTGACATTTTTTGTGATTGGCTGTTTGGATGCTACAGCTCTTTTTTGCATGAACTGCTTCTTTAAGGCTAATTCACATTGTCTATTAATTGGTATCTTTCTTGTACTTGTATCTGTCTTAGGGTTTTCAAAATGAAAATCCTTTTTGGCATCACCTTCGTATTGTTGGTATACAAGCGTTTTTCTGACATTAATAACCATGTTATTCCAATCAATATCTTCCCATTTTAATGCTGCAAGTTCTCCAATTCTCATTCCTGTTGATACCGCAGTCACAAATAGATTATCATAAAATGTGCCTTTACAGCAATCAAAGAAAGTTACCTGTTCTTCTCTGGTTAATACTCTAATATCTTTTTTCTCGTCTCTTTTTAAAGTGATTCCCTTTGCTGGATTTCTTCGCACATATTCATTGATAAGAGCTTTATTAAAAATATCAACCAATAAAATTTTCACCTTATTACAAGTTTCAAATTTATACCCGTTTTCTTTTAATTCTTTGAGTCTCTTTTTAATTTGATATTGAGTAATATCTGTTAAATGGAACATACCAAGATAAGGTGATATATGCTTTTTGTATACTGTGTTGTAATATTTTTTTGTATTTTCTCGTATAACATCAAACTTATAAACATCCATCCATTCTTTATACCACTCATCGAGTGTGATATTCTCTCTGATGTTGATTTGTTTATCATTTTCATACAATGCTTCATTGTATCGCTTTTTGACATCTTTTAAATCTTTGCCTGAAATCGATATTCTTTTGCCAAAACGATCAACATATCTTGCTTCATATCTACCACTCTTTTTTTGGACGATACCTTGCCCTAATTCTTTTCCTTTTAGATCTTTGCCCAATCGTAATTCCTCCTTTATATAAGGCAAAGAATCTCCGCGTGTATGTATTATACCACACAAAGATTCTTATTGTTATATCAATCTCATATAAAATGCTTACTATTTAAATATTTCTCGAATTCATTTCTTTTAATTAACTGTTTATTACCCACTTTTAATAAGAAAGGACATGCCGTTGCAGATAGGAGTTTTCTAATTGTAGTTTCTCCAATATTAGAGTATATCGATGCTTCTTTAATGGTAAGATTAATCTTATCCTTAATTTCCACTGTTTGTTCTATATATGCTCACCTCTTTAATTTGTTCCAGTAGACCCAATTCCACCTCTTGATTCATCATCTAAGTGATCAACTTCTACGAATTCGATCTCAGGCTGAATCTTCTGAATCTCAAACTGACAAATTCTATCATTTTTACGAATAATAGTATCTCGCATAGCAATAGCTGGGAACTTCCAACAGTCGTTGTCTCCGCTGTAACTGTTGTCAATTTGACCAACACTATTTGCAAGAATGATACCGAGGTTCTTATATGTACTGCTTCTTGGATACACATTTGCTTTATAACCTTTAGGCAACTTCATGCCTACGCCAAGAGAAATCAGCCGGAATTCACCCTTTTTCATCTCTACTGTTTCGGCAGCACGAAGATCAATCAAATCTCCTTTGCTAATCTTTTCAATTTTATCTATCTCATCATCAAAATACTTTATCTTAATTGTTTCCATATTATAAGTTCTCCTTTAAATATTTAATATACTTATCCCACTTGCCAATAGAATGTATGTATTCCTTACCACGCAATCCTTTTAATCTCATATCAGCTTTTATTTCGGATAATGGATGTTTCTTTGATGCCAACGATTTAATAAAAGAATTCTGTATAACATTAATACTGAGAAGCTTGTTTTGTGGTACATTTTGGATTATTTCTTTGTATTTATCTAATTCGTCATCTGGTATTCTATATTCATTATTTCGTGGTAAATTCTTGCTTGAGAATGGTGATATATTTGCACCATTGGTTCTAGGTTTTAACAATGGAATAATTTTGTCAGAATTGACATATTTGAATTCAAACAGAATTTCTTCATCTGTTTCTTCTATATTATATATAATTGATGGATTTGTTTCTTGAATCTTTTGAATAATATTTCTGCCACGTCCGATCGATGGAATATATGCCAACAAAGTGCTATTGCCTTGGTAGAATACTTTATTGTCAAATTGACAGTCGATGTATAAATCTATGTCTTCATATTAACCATTAATTTTGCGTGGGAAATCATTTGTATTTATATCTATTGGTGCTTTGATCCGATAAATACCTTTAAACTTCTCTATTAGATATGATATTGTTCTTCACCTTCTTCTGTGCATGATGATATAAGATCATCACCTGTTTTGGCTGCACTACATAATGATGTAACGGTTATACCGAGAATGCAACCAAGAAAAAATGTTATAATTGCTACTGCCATAATGTCATACCTCCTTTTCATCTAATCGCAATATAAAACTACTTTGTTCTGAGCGAGAGATTCTTGAACTGAAATTACTCGCTGATTATCACTCCCAGCCCATTTCTTAGATAAGTTACGTTGCTCATCCATATATTCGCCATCAACTACCACATTACATAAGGAAATAATTTCTTTTCTTTTATTCCACTGTAAAAAATCTGCTTGTGTATATTTTGGTGGATGTGGAATTCTTCTATACATAATATTCTCCCATGTAAATCCTGTATACAACCAGATAGTTTTCTCAGGAAAAGAAATACGGGTTTCCTTGACCAATTTGAGGACTTCATTGAGGTTATTTTCATGTAGTGGATCACCACCACTGAAAGTAATGCCCGATATATAGTCTTTAGACAGTTCGTTGAATATCTCTTGTTTTGCCGATTCGTCAAATGGAATACCACTATCAGGATTCCATGTTTGAGGATTTTGACAATTATAACAATGGTGAGAACAGCCTGAGAGCCATAAAACGACTCTCAAACCGTCACCATTATTTTGATCAGGATATGTTATTGTGTGATAATTCATTTAATACATCCTCCTTATATTTGAAAATATATCCACCAGTTTGATTTCTTCTCCCTTTTAATACAGCTATTACATTAGGTTGACTAAATCCATAATCTTTAACTCTCTCGATAGTGTTATATTCTCTAACAAAATTTTCATTTAGATCATATTGCATAATTGATTTTCTGTGTTTAACTTCGCTATTTCTAATTGAAAATCCAATTCTTTCTTTTCGTGTTCCATAATTTGAATTATATTTTGATGTACACCATTCAAGATTATTTATACTAGGGTTCTGCTTATTTTCATCTTTGTGATTAACTTCTGGCAAATTATCGGGATTCGGTATAAAAGTTTCTGCTACCAACCTATGAACTTTTTTGATTTTTCTTTTCCCATAATCATCCCTAAGTTCTACTTGTAAATATCCTTTTGAATCTAACCAAGGCTTTAAGTACCTTTTGCTCAGAAGGGAATAGACATTCCCCTCTGTATCAATAGTATAATTTTTGAAACCACTTATTTCTTTTGTTATAATTTCTATAATTTATTTTTCACCTCCTTATACTACATTGAAACCCTATCTGCAATTTCTGCATTCTTAGCTTCGTTATATCTTGTCTCACCATGTACTCTTGTAAATCCCAAGTATCCGTTCATCCTGTCAATTTTAGTAATCATCTTGCTACCACACTTAGGACATATATCCATTTCTACTTGCTGATATCCGCAATCTTCACAGTAACACATAGCAAGATTTACTCCTTCATAAAAACCTTTATCCATTGCTCGAAGAATAAGTGTTTTAATCGCTTCTTTGTTATATCCTAAATTGTATCTGCAATACTGAATTTTTCCACCATTAAATAAATTCCAGAAACGTCCTTCTTTATCCTGTTTTTCAATAGGTGACATCTGTTCCGAAACATGACAATGAAACGAATTACTTACGTAAGGCTTGTCTGATACATTCTCAATGATTCCATAAATCTTGCGGAACTGTTCGATCTGAAGACCACACAACGATTCGGCAGGAGTGCCGTAAATTGCATATAAAATATGGTCTTCCTCTTTAATTCGGTTTGTATAATCGTTGATATATTGCATAACTTCTAATGCAAACTGTCCATCTTCACGAATAGATTTACCATTATAAAGTCTTTGCAATTCGTTCAATGCAGTAATTCCATAACTCATTGTCATTGGTGGAAGAATTGTTTTAATCTTATCTGTTGGCTTTAAATTACCACCAAGCAAACCACCTTCACAAAAAGCAATTGGATTTACGCTTGCCCTTAATTCACCAATATAATCATATGTTCTTTTATGTAATTCACGAATTAACTCAAGATAATAATCAAGAACCTCATAGAAATCCTTGGATTCTCTACGGGCTTTTGCAAGAATCATAGGAAGATGAAGAGAAACAACGCCAAGATTAAAACGTCCCTCAAATATTGGTTTATCATTTTCATCTATTGGATGCATACCACCTTTTTCATACCAAGGTGATAAGAAAGCTCGGCAGCCCATCGGACTCACCACTTTACCATATTTCTTATACATTTCTGCAACATACCCATCTCCTGTCAATGATAACCAATCTGGATACATCGTCTTACTACTGCAATCAATTCCTGCATTAAATACATCTGCACTTGGATATTTGTCTGATCCATCTCCGTGAAGATTTTTATCATATAAAAATACAATCTTGGGGAATAATACAGGTCGTTTAAATCCTTTCTTACCTTGTCCTTCGGAATGAACTTTAAGAAGTGAAATAGCTGCCATTTTGCCGAACTTTGATGTTGCTAATCCGATTGTCATCGTGACAAAAGGATAGTCCCCTCGGCTTGACCCAACACTATTTAACTTCATTTCAATGCCTTGCCATCCTTGTTCAAAGTCACGTTGAACTTTGCCCGTGGCATATTCAGAAGCTTTTTTAGAATGTATTTCTAATACTTGTTCATATTCAATATCATCTGCAATCTTCATATATTCTTGATAATATTTTTCATATGATTTTTCTGCATATGGTTCAAGAATTTTATCTACTTCTGGTACTGTAAATCCTCCATATTGTTGTGCGGCTGTTGAAAGAATAATATCTCCCATTACATCAAAAGCAGTATCAAGATAATTTGGTTCATTATACCAAATATTACCCATTTCAAAACCGCCCTTCATAACCTCACCAACTCTAAATAAATCGCAATTAAATGTGTCAAGCCTTGCACTCCTATCATGAATATAAATATATCCATCTTTTGCGGCTTGTTTCTCATCGTGAGTTAAAAAGAATTTCTTATATAATTCTCCACTTAATTCGTTGTAAATAAGACTTCTTTTTGTTGCTACTAACGCTGAGTCTGTATTAGCGTTGCTTTTATCTCCAATATATCTGATAGACTGACTACGTTCATATACCTTGTCCATCATATGTACAAAGTCTTTTTTGTAGTTTCTATATTCTTTATACATTTTTGCAACCGTTGGAAAATCTTCTTCCAAAACAGATTCTACAATGTTATGCATATCGTAAATTTCAATATCTGTATCTTCATCGTAACTTTCATCTATTTTTGTTAATACATCGTTCAAAATCTGTGCATAATCATTGTCTGATAACTCATACATGGCACGTCTAGCAGCTTTGTTACAAGCATCAATGATCTTTTGCTCATTATAAGGCTCTATAGTACCATCCTTTTTTATTACATTGTACAAATTTTATCTCCTTCCTCGATTCCATAAGAAATCAACCTTTTCACCTACTCTTGATCAAACCACTTGCATATCACTGCTGTTTGATAAGGTAATCTGCCATAATTATCAACTATACAATCAGCAAGTGTTTCCATCCCTTGATTTCTCGCCTTTAACTTCTTGTTACGCTTTTTTACCTTTTTAACGGCATCTTTCGTAGTATATATAGACATTATTCGATTATTAATTTCATGTTTATCTACCTTTAAATAAATAGACTTAAACTCTGGGAAGTACGAAACTAATGTATGTAACTTTGCCATATCTTCTACTATAACAACTTTATTTCCACCAGCATAATCAGAATATTTAGTTCCGATATAATTAATGCCATCATTTGTTTCAAAAGCCTCCCAATATAGGAACTGCTCACTATCAATCATTTCACAAAATTCTTTGTCGCTAATATGATAGTTATTATCGTATCCGTAATCAGGAGTTGTCGTATAATATCTAATGGTATCGTATCCCATAGTCAATAATTCATTTAACACAGTATGTCTACCACTACATTCTTGCCCTATTAATGCAATGCTCATATACATTCCTTTCTTATATAATTCTCTCTGAGCACAAATTCAGAGTCCAATAAGTTGTTGAGTCATCATAGTTGCGGTAATCTACTGCCATCTGATAATCTCTAATACTGTATTCTCTGTTTCCATGTGTTGCGGTTATCATATGATCAGGTCTACTCAATAGTTCTTTCGCTAACTCATGGCTTGTCATATATTTCACTACTTAACTAAACCTCCTAAAAAATCATTAACATCATGCCAATTTTTACATCTTATACTTTGCCAATCTTTGTTCCATGTATATATATCTCCAAAACATATATTAATCATTGCATTTGATGCGATTAAATTATTGTAAGAATCATCAATGAAAATACCATTACTCATATCTATATGTCCTTTATTTTTATATTGTTTCAAATTAACTCCTATAAAATCACAATAAGGTAAATTCTCCTTAATCCAAATTGATTTACCATATAGATTTGGACTATAACCAGCAGAAACAATACTTATCTTATAAGTTTCTTTCAGTTCATCTAATATCTCCTTCGCCCAATCCATATAAGTAATATATCGGAAAAATCTTGGCTGATTAAAATATGAATCAATATACGATGGTTTAGCACAATTACACTCTTCAAAATTCCATGTATTAATTTCCCACCAATCAATATGCCTAAAATTTTTATAGTATTTAAAATCTTCATTATACATCTCACATATGGCTTTAATCGTATTAACTATGCACCCATCAGTCATAATCGATATACAAATCACGTATTCGACTCACTAAAATCACCTCTTCTTTATATATAATATTTTACAAAACAAAATCTTTAATATCTTGATAGAACTTATCCAATACGGATAGATCATCAGAATGAATCTTTATTTTCACTGGCTTCGAAATATCCAAGCTGAAGATACCAAGAATTGATTTTGCATCAATGACATACCTACCCTTAATAATATCTATATCTTCTTCATAACTGAGCGCAATTGCATTTAATTGCTTTGCTCCATCAATGGTATCTAATTCAATCCAATACTCTTTAAACATATTTACCTCCTTACCATAGTTTTACAACCTGTCCAATGGTATACATCTCATCAGGTGCTTTTGGCAGTTCAAACTGCTTGTTACATTTCATGCACTGACATGTATATTTATGTTCACTCTTTTCGCATCTGATTATTTTGTAAGATTTATGCTTACAGAAACTCTCAAACATCTTTCTCTCACCACCTCTAAGCTAAATGCTGCTCATATAATATAATACTTTCGACTTTTCCAATTGCTTCTGATATATCTCCATTGTTGTCTACATGATATGAATGTTTTGGATCAATATTAGAATAAATCTTATTAAACTCTTCCTCTTCTTTTATGTAATTAGCTTGCCAATTATCTGCTGTAGACCTTTTCTTCGATCGAAGCTGTAACTGGTCAGTATCACAGTCAATCCAAATGTCAATCAACTGTAAATTCGGAATATCTCTTGTCGTGTTAATTAAGTCTGAATAACCACTTGGATTAATGATATATAAGTCAGAATCCATTAACTGTGACTCTGTTGCGAAAGAACAATAGCCTGATCTTTCTGTATAGGCAACCATGTCATCCATATATTTATTTACATCGTCAGCAGAAATAAATGTGTGATCACAATGTTTTCCAACTTCATTCTTACGTCTTGCTCTTGTCGTATAAGATTTCAAGACTTTTAACTTCATATCTTTTGCAACTGCACTCACAATTGTTGATTTACCAGATGCAGTTCGTCCAATAATACAAAATACTTTATGCATATGTGTATACCTCCTTACCAGTTAACCGCAATGTCAATTTGATTTGGATTGCTGTCAGCAAATCCACCAGTATCAACGACAATTGCAGTCCCTAAACTTGTTTCCACTAATGATCCTCGTGGGTGAATATCAAGATTTGCTGCACACATAATATAATTCCCAAGCATTTTACAGCCATCTTCTCTCACCCAATATTCATCAGTGTTCCCCATATTTCTCATAATAGATACACAGCCTGACATATCTAAGTTGTAATATGTTTCTTTATTACCATTGTAGTAATTTACTCCCTTGGAAGCTGTCAGCACACTATCTGAGTTATATGTTATTTCTATATTCTCTTTTTCAATTGTTGTTGGAATATCATTTATGATTTCTGTTTCAATTGTTTCTTCAATTTTAATTTCAGAAATGCCATAATCTTCTATTTCGATAATTCTTGGCTCATTAGATACTTCATAATCCGATACTGGATTAGAATAAATAAGAATTGGTTGAATGTCATTATTTGGATCTTCAATGATAAGATCGACTTCTTTTGACGATTTGTTATATGTCTGATCTGCTGCTTTATTCACATGATGTAAAACAATAATATTTATAATCAATAGAATAATTACAACCATCAACATCACACAATAAAATATGTCTCGTTTTAATATTTCTTTTAACCTTCGTATAAAAATAAAATTCCTCCTTTACTTGCTCGATGGTTTGGAAACTGTTCTTGCCAAAATAAACGTTAACCAAATGCCTGTGGACACAGACCATCTAAATGTCCACCCAAAGCATAATGTAATAAGTTTGATGATGCCACAAGTCACAATCCAACTTATAGCATACGCAAGTATTATAATGATAATAACCGCAATTATTGCCAATTTATTATCCGACATGTTATCTTTTAATTTACTCACATCTTCTCCTTTCAATTAGTTGTAAGATGGTTCTGTTTTATCGGTTCTCACAATTTCGAAAATAGGGAACTGAACTGAAATTCCACCATCTTTATTTTTAGTTTCTGCTTTGAATTTAATTTGCACAATTTTTCCTATAATCTCATCAGGATTATTCCAATAATAATCTCGCTGTTTATCTGTAAATCCAGATCCTACACCAAGCTCATGCCCTTTATAATCACATTTAATTAATCCCAATGTACCTTTATATTTACCATCACCCTCAATAATTTCAGTACAACGAATATCGGAATGCTTAAATGACTTGATTTTAAGAATCCCGTTGTTGCGTTTATTCTTCCATTTAGTATCTTTATTAAGCATAAGACCTTCCCAACCGTCTTTATCTGCTTTATCAAGTAATAATGGAATAACTGATTTATCAGTTCCTTCATATATAATAGGTACAACTTCAAGATTGTCGGTATTCAGTCTCGAAATGGCTACAGTAAGAGGGTTAATTAACTGAGTTCTGCGTTGCCGATACGTCAATTGACTTTCACCATGTATAAACTCTTCGACTGGGAGTATTTCATAAATTACAAATTTAATACAAGATTTATCAGAATCATCAGAATTGATAATGCCAGTTCCTAACTGGAAATTATCATTATCAGAAAGGTTATCATAATTTTTACGAATTAATTCTCCATTAAGAAAGAAATTATCTATATTAGGAAGTCTTTTAAGGTCTTTGATTATATGATCAAGTCCTGTAAATGGCTTACCTTGTCTACTTATTAATTGTCCGTGTTTCCAACTGGCATTAGATCCGTTCAGTTTTTGAGACATAGCAAACCACTCCCCTTCTTTTGGTTCATTCTTTTTTGATATAGGATAAGCCTGCTGTACGTCCCAAGATGAGATTAAGCCAGGAATAACGCTATTAATGACTTTCTTATCACATCCAAGACGGAATTTCTTTGTAATTAAGTCTATGTAAAAACTACGATATTCTTTAGGTTGCTCATTGATAAAACTTTGTATCATTGAAATATCATAATCTGTTCCTGTATTATTAGTTTTCAAATATCGTATAACATCTTCAAATTCTGCCAAAATATAATTTGATGGATGAACTTTCTTAGAAATTTTCTTGGTAGACAAACCAGTTTGTATATTAGAATCACATAGAAATTTTAAACATTTCTTGAATAATTCATTATCTTTATTGTCATTGATAATCACTTTCTTCTCATTTAAACTGCTCGTAGATTGTATCTGTTTAAATAAACTAATTACTGTTTCCATCGTCCACTTCCTCTCCACAATATTCTTTTAAATATGTAAGCATCTTATTTTCCTCAATGAAAAACGGATCAATTTTCTTGTCGCAAGATACCCATCCAAGAAAATTCATCATAAGTTGTCCGTATCTCCAATCAGGGAAATATTTCTTCCATATTCTATTTAATTCTGCTGTAAATTTATCTATACGTGCTGGATTTCTAATTATGATCGCCTCCTATGAAATGAACATTTCTAGTTCTGAATTGATAGAACATAATCTCTTGTAATATCTTTATGGAATTCTGTAATCTGTTTCATTACTTGTTCAGCCCATTCTTTTACTTCTGGATTAGCTCCACCATCAGCACAACGTTCTTTAAATACATGTCCCCATTCACACAAATTAATCTTTGAGATAAAATTACTTGGAATTCCTAATATATATAGACCACGTTTTACGTCCTTGTTATTCTCGTATTCTTTTAATACATAACCATTTGTGGATTTAACATATGTTTTTCCTTCGTATTCAATCTCATTTGGCAGTTCATATCCTAAACTCTTGCATGCCTGTCCATCTGTAAGGACTTTATCTTTATAAAAATCAGACACTTCCCCATCTGCGAAAGTTGCTAATCTTGTACTGCTTCTAATAATTCGATTCTCAAATCTACGTGCGTGGCTATCAAGATCGTCCTGCCCAGCCCTATGCATCCCCTCTGTCATAATTTCAATATCTAAAAATCTAAGAACTGTAATATGTTTTTTACCCATACGAAGTAGCATACCAAGCCATTTATTAAACTTTTCGAGATTCTCACTATCCTGCTCTTCACGCAGTCTTCCATTGTTATCCAATACAGAATCACAAACTTCTTTGATCTCTTTGTCTAATTCAGGTGTCCAAGTTCTTTTGCTCATAAACATTGAAACGAATGCCCCATAAAATCCTGTAATACTTGTTACTGTTGCTTTCAAATTTTTTCCTCCTATTTTTCTAATTCTAATGAAAGTCCAATTTACTTGGAAATTTCATCTCGAATTTCGCCTTATTTTCAAGGCTTTTCTGACTTAAATGACCAGCAATAATCAACAAACCTGTCAAAATTCATCATTATTTGGTCATAAACATCAATCTTAATGTCATCTGCTCGTCCAGTCCAAGATGATAAAATTATTTCATATTCACATTTAGACCACATATAATACGTAAGATATTTTTTTAAACCATCTGCAAATTCATCTCTTGACAAATTTTCTTGTAATAACTTATTAACTTTTTCTGCAAAAGTACCATGATTAAATACATTCCATTTAATAATTTTTTGTGCATTAGAGTCATGATAATAAACATACCATTCTATAATAATCACCTCCGATTACTTATTCTCTTTTTATTTGTGAAATGATGAGCGAATTGCTCTAAGAAATACAACGAAAATTATATAGAAAATTGTGATAGATTTTTATAATAATATTCTTCTCTTGATTTCATCGTCTGTCATTGTTTTTAATTTCTCAATAGCAGCTTCTCTAATGGTAAGTGTGCTAACTGGAATAGTCGAATTTTCTATAATAATATCTAATACATCGGCATCTTCATATTTATTATCAAAATCTCTGACAGCCTCTTCCATAAAACTTTGTGTTTGTTCCTCTGTATGAGTTGTATAAAAATCGTTATCATATGTAGATGTTGGATAATAACATTTGAATAAATCAAGCTTGTTGTCATAACACCATAGTTCTTCCATCCAACCGCTATTGTCATCAATCCAATCATGTACCAACTTACTATATTTTATTCTAATCTGCTTACCATTCTTTAACTCTTCCACATAATTGTTTTGCAAAATATCACCTCCTATTACACAAGAAAGTTTAGTCTACTGTGAATTACCAATTGAAATAATGGCTTCATGACCATTTAAAATTACCACAAGTCATTCTCCCAGGGATCCATGCGTTATCACTTTTAATTGGTTTGTAAACATCATCAGGGAAATCAAATTTACAATATTCCCTATATCTACAATATTGACAACATTCTTCTTCGTACTTTTCTATTCTTTTCTGTTTTGGCATTCTTTTGTATTCCTTTGTCATATATTCATATAACAAATCCGACATACGCTGTTTGTCTTTTACTGCACATAGATATTTTTCTTTATATTCTTGTAATTCTTTTATCTCATTAAGAAATTCATCTATCATATTTTTTCACCTCCAATTTTCCAAAGAAACTGTCGATTCTTGCTACTGTATTATTCTCTATTCTCTACAAAACTTCATCAACAATTCCATACTCGACTGCTTTATCAGAATGAATATAGAAATCTTTCTTCTTTTCACGAATCTCATTAATATCATCTTTTGTGAGATTGGTTCTGTCGATTACATATTCTTCAATCTTTTTATTCAGCCAGTCCATTTCTTCTCTGTCTTCTACCAAATCCTGATATTTACCACTTCTCCAACAACTCATTTGATGATACATAAATGTTGAATGTTTATAGCAAAATCTTTTATGTCCTGCTAAGAAAATTTTAAAAGCTGCACTCATTGCATATCCTGTACAATATGTATAGATTGGAGTTTTGCTATTGAGAATAATATCAATTAATCCCCACATATCATAAACAGATCCACCATACGAGTTGATGTATAGTTTAATTGGTTCACGCTTATAATCTTTCTCCTTCTCATCTTTCTCATCGTCTTCTCGAATCTGATATAAAAGATCCCACATCAATTTTCCAATAGATTCATTATCTACATCGTCAGAAAGATAAAATGTTCTATTATTTATATTTGTGTATGTATTGTCTCTTGTTGAACTCATATGTCCTCCTATCTCTTATACTCGATCCACTTATCAGTGCCAGGAAATTTCACTCTAATCTTGTTAGGTTCGCCACTTGGAATACTTCCCATTGATTTGTAATCACCAACGATACATGCCTTTTCTAACAACTTATGGTTCTTCTCACACGATTTAGCCTTTTCTTTATCGGCATAATCTGTTTTGCAAATATCACATGTATATAATTTCTTCTCTGTCATATTTTTCTCCTTAATTTTTATTAATTTATTAATTTTCTGTTGACCTATAAATTTAAAAAGTGATATAGTTTAAATGTAATTGGAAATATATATTATATAGGAGGTATCAGCTATGAGTAATTATTTTGATAATCAACCAAATTGGAGTTGGACTGTAACTAATAATAGTATATCTGTTACTACAGATCACGGTGATCATACACATACACTAGATTTAAATAATGCAACTTTTGGTGATATGATAGATCATGGTGATAAAACAATGGGTGATGCCCACAGAGCAGCGAGCCACGATTATAAATAATTTTTTTAATAGTGCTTTCGGGCACTATTTTTATTGTATTAATTTTATATTCTATTAAATCCGTCTTTCCTTGGCTTTTTGAGTCTCTGAAATGCCCTATTTATGGGCATTCCAGAAATCCAAATTACTCTTCTACTGCATTATTCTCTTAAAATACTAACTTTGGATGAGCTGTGTCATACAAACACTGCTGTAAGTGAGTCTGTTTCTTACTTACACCCTCTTTACTGATAGCCATTCTCAAAGCACCAGTTTGAGCAACCAAATCACATTTTTTCTTCGCTCTTGTAATTCCTGTATATAATAATTCTCTTGTTAAAAGGGAATATGATGAAAAATCAATGCCGAAAATAACATGATCGAACTGAGAACCTTGAGACTTGTGAACTGTAATCGCATAACCAAGTTCAATACTATTAACTTGTGTTCCTTCTACATATACTTCTCCAATTCCCATAAATGAAATAAGCACTGCTTTATCTTCTGGAAATACTTTTTTAATAATACCAAGATTACCATTAAAGATAGGTGGATTGGTTTTGTATGTATTCTGTGTATTGATAACTTTGTCTCCTTCTCGAAGAATTGTTACTTTGCCCTGTGATACAACCTCAATCTGTTCTTTACTGTCGTCTTCTGGATTATATAAATCCTGAATCGTATTATTGATGTTATAAGTGCAAGCATCACCTTGTTTCTTAACAGGAACAAGTATCTGAGTTTCCATAACATTGAAGCTCTCTGTGTTCATTGCTTCTGAAAATCTCTGCATTATTTTATAAAAAGTATTACTCTTATCTGAATAACAATCTAATGATAAATCCTGCAATTCTCCTCTTGTCTCTGTACCAACCCAGTCTTTTTCTACAATCTGTATTCCTTTACGAATGCGTCTTGCTTCTGTAACAATGGCTGATGCTGCTGCTTGTCTATGTACTTGACTAAGATATACCGTAGGAATCTCAGGAGAATTAATCATATCAAACGCAATGTTGCCACACCCAATTGACTCTAACTGTCCCATGTCTCCAAGGCAGATAAGTTTTGCTCCTGAAGGGATTGCTCTTAAAAGATAATAGAAAAGATAAGCATCAACCATTGAAATCTCATCTACGATTACAATATCAACATCCAATGGGTTTTCATCATGATATGTAAAACCATTCTTACCTCCATCATCAGTACAAGGATATTTCAGCAATCTATGAATTGTATATCCTTCTTCTCCTGTGATTTCAGCCATTCGAGAACTTGCACGACCAGATAAAGCACACTGTACATACACATAATCTTTCAACGCTTCAAGAAAAGCAGACACGGATGAACTCTTACCTGTTCCAGCTTCACCATGAATAACAACTACATTGTTTTCAAGTGCTTCTTTTACACCCATTCGCTGTTCTTCTGTAAACTGCCAACCATTCTTATGTTCGACATGCTTGATTGTATCTTCCCAATCGCCATATGTAATCTCTGATTTTGCATCTCTTAATCGGATTAATTCTTTGGCAATTTTCTCTTCAATATTGTAAAATTTTCTAAGACCAATCTGTGCCTTATCTTCATTCCACCACAACTCATCACCCATATCATGAATTGCTTCTGTAATATTTATATCAGGAACATCTTCGCCAAGTTCATCAATAATTGCACCCATTAACTCGTCAGGCGTGATCCATGAACAACCATTCTGACCAGAATCTTCAAGGTATTTGTAAATAAAAGCACTAATACGTTGAGAACAAAATTCTTCCATTCCACTATCAAGTGCTATTTTATCTGCCGTTTTCCAACCGATTCCTTTTACTTCGTTACATAAGATATATGGATTATTTTTAACCTTTTCAACAACTAAGTCAGGTGAATTATATCGTTCCATTAATCTATTCACCATATTGTTCGTAAGGTTATACTGCTCCAACTCTGAGAAGATTTTTGCTAAATGGATATTTCTATTAAATCTTTCAATCCATCTTGCAGCCGTGTCTAATCCACAACCTCTAACCTTTACCAAATCTTCTGCTCTGTTATTCTTCAAAGAATCAAATGGATCATCCAATGCGTCATACATATTTTTAATCTGAAGTGGGGTGAACAAAGTGGACAAGAATTTCTTCTGTCCAACTTTGTCATTCTCATTAAAGGTAATGGCACTATAGATTGATATGATATTGTATTGTCCTCCCCATTTAGGATCTTCTACATAATCTGCCACTAATACATATGGATTACCTTCAACCAACTGTGGCATTGTACCTTTGATTATGATTTGATTGAATTTATCGGTCTTAGGTTTACCCTCTTTGACCTTATCTACTGAGACAACAGCAATTCCAAATTCATTTTTATAAAATCGTATTGTCTCTACGCTGCATATAATTTTTATTCTATTTTCTGATGCCATTAGTCCTCACTTTCCTTTTAATCAACTTTTGTTCTTTCAGATTGAAGTAGCAATGTGCCATCTGAATGTATTTCTTGAACTTTGTTTACTGTGTGCTGATAAATTGTGTCCTTATAAATCATTGGTCTGAAACTATCATCTCTTCTGATTCCTGCCACAACAATCTTTGAACCTCTACTTAACCAGCTTCTTTCAAGTACAGTCTTCTTATCACTATTCGGATCAAGCTTTGCTGAAATTTGTTTATTATAAAATGCATAATGACCTTTATTAAACTTCACATGTACTGCACCATACTTTGTAAGAAGTGTAACCATACAATGCAAATTATCAGCATTGATAACTGTTCCTGCTATTCTTGAAATCTTAAATTTAGGCATTTTCTTTGGCGAACCATCAATATAGCGAGTGTAATAATCGTAAGGTTCTGGTTCTTCTGGTAAATCGAAGAAATTAACTATGCCATATAGTTCTTCATTAATATTCTCCAATTCATGCTCACCATCATAGAAACTTAATGCTTGCATAGACCAAGAAGGTAATGTACCATCAGCATATTGATTCCAAACAGTTTTAAATAAAGCTTCATTATAGAGATTTAATGTATCAGTATTGTCAAACCAATCCTTTAATGGCTGAATGTATTTATCAACCTCTTTAGTAAACAATTTTTCTGATACGATATAATATTCTCCTTTTATTTTAACTACTGAGTCTTCTGTGAAATGTTCCTTGAAGAAAGGCTGAGAATTGTTGTCGAGAATATAATAACCATCATGATATCCTCTTTTGGGTACTTTCTTTCCTTCATCTATATGCTTTTCATACAATCCTTCATCATCTAAAACATATTTTTTGAAATTAACCATACGTTTTGCTAAATCTAATGATTTAGGAATAATACCCAATTCTGTCATTTTTGCGAACTGTTGCATTGTAATTTTGTCACTTGGAGTAAAAGCATAGTTTTTTAAATACCAATGCATTGTTTCTTTTCTATCTGATGAGTGCAATTCTGTAAAGCAACCAGCTTTAATTAATTGAACCATTTTTGACTTGGTAATAAGTTTTGTATCAAGCATTTTATGAGCAAAATCTTCCATAGAATTAAATGGTCTGTTCTGAATAATTGCTTGTACAATATCATCGCCTATACCATTAATACCCTTTAGTCCAAAAATGATACGATTGTTCTCAACATCTGCTTTAAAACCAAAGTCTGCTGAGTTGATAAGTGGAAGTTCTACTTTAACATTCTCTTTTTGAACAGCCGCTATTGCTACTGCCATCTTTCCATAATTGGTAGAATCACCTGCATTTTCATCTACTGCGCCAGAATCTACAATTAAATTCGCTGTCTGCCAGTAAATCGGACTGTATTTATAACATAAATTCAGCTCTTGAAGACCTATAATCGAGTAGGCTAGTGTATGACTTTTATTGAATCCATACCCTCGCTGGGTACAAATAAGCACATTCCACACATAGTTCGTTAAATTCTTTGATAAATTCTTCTCTTTCGCATTAGCAAAGAACTCTTCTTGTAATTGCAAGAACTCTTTTGGTTTCTTCTTTGCAACCGCTTTTCTTAACCTATCACCCCAAGCTAGTGAGAAACCACCAATCTTCGGATGCATTGTTAAAAGTACCAAATACTCCTGGGCTTCACAGATACCAAATGATACCCCAATAATATCTTTCAAGATATCTTGTTCTTCTTGTGTCAGACCATATTCGGTCATTTCATCATACCAATACTGGATATTTTCTCTAAAACGAGCATATTTCTGTAATGGTGTTTCAGCACCTTTTTCCTGTGCCATAAGTCGCAATACTGAGTTAATGGTTGCCAATTCATCGACAGAAGCAGGTTTTGCTAATGCAACCGCCTGTACACCACTCTCTTTCTCCATCTGAAAGAATGACATTACTTTGTGATTCCAAAGCATTTCCCACATATCTTTAGCATTACGTTCCAAAGTATATACACCAATATATTTTTCATAAGTAGCTTTCAATGAACCTTGCCACTCTATTACATTATTCTCCAAAAGCAGTTCCAACTCTGCTTGCATTTTATCCAAAGCATCAATACAAAGCAGATCGACCTTAATAAGAGAACAATCTTCACACATATGTAAATCAAACTGAGTAATAACATCACCTGAATTTGTTTTCATAAGTGCTGTTGTATCTGTAAATGGTCTATCAACTAAGATAATTCCACCTGCATGTGAACCTACACCATTGACAAGTCCTTCTATCTTCTGTGCAGCTTCCCATAATTCAGGATATTTATTCATTTCTGTAACAAATTCTTGTACAGGTGGGTTATCATCATCACCATAATACATTTGTGATAAAGTTCTTAATTGACCTCTATCGGCTACAATCAATGAACTAATATACTGAGCTATATCATTGTCAATCTTCAAACCACGAGCTGCTGTTAAGATAGCACTTCTACTCTTTTCAGTTGATAGTGTCATAACCTTGCTAACTCTATCTTCTCCATATGTATCTTTCATAGCTTGAATAACTGCTTCACGCTTTGAACCGCATATATCAATATCAATATCCAAAACAGAAGCACGTTCTGGATTCAAGAATCTCCAAGGATACGTCTTTGTTTTTTCTCTTAATGGATTAATCTGTGTGATACCAAGAATATTTAATAGACAGAAACCTACACCAGAACCTCGACCAGCCCCTACTAATGTACCTGCACTCCAAGCAATCTGTACATCAATAGCAATCTGAAGAAGATATTTAGACCAACGAACCTTCATTTTTTCGGATGAATCCTTTATATAATGAAGACATTCGTTTATTTTTTCATAAGCTTCGTCTGTTTGGTAATAAGGATCTGTGTCAATATAAGCAACAATATCTCTTACTAAATGCCTATCACAATCATATTCAGAATGATAAAACTCACTTAATAAAGGGATTTGATTCTTAAATTTTTCATATAACTCTTTGTTTGGTTCAGAAGTATTTAATGGAATGTACGGAATATCGAGGTCTTTTGTGAGTTTGTAATACTCTGCTTTTCCATATATAAGCATTGTATTGTCTAATCCCTTTTGAACTACATCGTGACCATAGTATTCGTCCATATATTCATGAATTTCATCTTCACTCATAATATAAGTGGTAGAATAAAAATCATCTACTTCTCTATCGCCCTCTTGAGACTCCAAAAAGATTTTATGTATCTGTCTATCTTCTTTTTTAAGATAATGAGCATCCGTTGTAATGATATATGGTGTACCTGTCTCTTCTGATAACTGAATTAACTTATGATTGACATAGATTTGCTCCATCATATGAGAAGGTTGCAACTCTAAAAAGAAGTATCCTTCACCAAATATCTCATTCATATATGCAATCCAATCTTTACAAGATTGCCATATTTTTTCATATTCCTTTGGATTTGCTCTTTCTAAATCCTGAAATTGTAAAAGTCTATGTGGTAAAGCTCCTCCAAGACAAGCAGAGCTTCCGATAATATCTCCTTTATAGTTTGTCATCATTTCTTCAAGATCACTATAATAGGTAGGAACTCGCATCATGACATACATAAAAGAGTTCTTAGTCCAAGCTTTTGTGCTTAATTCTCTAATGCCTTGATGCCCATGAGCATTTAATGCTACTAAAATAAAATGAGGATATCTATTATTAAATTTATTCTCGGCAGTTACATCTTCTGTACACAAATATATCTCATTACCAAGAACAACTTTAAAATTCTCCCATCCTTCTAAGTCCTTGTGACTATCATAGTATTTAAGTGCATCTAAAGAGGAAGTGATAGACTCATGTTCCGTAAAGCAAATGCCAGCATGACCTAATGAGTGAGCATACTCAATCATTTCAGGCACTTTATTTATAGAATCTCGAAGTCTTAAATTACTTCCCTCTGCACTATGGTTATGTACTCCAAAAAAACTCACTCAAATCCTCCTCTTATAACTGTTTTAATAAGCTTCTAACTGGTTCTGTAGTTATATTTTTTTTAGCCCAAGAAATATAACCAGAATCTATTTCACTAATTTCTGATAATGTTTTTCCTGAATATTTACCAAAAGTAATCACATAAGAATTGATATTTGGCTGTTCTTCTTTTGGAATATCAACATCATCTAATGTAGAAATCACATCATCAGAATATGTCATATCAAGATTTGACCTACTTGCTAAATAATCACACATATGTACAAAGAACTGCTCGTCATTTTCAGGCTTTGGTAATACCGTCTTACTTCTCTTTGTAGAAGTCCATTCACCCGAATGACTCTCACATAATCTTGCAATATATGTTTTTGTATCAGCGTCTACATCATGTTCAACAGATGTATTTCTCACCCACTCACCCGCAAGCATCGGATGTTCGTGTACCGTATATTGAGAACCATTTAGCCCACATTTAATTGCATCATGAAAAATTGGTGTGCAGCGTAAACAATCTCGCTGTCGCTCATTGGTCTTTTCTTTTACATACTCTAATCCAAGAACATAATTCATTACTTCTGCAAACATTAAAATGTGAAAAATCTGACCATGCGGCTGACACTGTGTTTTATTATGATACTTAAAAGATGTACTACTTGGAATTGTGAAGATATAATCTGGAATTTCTTTAATCATATCTGCACAATATTCTCGAATCTCATCTGTCTCAAACTTATTTAATAATTCTTTAAAAACTTTTACTTTGTCCATATTTTCTCCTTATACAAATTCCCAATGATATCCAACAACCTTATATTTTTTTAAGCAAGCTCGTCTTATGGTGCTATGTGATACACCATTGTTTCGTGCAGCTTCTCGCAATCCGCTATATACAACTTGAGTTTCTATACATCGAACCTTCTTCTTCGTACTGTCAGTTTTTGTACCATAGTTATTATTGTACAAAGCGGTACACCACTCTAAATTACATACATAGTCATTTTGTTTGTTTTCATCCTTATGATTCACTTGTGGTAATTTTAGCGGATTTGGAATAAACGCAATCGCAACTAAACGGCAAACACGCCTGTTATATTGTTTATCTTTTCCTTGTAAAGTTACTTGTCTATATCCATCTCTATCTTTTCCACCAACAAGTATATGATTGCTAGAATTATTTTTGACTCTTCCATAATTTGATACACTATACAGTGGGAATTCTTCAACAACTCTCCACTCTTCTGTCATTAAAATACCAACTTTCTTTTCTTCTCTGTATTATTATTCTCCAAAGCATTCCACTTTTTATTGACTTCAAACGTCTTTTGAGTTGGTGTCCACTTTGAATAATATTCACATTCATTTTTATAAATAGTTGCTTCTGGATTTGTTGTGCAGAAATTGCACCAATGACATAATGGCGTGGGCTTCGGAATAAACAGATTTTTATTCTCACTTGCTTCAATATCACCAAACACTTTATCAAGTGCTTTGATTAAACGTTTTTCCCATCCTTTTGTAAGGGCATATTGTTCATCGTCTATAAGGATGAATCTATACTGCGATTCAATAGGCAATTCACCAAATTCGTTTAAAATTGCCATGGCATAAATTCCAAACTGTAATGAGGTTGCCAATTTACTCTGATCGTATATTTTCTTGGAAGTCTTATAATCAACAGTTCTATACTGACCATCTTTTACATCAATTCGATCAATAAAACCTTTTAAAATAACTTTGTTATCCCATACAAATTCAAAAGGTTTTTCAAAATATGTAGGCTGCCAAGTAGTATCTTCCATTTCTTCGTGTAACACTTTATCAAATAGTTTTATTTTTTCTTCATATGAAGCACCACTCGCATTATCAGCTTCGTGCCATACTTCAAAATATTTTCTTCTTAGCTGTGCTACACCTAATAATTCTTCTTTTGTTTTTTCGTCTGTTTCGGTCACTCCATTCTGTAGAATATTATTTAACTTGTCATAATCTACTGCTTGACCAGAAGCGATCATCCTGCCCTTCTGTTCCAAAACATAATGACACAGACTACCCAACTCAAGTGCAATTGAAGTATCCTGTGAATACTTCTTATCCACATATTTAAACTTATACTGAAGAGGACAATTTTTAAAAACCTCAATTTTACTATATGAAAATGTAGGTAAGTCTTTGTCCTTATCAGTTACAGGTCTTACTCTATCTTTTAATTCTTGCAATTACTTCTCCTTCTTTGATTCTTTCAACACTCTATTAACTTCATCCATTGTGATAACAATCTTCTCATCCAATAATTCCAACAATGTTTCTTTTCCCATATCTGTAGGACTGGCTTTATAAGACAATCTATTCTCACTGTCTAACAACAAACAAACTTTGCAATATGGCACTAATCCTGCTACTTTTTTTACAAGTTTGTTATAATAAATCTCTGCTTCAAAAGAATGTGCATCCTGGTATTCTCTATCAAAAGCCACAATCACTTCTTCACATTTGAGATATTGCAATAATATTTTTTGCTGAGTGACAGTAATATTGCTTCCGCAAGTTGCTACTGCAAATGAATCTTCTCCAAAGTATGAATAATTTTGCATACATCCTTTTTCTGATTCAAGTAGCATCGCTTTTCGTATTAATTTAATTTTGTTTTGGGTAACATTGATTCCATATAGATTTGAACCTAATTGATGACTAAGAAACTTCCCACTTATTTGAAGCGGAACATACTTTCCTACTCTTTCAATATCAGATTCATCAAGGTAACGACCTCTAATTCCAATCAACCGATTGTCTTTGTCTCGATGTGGAATTACGATTTGATTGGTCAATCCATAATAACCAATCTCATATCTGCTCAAAGCTTCACGAGAAATGTTGTCATTTAACCAATCTTCATGAGGTGCATAGTAGAATGTGTCTAAGATATTTTCACTAATTTCAGACAATGTAGGTACTTCACGTCTATTCTTTTTTACTGACTTCAAACGATTAATCCATTCAAAATCATTAATACGATTCTTTTCTTTCTCAATCTCATCAGCACTTGTAACAGCTAACTTTCCTGTAAGTTGCCCAATAAAATGTAACGCTTTATACCATGTAACTGTCTTTCCTTTAACTCTATTGGCTCTAATTACTAATTCAACAACGTTAAAACTATCTGAACATTTAGAGTAACAATGAAAAGTTCTTCCTTTGTACCCTTTATCCTCGTTTGGTTCGTGATAATAATATAATTTCCACGAATCTGATCCGTGACATACCGACTGGAATATTAAATCGCCATTACTATCTGTTTTTGGATAACTAGAACCAAAATAAGTAACAATTTTTATTATATCTTCCTTAGTAAGTGAGTTAAGAATTGCATCCTTGTCTAAATACATACCCTCACCTCACTTACCAATTTCCCCAACTCTTCTTATCAGTTGGTTCTTCTTTTTGTTCTTCATCAATCGGATTATCAGGTACTTGAGATAGCAATACAGAATGTTCCTTAATCTTCTCTTCTACCTGCTCAATCTTTGTAAAATCCATATCAATTAACTCAAAATCATAATTCGTTACAAACAAACACTGTTCTGTCATAGTACCCAAATCAATTTTTGTCCAAATAATGATTCGTGTTAATCTTCCTCGTCTGACTTTATATACCCAATGACACATATTAGGTACAGGCATATTAACCATTTTATGTAACACTGATTCAATTTTCTTTTTCTCTGCTTTGGTGGGAGCCATTGAGATAACACCCATATCCAATTTATTCGCTAATGCCTTTGAACCAGCTAACAAGTTCTGATCCTTATACTGTGCATTTTGTGCTTCACCATTTAACTGAGAAGCAGTATAAATAAACACATCCAACTGTTGAGCGATTGTCTTTAATTCGGTTGCAAATACCAATAATAACTGATGCTCTTTCAATCCCATTCCAGATTTACTATTTACTTCTGCCATCAAACGTAATGAAGTATGAATATAGTCGAAGAAAAAATATCTAACAGAAAATTCTCTATTATATTTCTTTATCTGGTTTTTAATATCTTCAATGGAAAAATCAGGAATATGCACGATATATAATGGACTAGATTCGATATAAGAAATGGCTTGTTGAACTCTTTCTAATTCTCCTTGCTCATATGTACCATATAGAATATGTTCCTCATTTACTTTACTAACGGCTGCAATTAACAATGTCTGTATCTCATCTACTGGCATCTCAGTCGAGAAAATAGTAGTTGGCTCACAATTTCCTGTATACACATACTGCTTTGATATAACATCATAAAAATACGGAACTGCAATTTTGCAAGCATCACCAGCAGCCATACGAGTTTTACCACCACCTTGAGGACACGATCTCATAAATAAACATCCTAATCTCGCACCTCTTGATACAGTGTTCAATCCTTCATTATTCAAAGCCAAACCAACATCAGGAACTTCCATCAATTCATTTACCAAATCTGTCATACCGTCACCAGCTTGAACATCTGTGCTTAGTGTATTGGTACAATATTTCATATTGGGATTAATAACAAATGTTGCTTCAACCATTTCAATAATGTCTTGTTCGGTATAATTGTCAAACTTAATTTGTTCCGCTTCCATCTTTGAAGTATCTGCAATGGTACTGTCAAAAATAAATCTTGTATCAAGACCTTTTTGCTCATAATATCTAAGCAATGCGTATTTTCTTAATCTGTGATAATAATAATCATAGTTCTCAATGGTAGCCATATCTCTCGCATTTGAAAGATATTCTATACCTTGATTCTCCTGAAAAATTGAATACTGTTCTTTATAATTGCTTAGATATGAATCTATACTAAATTCATCAATTGTGGTGCAACCTTGCATATGTAGATTGTAAATTGCAACAAATAGCAATTCATAGAAGTTCTCTGTATTAAAATCAGTTCTATCTAATGGTCTATCAATATCATCTATTAAAGAAGAATCTTGTATTAAACAACCAATCGTATTCAAATATGCTCTTTTATCTACAAGTCCTTCGTGTGCCATTATTTCACCTCTTTCCCAATTGACTGAATATCAATCTGTTTTATTTTTCTCCTTTTAGGTTGAACGATAATGGTCTTTTCTTTGTACATATTTGAAATATCCATACTTTCATTATGTTCTTCCAGTTTATCAACCGACTCATAATACTGCATTGCTTCTGTGTGATAATATGGAACAATACCAATTACATCACCAGTTAAATCCTTTTCAATGATTTCATGCAGATAAACCAGAGTCTTATACATGCTTTCATATGTAAATCCATAACGCTTGATATAATCTTCTGTTAGGGCATATACTTTTGTACTTAATTCTTCTCCTTCGATGAGACTTCTTAAATACTTATAATACTGTTGCTTTTTTGCATATTCCTCTTCGGACAATGCTTCTTTCAATTCAGCTTGAGGTCTAGCCTTTCTACCGACTTTTTTCTTTGTAGCAACTTTATCTATCTGTTCAGTTTTATCTTTCTGCAATGTCTTGATTGCAATATTAAAACATTTTTTATGAGCATAGCGTCCCTTATATGGAACGCCATCCTCATCTACAATTGGCTCATTGCATATTACGCATTTTCTTCGAGCTGCCATGTATCAACCTCTTATAAGTTATTCTCCTCAATGAAACTCTCAATATCATAAATGATTGCTTCAATAAGCTGTTCCTGACCTTTCTTCAGATCACTAGCCTTCTTGCCTTCGCCCAACTGATTTGCAACGATTGTCTGTAAATCCTCAAGATATCCATTATCAGCAAGCTTCTCTCCAAGTTTCTGTAGCTCGTCCATGAGGTCATCATATGATTTAACATCAACTGTTCTCTGTGCTTTTTGCTCCTCGTATGTAACTGCTGTGATTCCCTCTTCTCTCTCCTGAATCTCAATAGCCTTAATAATTACATCTTCAAGAGCTTCAGCAGTGAACTCCTCAATATAAGTAGTAGGAAGATAATCGAAACGAGAACGAGCAAAGAACTCATCTGTCTGTGCTAAAAAACCAGAAGACTTAACAACCTTACCGTCTTTATCAACACCGTTAGAACGAACATAAACACATAAGTCTGTATTATTGATGATAGGCGCTAACGCTCTCTTATCAGCCTTTGGTGAAATGTATCCATCCTTCTCCTGTGCATGTGCAATAAAGTAACAGCAATATCCAGCACCAAGTAACTTGTTAATCTGCTTCCAGAACTCAGTCTCATACTCTTTCCAAAGTCCATATCCACCGTTTCCTTCTCCGATCGAAGGAGCTTTATACTTCTGGCAAATAAATTCCTGACAGTAATTTGCAGCCGCTTCAATCTCATCAAAGATAATTGTTGAATACATCTCTCTTGCTTTTTCTACTGTCGCTGGATCTGTAAGCTGCTTGTTAATCTTAATGAAGTCAGACCACTTTGTAATAGGACAATATGGAACACCAGGAATGGCGTTAAGACCTGCCTCGAATGGAAGATAGAATGGCTTCTTCATACGAGTTGCCTGTTTAGTCTTTCCTAAGTTATTTCCACCATAAACAAGAATAACCTTGCCCTCTAAACCTTTTGCTACTGTGCTGACCTGTGGATTAAAAATATCTAATTCGTTCATGTAATTCTCCTTTATTTTTCAAAAAATATTTTCTTAATAAAAATGGTACATATTTCAAACTATTTCATTCGTACCTACAACAAAGTTAGATTAGAAACCTAAACTTCTACCATGTGCTGCACCACTCGGCTTTGCAGTAGATGCCTTTGCACCACTCTGAGCTTTAGCTTTTGCTTCCTCAAGACGATTTGCTCTCTCCTGAATTGCAGCCTGAATTGTTTCAGCAACATATGGAAGCTCTGGTGTAATACCCTCCTCATATGCTTCAGACGCACCTGTGATAAGAAGATCACTCTTAATCTCTACAGATACCTTCTTTCTTGGCTTACCAATCTTAACTGGAATCTCTGTTACAGTCTCAATTCTGTTATTAATAATGTCTCCGTAGAATTCTACTGTCTGTCCTACCTCAAATCCTGAATCAACAGCCTGTCCTACTTCACCTTCTGCCACAAGGTCGATTGGCTCAATTCCGTTATATGTAGGCATCCATCCGCTTACTACGATTCTTCCTGTCTCAACACCATCAGCATCAAGCTCAGGATTGATACCAGAAATGAATACCTCAACTGCGAACTCTGCGTGTGGCTCATAATCCTCGTCAGCCTTTAATCTATTGAAGAAATTGCTCTTGTAAGATACAATCTTCTCACCATTCTTACCTGTGAATGGGCTGATATCACCAGTTACTCTAACCTTTGTAGCCTCTTCCTCACCAACTTCTGCAATAGACTTGTACTCATTCATTACTGTCTGAATACCTGCATAAGTCTTGTTATCAGCACCTGCCTTAGTCTTCTCATTTACATTGACGTTGTACTTAACGAAATTCACATCAGAAGTCTTAACTGTAATATGACCTGTTACCTTATTCTTTCCATCCTCTGTTACAATCTTCAGATCCTTCTCACTAACTACACCTACTGCTGTTGCCTTTGCATTTGCCTGTCTTAAATTTGTTTCCTTTGTTGTTGTCTCTGCCATTTAAAAATGTCCTCCTTAAAATTAAAAATTTATGTAAATATTGTTAATAAAACAATCTATCTAAACGCCCAAATGGACGGAACACAGAAAATAAATTTATGTAAAATCTATCTTCAACAGTGATTTTTGAGCGTAAAAACCCAAGGGTATGCTGTTCTTCCACCCTCACAAATGTTTTCCACATTTATTTGTTCTCTTGCTTTGTCTCGATTTTTATATAATTTTCGAGACATCTTGTTTTGGAATTTTTTGAACTGAATTGTTCAAGACTGATTAGATATTTTAATTACTTTTTACTTGCTTTCCATAAACATTCTAATATATTAGTTTTGTTTTTATCTTGGAATTTATAGTCCATTTCATAATCTGTAAAACTAATTGTTGCCTTTTTCTTATGCTCAATTTTTCCAGTTATAGAATTCCATTCATCCCAACAAGTAATTTCTATCTTTGCATCATTTAAATTTGAAATATCAATTCCGATATTTGTACTTTCTGATTTGTCTTTAATAGTACCTTTTGCATCTATATGTATATTCTCTAATTTATCAAGAATAATATCTGATAAGTTTATAAGACTCTCTATCTTTCTCACCTCCTCAAAATCCGAATGAAACAGTGATTTATTTGCTGTACAAACCAATCTGTTTCATCTTTTTAAGAAACAGTTTCATCTCATATCCCGTAAGACCAACACATGTATTTCCAATCTTTTTCTGATCCATCAACTCATTATCATAAGACTGTAAAATGTGTCTACCAGAAGCTTTATGTAGAATATCTACAGATTGAGTAAAATTATATTTACTATTTTTCCTCTCATACCTTACACCATACTTATCCTCTTCGATTTTAACAAAACCAATCTCTTTTAATTTTTCGTCTACACTTTTAAATAACTTCATATAATTCTTCCTTTCACTTATATATTCTCTATTCGATTTTCATTTTTATTGGAAATTGTTAGCTGAATCGCTAAGACTAATTATGCAAGAAATTTCTAATGTCATTCATCATCTGTTCTGATTCATTAAGATAATATCTGTGAGCATCTACGCCATCATAGTATTCAAAATACGGAATTGGCTGCTCATCTTTATCATACATCCATCCAAGTTCTGAATACGCATCAAAATATACTGACACATGTTTTCCGTTATAATCAATTACAAATCTGATAATCGCACCTGCAAATGGTGGAATAATCGTCACGTCCCATTCTTTATCAAAGTGAAAAACAGGAAGTTTTCTTGCCCAACCTCTAAAATCATGCATCTGTTCCACTTTTGATAACATTAGTGACTTATTTACATTTTCTTGTAAGTTCATTTGTTTCTCACCTCCAACTATATATTCTCTTATTTTCTTCTCTCTTTTCTATCAACTACATGCTTATGACCTTTAGGACAAACACTATATAAAATATCAGCATATCCATCTACATAATCGTTGCCACCTGAATTAATCGAATCTTCATACACACAAATCTTTGTAGGAATAGTTTCTTTTTCTGAAAAGAAAGATTTTGTAAGATAATAGTCCTTGCACTCCTCACAATATGTAAGTTTGCCATTAATAATGTCTTTCGCTGTTTTAATATCATCTTCATATTGCTTCAAAGCCTCTAATTTTTCACTATCTCTTGCCCTTGAAATAATGATGTCTTCAATATTCTTTAGCATTTTTCTCGCCTTCCCTAACTATATATTCTCTGTTTTCTTTCTTCTCATTACCAATTCAAACTCTGTGCTAGGATATGAAATCTGATATTCTTCTTTCTTGCCTTCTGAGTCTCCCATCTTGCCCATAAACCATGCATATACAGCATCTATTACTTCATTTGTAACATCTATTTTCTGTCCAATCCACATATGTTTTTCTGTATCCTGAGTTCCATAGTAAATTGTATTTGTTATTGGACTTATACCAAAACCTTTCTTTTTCGCCATTTATTTTTCTCCTTACTGCAACATTTCTGGATAAAAGTCATACAAATAATCTCCAAAATCTCCACTTCTCTCTGAACCTGTTTGACTCTGCCAAAAATGTTTCCACTCTTTACCTCTCTCAGTCTGAATAAACTGTTCATATTTAGGTCTTAAAGTTTCTCTATCTTTACAAATATCGCTCATTTTATAATTCTCCTTTAAAATTGCACCAAGAAATGTCAGTTTACTTGGGTTTAAAACATGCCATTAAATCTATTATTGAATCTATCATTAAAATTTTTGGTCATATTCTTCATCTGACGCTTTGTAGAACAATAAACAATAAATTTAAGTACAAGAAGCAATCCACCAATACCAAACAAAATATACTCAACAATTGTTGGAATTACTAAAATTGCATTTGCTTTTAATACCTCTGCTACGATTCCTAAAATAATAAATACACACCACATAATTTTTCTCCTTATCTATTAATCTTTCTGTTCAAATTCAAAGAAGTCTAAAATTCTTCCAATCTCATTAAATGTCAGCGTTGTAACATCTTTCGTTCTCACGTTCACACATTTAATACCAACTGCATATGATCTCCCTCTGTTACTGCCAACAGAACTAATTGGTACTGAAAACATTACAGTATCTCCAACTTTTACATCTGAAAACATTTTTGCTCTTGTTTTCTTATTTATTGCAGTACATTCAGCAACACAAGTCATCGTCATAGATTCTTCACCTACCTTTATTCATATATTTTTTCTCTATCAAGACCTAAATCCTTCAATTGTCTGTCTGTTAAAAAATCACAATCGCCATAATAATTATCAAACTGATTTAAAGAGATGTTGTTCCTGACGCAAGTTGCTATGAAGTTTATTTTCGATAATGTTCCATTTATTTTATGAAAGATATAATTCTGTCTGTCGGTTAAGTCGTCTGTGTCATATCCTGCAAACATCATAAGTTCCACCTACCTTTATATGTATATTCTCAAAACATAACTACCATTTGTTTGTATATCTACTATCTATAAATAACTCTTCCTTTGGTCTTGGGTTCATTAAATCTGAGCTGCTTAATCTAAGTTGATTACCATAATATCCACTCCACGAACCACAACCTCTTACATCTACTCTTCCATTAAAACAGATATGAGTAATTCTGTAAGCAGGTTTATCACAACATTGCCAATAACTGATTTTGAAGCAGTTATCCTTAGTTACATTCTCTAAATGTTTTGGTACAAAGTACCAAATCTCACACTCGTCATTGATTTGCTTTAATGTGTATCCTTCATTAAGCATCTCATTAGCCTTCTCAATTCTTTCATATCTTATTTCATGTGCTAATGCTTTTTCAGGTGTGTCAAATAATTCTCCACATTCAGAACATCTATATTTAATTACTTTCTCCAAGATTTCACCTCCTCGTATGAAATCGAAATTTTTTGGTATAAAACTAAAAAATTGTTTCCATTAAATCTAAAATGTCAAACCATTCTCCATTAATATGTTTATTCTTAAACAATAAATGATAATTTGATTCTACTTCAAATGGGTTGTCAACTAATAAGCTGTTTAAAACTACTAATTTATTAGGATTTCCTGTTTGAAGAGCTTTTAATCTTTCTTCTACTGTACCCGTAGCCACACCAATTTTTACATACTTCCCGTCAGAAACAAAATAAACATATCCATTATTTTTGTTTGTATTAATATTTACCTTTGTTTTATTTTGTTTTGGCAAAATAGAACTATTATCTTTTTTATATACAGGAATTTCATTTTTTAAATTCATATATTTCAATAACGTTTTATTCGTAGCTCCTGTTCTTTTCTTTATTTCTTCAACAGTTTTTCCACTTTTAAAAGCGTTAATATAATAAAATTGTCTAAGTTTTGTAGGTGTAATTCTTTTATTCCCAAAGTTATATGTATCGAAAACTTTATTAAGAGTTGTATTATTTAATTTGTTACCACTTGAATTATGAAATAACAATTCAGAATTATCATCCAAACCATCAATATAGCACTTCAAAACATTAACAGTTTTACTATCAATATCTAAACTTTTACAAAATAAATTATCTTCATTTCTAATTATAAGTTGATTATTTTCTAGCATTAGATCATCACGCTTTATTCTAAGTGCTTCAGATAAATATATACCCTCATATGCCATTAAATATATAATTGTATAGTCTCTCAATGAATGAAAATTTTTTGTATATAATACTCTTTGTAGAAAACATTCAACTTCTCTGTTTGATATGTCAATTTTTATTTTTTCTATAATTTCTGTTTCAAGATAATCACCTTTTCTAATTACATTTTGTTTTGGCTGAAATATTTCTCCAAATTTTTTTAATGATGTTATTTTGACATTTATGGTTTTAGGAGATAACTTACATATTTTTAAATATTCAATATACTCCAATATATTTTGCCTATATAAAATATTTGTTGTATCACTGTTATATTTATTATCTAACCAACGAAAATAAGAATGAACATTATTACAATATGATTTTACAGTTTTCTCTGACATATTTTGTTTTAACATTTCGTTTCTAAATTCATCAATACGATGCAATGTAGTCACCTCCTTTGCTTTTATATTCTCTTAACCGATTGTTAAAATTGCTGGATTTACAACACCATTACCATCATAGTTGTATTCCTTATTGTGCCACTTTCTAAGATATTCTCCATACTTCCAACACTGTGAAAGAATACTAACTGCACATCCATACATATATCCTGTAATGCCCTCAGTATCAGCTTCATGGCTTAACTTATCAGCATTATCAACAATAACTTTCATAACATCTTCTGTAGAAGATTCAATCTTGTTCTCTAACATTCCTGCCCATCTTTCAGCATATGTAAAACAAGCTCTACCATAACCGTCACTATTTTTATCATACCAATCCTTGTATTCTTTTTCGTGCCCTTCTAAAATTTTCATATTTTTCCTTTCTTTCTACGCTTCGCATGAAACCGATATTTACTTACTTTCCTTCCGTATATAGCACAAGGACATCCCCGCTTACAAAGAAGTCTTCATCTTCTAAATCAACTTCAACAACACCGCTGTTTGCTATAAGATATTTACCACCTATGCCATTGCAACAAACAAGTATATCTTCTGGTAGGTTTTCTAATAATTCTTTTAACTCCTTGACTGTCATATACTTATTCTCCTCTTACATTGCCTTTGCAATCGACTTAACCTGGTTATCAAGCCATTTTACAATCAGACGTTTCTTAGCAAGATTCAAACCTTTTTCAATTTCAAATTCATCATCTTTACAACAGGTCGCTTCTGCTTTAAATGCTCCACATCTAATCTGAACTTTCTTTCCGTTAGTTCGATAAAGATAGTTACATCTTACATCTTTGTCATTAATATCTGTAAACCTAATCTCATTTAAGTACCACTCACTCCAAGTTCTCTTTACAGGCTCTTCAACTTTCTCAAAATACTTCTTGTACTCGTCATATGACATACAGCCAAGATGACAACCACCAAACTTAAAGCAGATTACTCCACCTTCCTGAATATCAGTTACTTCACAAATCTCACCAATGTTATCAAAAACGCCCATTTTATGAATGAGTTTAATTTTATCGCCTTTAATCATGCTGCTTTATCCTCCTTATTCGCAAATTTTTTGTTAAATGCATCAATAGCTTTCTGATCCTCTGCTGTTACATCATCATTAAATCTTCGTCTAGCTTGTACAATATGATTATTTCTTACTTCAATCGTTACCAAACTCTCATCTGGTTTACTCTTTTTTCTCAAGAAAAGAATGTGGCACTCACCGTCAATAACCTTATCTATGTATGAAGCAACGCAATTTGACATCTGAGCAGCCTCATCCTTTATATCTTGTGTAGAATCTGGATAAATGAATATGTAATCACCAAAAGAGCATTCATACTGTTTATTTATTCTCTTTTTAAATAACTCTTCTGAGAACTCTTTCTTCATTCGATTGTAATTTCTACAAGCAATCTTATGTGTAGTAAGGAAATGCCGTGGATATTTATCAAATTTAGGACTAATAGTTTTCATCATATTTGCATAGTCATATAATTCTTTAACCACAAATCTAACATCTTCTAACGCTTCAAATGTTTTTAGTTGATCAATATATAGTAAAAGTGGCTTTGCGGTATATCCATACTCTTCAATCAATTTATTAAAATAAGACCAATAATGTCGTTCATATGTATCATTATCGAAGTCATAATTATCTGTTGACCAAATTTTATAAATATCATCATCTGTTAAGCTCATATATTCCAACTTATATGCGATTAAATGAGCATCAGGATTCTTCTTATAATATTCAAGAATGCTATTCGATAATTTTATCTCTCTGTTTTTACATAATTTAATTAACGCTTTGGGGATTTGATTAATTGTATATCTGAATTTGTTCCTACTATCTAAAATCTCATCTATTCCTGCTGAAAATAATTGTTCATAGTTTGAATATCGTGGTACACGATTTAGAATTGTTCCTATATTATATATTGGATAATAGCCAGACTCTTCTCTCTTTACAAATCGTAAAAACTTTGCATATTTCTCATCATCACAACAATCAAACAATTCATTTAAGTTAAAACCACTTAACTGACTACATAGATTCTTTACTGGTTTACCTTTAATCCCAATGGCAGTCTTTGTTGCGAAATCATATTTCACAGTACGCCCATCTTCATAATCAAAAATGAGATACTGTTTATCTTTATATACTCTCGTTTATATCACTCCTATCTGTTATAATTTTCAAAAGAAACGAATCTTTCTTTTTCATGTTATCTGTATGAACATTCCATTACAGTCATGTTTTTTAATAAAATCTGTAAAGAATGTCGTTCCTGTATATTCATCTGCAATTTCACATTGTTGCTCATTTAAAATACAAACACTGTTATAAATATCCAAATATTTACCACCAATATACTGTTCGTAATATCCAATTGTATTAACAGTAAATGGTGCATCATTAGAAAACAACAATCTCTCACAAGCTACAAATTTTCCACTATCCTGTTCTTTCATATCTGGTGTATATAAATTAAAACAATAACCCATTTTAAATACTACCTCACAAATATTTATTCTCTATTTAATCACTCACTGCATCATAAATCTTTCCAACTTCATATTGATAATCTTCTACTTTAGTCCTTCTGTAATAATCGCAATAACAGCGACCATCAGTATCTATTACATATTCAATACCTTTTGTAAGAATTGAGGTGTCTAAAACACCATGCAGGAAAAATACTCTCATCTTATCTTTTCTGCGAAGTCTACACCAATGAGAATCCGTTGTGTTTTCATAATCTATAACATCAAATTTATCAGCCTCACTCATCGACTCTGTTAAATAGGAATCAAACACATCTGCATCATTCCAGAAAACATCACATCTAAACCTTACTGCAATAAACCCTACATCTTTCGCCCAATCAATAAAGAAGTCTCTCCACTTTACAAAGTTTGGAATTTTCTTAAATATAACTGCACACGCTGATACTGTAATTCCAATATTGTTAAGCTGCTGAATCATGCCCTTGTAGTCAATTCCATTGAAACAAAAACCAAGTATTTCTTCTCTTCTTAATGGTCGCCAATCGTGAATTGAAATATTTACATAATCAACAACATCTTTCATATATGGGATTACTTCTTTTAGATGAGTACCATTTGTTGTCATAGTTACTCTAAGAACCTTTGATTTAATATCGAACTCTTTCAGTTTGATAAATACTTTTGATAAATATTCAGGATCTAAAGTTGGTTCGCCACCAGTTATATCAACTGATATAGGATTTTTATCACCTATTCTTGTTATCATATCATCAAGTGATTCGATGAAATTATCTAAAAACTGTTGCTTATCACACGACATATCTTTATCTTTATTGTAACAAAACGGACATTTCGCATTACAACCACTTGGAATTACAAGTTTAACTGTTATTACCTTGTTATAATTTTTTCGTTCTATATATTTCACTTCATCACCTCACAGATACTTATTCTCTTAACTGTGACATTCTCATCAATTCTTCTTTGTCTGCTTCTGATAATGTCAATCCTGCTTTAATCCAAGCCTCTGTCTGTTCATCAATTTTCTTCTTATATTCGTCTTGAATTATCCCATTTTCATTCAGTAACTTCGTACAGTTCTCATATTGAATATCATTTGTCTCATGAGCATTTCTAAGATTACTTTCTAAGCAGCGAATAATATCAATCAGCTTATCTTTTGTCATAGACTTTAATGTACTATCTGAATATGTTTTTCTTCCATCACCTATTGACATGTCCCACCTGCCTTTACTATCTCAATCCCCTTTTCAAGAGGAATAAGATAATTATTGCTGTTACCACTTCCATACAGTTTTACAGAAGAGTCCGTTTTTAACCGCTCTACAACACCATCAATATCATAAGCTATTGGTTTGTCTTTTATATCTCTATAATCTAACACATAATTACTACACTCTTGACAATGTGATATATCCCCTGAACAATCACCTTCATAGTTGCAATGAAAACTCAACTTGTCTGCATCAATTAATCTCATTTTGCTTCTCCTATTTCTATCTTCTGATCGATAAACTTCTGAAGCTGTTCATTTACATCATCAGGATAAGTTTTCACAACATAATCAGTACAAACATGAATTTTTGTAATAATCTTATTCTCATCATACTCAATACTTCCAAGTGTTCCACCTGGAATTCTGATAGGCAAACAACCATCCTAATAATCACAAAGCACATAATGTTTCCAGTGTCCATTAGGATCAAGTCCAGCAAGTCTGTCCAACTCTGTTGTGATTTCACAATAATATTCGTTCATTTTTGAATATCTTGAACTTGCATATTTGTTAATCAGCTTCATAATGTTATCCTCCTATTCGTAATCTTCTGGATGTTCTTTATAGTCATCTACTACACTTTTCATATAACTAAAATAATCTCTCACAGTGTCACTACCATTAGTAAATCCACTTGTCACTTCATATCCATCATCGAATACTGCAAAGGTTAAGAAACCTGAGCTATCTAATCCTACTTCTATGTCACAGCCTTTATATTTACCTTTCATGATATTATTCTCCTCTATCTAATATCTCAACATCAATACAAAATAAATCATGTAAGTTTTTAATCTGCTCATCAGTTGGTTTCTTCCATGCCATTATTTCATCAACATTAATCGTTACAGCACCACCACAGAGCTTAATTCTTGCAATGACTTTTGGATTATAAATAGCTGCAACTTCTGGCATTGGAATACTACAACTCGTTTTTGGTAATTGTGTCATGTATTTATCCTCCTAATCATCTTTGTCTATAATGAACCAATATAAAGAACTTAAAAATGTAAAAGTAATTCCAAGTATTTTATTTTCTACTTGATATGAATACATCGTTACACCACTACAGAACCATACCCAAAAAAATGCGATTGTTTGTCTATAATACTTTTTCATATCACACCTCCAATCTGTCCAAAGGAAAGAAAAATATCTTTCTAATCTAACCACCTATTATCCAAATAATAGAACCCAAACACCATTCCACCAATTAAAATCACCCAAAAGATCCAGAAAATAATAATTGGGAAATCAGATTCTAACCTTTCTATCGTCTTATCAATAGTCAAATTATTATAAAATGATGTGTTATCAGAAATAGTTTTATTTCTCAAATCTGTAAAAATTGTTCCTTTATATTCAGTACCAATACCATAATATTTGTACCTCACATGACTTGATTCATTGATAGTGTCAATATAATCAGTACCAGGTAAATCAATCTTATTACTTGCGAAATTCACTCCACAAAATGATACTTCTTTGCACTTAATATCTTCACTTCCAACTCTGTCCCAAGTCCAATATGTTTCTGTTGTATAATAAGTTTGTGATTTGCCATTAACAGTTCTTGTATGAGCTACTTGCCTTGTATGCATTGTGTATCGCTCTTTGACTCTTTCTACATACATATATTCTCCACCAATTTCAGGATATGTAACTGTATCTACTGCTTTCAAGTCACCATATACAAACGCATTACCAACATTTGTATCCATTCCATATTGGAACATTTCTTGACTTTCTATCTTAACAGCTTTGTTATAAATTTCATTTTTATCCATTTGGTGTTCTGAAATCTTGGAAGAAATCAGAATACCAAACAGAATCATAACTGCAATAATAGAAATACTAGCCAAGATTTCACGTTTTGTTATTTCAAAATCGCCAAAATCAAAACCATATTTCATATACTAATCCTCTTTGAACAACGACTGTGGAGCATCAACTGGTGCATTGTAATCCAGATACTCATATTCCTGCACTTCATATCCAAGTAATCCAAGAAACTGTCTTGTAGGGAACTTTCTTATATATCTCTTGTATTCCTTAATCTGCTTATTGTAATTGCTGCGATACTCTGCAATCATATTCTCTGTCATAGATAACTCATTCATAAGAGTCTTGTAGTTCTCATTGGACTTCAATTCAGGATATGCTTCTGCAACTGCTGTAATAGCTGTTGTTACATTCTCAATATCTCCTGTTGATCCACGACCATCTGCAACTGCTGTTAATGTATCAGCTTCATGTTTGTCATACTGTTTTACGCAATCAGCAAGGTTATATACAAGGTCAACTCTTCGCTTTTCCTGTACCTTAATATCTGATGATGCTGTGTTTACCTGCTCCTCAAGTGCAATAGCCTTATTCTGTGAACTCTGTACACCAAATACAATCATCAAAATAACTGCTAATACTCCTACGCCAATAATTACTGGCACTTTCCAATTTGTGTTCTTCATTTAAAATCTCCTTTATATGTAATATTTTTATTAGTTACACTGTAATATTCTCTTATTTGTCGGGATTCCCATAGCCGAATGGCTTAGATATGATTAAAAATTTTCACAAGAAAGATTGGTTTACTTCGATTCCTCTTTATCATCCATAATTGCACCACAATTAGGACAATACTTTGATTTCAATTTCTGGTTCGCATAATTCAGCTTATATACTTTTTTATTACAAACTGAGCAATATACACCTTCATTTGCGCATTTATCTAATGTGAACCAATAACCATGTTTTCTATCATTTTCTTTAGCATCATCTTTTATATTGTCCATTGGAACTGTCATTGTTCCTGCTATAACATTTGCATTAAGAAACTTTGATAAAACATCTCCAAGTATCAATTCTACGTTATCTACTAATATTTCACTATTTGGCATATATGATCTGTGACATTCTAACCATTCATTTATTGTATAAACTTCTATATTAGCTGATATGCCCATTCTCTCTGCCATATCTAAAAGATTATTTTTATTATTCATTGTAGACGTAATAATTGGTTTTCCCGTTACATATGCTGCTGAAATAAGTATTGCCGTTTTACCAGTCGCACGTCCACGATTTATAATTTTCATATTTTCACCTCCAATGTATTATTCTCCAAACTCACAAGTGTCACATGTTGAAAAATACTTATCGTGGTCTATGCAGCATTGTGGTCTGTTGTCGTCAAAGTCAAAATTTGATACATGTTTCTTTCTATTAGTTACTACAATTGCGTCAACCGTTGGTTCACACATGATTACTTGATCAAATTCAATTCTTCCTCTTTCGGATAAATTTCTCCACTTTTCTAAAAGTGCATCACCGTCTACTAATCTCATATATCACCTTTATAATCCAATGGTGACTTCTCTCTGAAAATTTCCCTTCTTATCGTACAGAGATAAGTAATATTTATTTCCTCTCTGCTCTAAAACGACGTCTTTATTCTCGAATAGTTCAACTCGCTTCTGTTTCTGTACTTGCTTATATTCTACTTGTAAGTTATCTAATGCTTGTTTTGAGCCAACTATTGTTACTGATTGCACATCATCAAGAACATGAGTTATGTCATCCTCTAACTGTCCAATGATATTGGTATGATTTCTAATTGCTTTAATTACGTCATTTTCCCATAATAATCTGTTTTCCATTTTAGTATTCTCCTTTTCTACATATATAAATGATATTTTCTTCCAATCTGATCAATAAGTTCACTGTCCATTGGTCTAAAACCAATTACAGTAAGTGTTCTACCATCTTCTTCAGGCTCTAATTCAGTGTGACAGTTATCCTTTATAAGCCAGAAATCTTTACCTTCAACCATTTCTAATTCTTCTGCCATAGTCTTAGCTTTTAGCAACTGATTCTTATTTTTGGCTTGAAGAACACATTTTATAAATTCGCCCTCAATCCAATTATGAAGAATATCTTCGTCAATATAACCATCGATATGACCATCTAAATCGGCATTATTTCTAATAAACCAACTGAGAAATGCCATAGAGCCGTGGCTGACTTGAGCTGCGAGCTTCCCTGACGACATTGCAAGGTCTTTTCTTGCAATAATAATCTGTTTATACATATATATCCTCTTTCCACTCATCTAATTCATAGAAACCATTAATCTGACTATCCAAGTTTCTAACCTGTTCTCTTAATTCAGCTTCTTTCTTCTTACTATCTGTTCTCTGACACTTCTTCCATAATTCTTCACGCTGCTTAGTCAATTCATCATACTTATCAGATACGTTAATCTCGTCTCCAACTGAAATCTCAATCTTCTTTCCACAATGAGGACAGAACCGGATTGGATAATTGTCTGTTTGTTCGTATTCATCTCCCCAAGAGTTAAATGTTTCAGTATATGAAGTACAAAATTGAGGAATTATATTGTCATCTGAATCTCTTACTACTAATCCAAAAGTATCGTTACATACCAAATCTTCACCTGTAAATACAATAGCCTTATCATTTTGAATTTCATCACAGCAATAAGCGAATGGCTTATGCTTATATGCACAAGTATCATTGAATTTTAATTTGATTAAATCTATCTTCATATCTTTACTCTCCTAATTTTCTTCCACACCAAGGACAATACGAAATATACTCTCGTTGATGAACAAATCCATCATCATATTCATCCCATTCTGATGTTTCTATATCCAAATAGTATTCATTCGTTAGTGGATCAACGTATATTTGATTATCAGGTGAATCATAATTACAACGATTGCACATAATTATTCTCCAAAAATAATCTTCTTAGCCCAATTCATAGTTGCGGAACTACACATCTTACCAAAGAATTCACCAGCTTCGACAACCAATTCATTCTCTTCTTTTATACAATCCTCAAAAATTCTCTTAGGTAGATTCTGTGCAACAATTTTCATATTCTGTGGTTCTATTTTTTGAGGTAAAACACCATCATCAATCATCTTGTATAATTCTTTTTGAACACGATTCTTTGTGACAATCTGCTCTACAATTTCAGAAGCCTTTGCTTTAGCTGCTAATTTCTGAGGATCTTCTACTTTCTGTCTGTGATTATCTTTTTTGATTTCACTAAACTGTGAATTTACAATCTTTAATACAAATGGAGTTCTTGAGTTTGGATTGTTAAGTTCTGTCTGATTCTTAACGACAATTCCTTCAGGAATATCAACCGCAATGTCTGACTTGTGCATAAACGACATACAATGTTCCCAAGAAATAAATTCTCCATCATAAAATGTCTGCACATATCTCAAATTTAATTCTTCAGCAAGTCTCTTAACCTCTGACTGTGGTAAATAGCATTCGTTTTCTTTGTCATATACATCGTAAAAGTAAAACTTCTTATATGCATCCTGAATATACTTAATAGTATGTGATGTCAACCACTCTCCAAAGAACACATAATTTGGATATTTTAAAAATGGTTCAACTGCCAATGTCTGTACCCAATTCCAGAATCCATTTAATGTATTACTATAATCAAGAGTCTGTCTTCTTGAAAATGCAACTAACTTATTTGTTTCTTTATCGTAAGCAATAGCCGAATTACTTCCATCTACTTTTTCCTGAATCACAATATAATCTCCCACATGGAAACCACTTGTGTTCGCTACTGTTAATTCCGTATCTTCTTTGATACGTGATATATCCATAAATTTCTTCTGTTCCAAGTTCCTCTTACCTTAGTAAGTAGTGCGCACTTTATCCTATAGGAACTTTTCTATTTTTCCTTTCTTATTTTATTTGTTATTTATTAATTAAAATCCATTCACCATCACAATACTTTCTTTTTGTATTTATTGCGTTCTGAATTCGTGAATAAATTTTTCGTTGACAATTTTTTGAATACATTCTATTTTGACTCAATCCAAAATTATCATAAACATATTTAATCGCTTCATGAAAATTTTCAAAAATTACACTTTTACAATTCACATTAACATATCTTACAAACATAATTCTGTAATCTTTTTCTATATCAATTAACTCAGTTCTTAATGGAATGTTTTCTTTATTATTTCTATCAATTTTATTTCCTTTAGCTTCATTACAAAGCTTACACATTGTTTGATAGTTACTAATATCATCAATACCACCTTTTGAGCGTGGTATAATATGATCTTTTGTCATTAAAATTTCATCACCATTATCATCAACTGCATACAAATTCAGATGATATGTTGATTGGTCTGCAAATTTTTCTTTTGCAAAATATTTTCCTTCAATCCCACAAACTGCACATTTACAACCTTTGGTAAAAAATGTTTGGTATCTCTGACTATTACCCTTAATCAGATCTCCATCGAAATCAACTTTTGCAAGTCTTTTATCTTTCTCGAATAAAACATCCTTAACCTTATCGTATACCTCTTCTATGGAATATGTGGATTTTCTGATAAGATTGTCATGTTTTGGTTTAAACTCATACAATCTAATGTCTTTATTTGAAATAAAAACATTTTCTGCATTTTCCTTGCTTAATACGTCAACCAAATCTCTTACTGTGTGAATTTTATTGGAAATAGAAATAGTATTACCATTCCATTTAATTCCTGTAATCTCTGTATCAAGAGTAGGCGACAATGGATTATTGTTCTTTGGAAATTCTGTATCTAAGAAATCCTCAATTGTCTTATATTTACTTTTCAATCCTTTCCCATTTATGGAATAATTAAATTTCAAACCCTTAAATTGCTGTTTCTTGCTCATAAAACATATCTCCTTATAATTTATTGTCACCTATATATTCTCTCTTTTTATCGTTCAAAAACTCCAAGGAAATGCTTCATTCCTGTTTCCAATCTTCTATATATTTCAATATCCAACTGTCGTATTTATTTTCTTTAATCAACTGCTGATATAAATTTATCCATCCTTGTGCTGAAAGACCTTTGTACTTCCAAAGACATTCTTTCCAATGTCTGTGCATAAAACGACTTCTTGTTTTTAACTCAATGCATTTCACACATTGATTGTATAATTTCTTGGAATACCAATTCGATCTACTTCTATTCCAGCCATCTATAAATGCTTCAGTCGGATCATACCTGCTTCTCATATCAGTAAGAGTTCTGTCGTATAACTCAGTTTTTGCATTGTATAAACAATGAAGCAAAAAATAGATGTCTTCATAATTATTTTTAAACTCCCATTCTTCAATATTTAAATCCCAATATATTTTTCTCACCTACTTTCATGACCAAAAGAAACGTGGCTTTCCCTGGCTTTTTCAATCTCTAAAACCCTTGATTTTAAGGCATTTCAGAGATTACTTTTTATTATTCTCTACTAATCTTGATACTCGACATGATAATCTGTCATTTCAATCTCATCTCCACAAGGTAATTTAGGAATTGCATCTTCTCCATATTCCCATCTAATAGCAAGACTTCTATTGCAATCACAACCAAAATTACCTTCTGTGAAATAGAAAATTGCACTATCTTCTGGATATTCATATCCTAAGTCATAATGAATGACAAATGTTTTATCCTTATATTTGAGAGTAGCAACAAAAATTGTCCTCTTATGAGTCATAATTCCATGTTTACAATCATTTGCCAGTCCTTGTTTCTCATATTTATCCTGCCTGATTAACTGAATAAACTTGTTCTTTTTTTCTTCAGTATTAAAATAGTAATAACCCTCTTTTATACCTACATCTTTCTCGATGGATGGATTGGCATCGTAATTCCATGCACCGCCCCAAATATGAACCATCCATTCTTCTTTCTTGCTCATATGATTATTCTCCTTATCTAAAAACAAAAATGCGAGTTTTATCAGATTAATATAAACTCCATATCATATCTCCCAACTATTTTAATTTCAAAATATTTATTACCTTCTGTATATCCTGAAATAATTAGTTTGTTTTTATCACAAGGAATATTTTCTATAATTTCCCCATGCTTTTCTTTATAATGATGTAGTGGCTCAGATATGACATTTACATTATTAGGCTTTAATATCTGAATAGATTCTACACTTTTAATAATTAATGAGTTATCCATATTTTTATTCACCTCACTAAATTATTCTCTTAATTCAAATAGCTTTTCTACTGCTTTTTCACCTGTAACTCTATCTGACTTCTGCAACACTTTACGTTCTTTCTGCCAGATACACTTAAAATCATTAGGCATATTATATTCACTTACCAACACTATATTGTTCTCTGAAAGTTTACGAAGAAAATCGTAAAAAGAATCGTAGTCAATTGACTGTTTAGAATACTGTTTTGTATTTTTATAGGGTGGATCAAAGTAGAAGAGGCAGTTCTTATAATCTGCAAAGTCTTTATAATCGTTGCATCTAATATTTATATCTTGAAGTAGTTCACAATCTTCCTTGAGATTTATGATTCTTTCTTTGTACATATTTCTTCCATTATTATCTCTGGCATATCCACCATCAAAATATCTACCTCCATAGGATGCACAATATCCAATAAGAGCTGTATATTCTTTTGAATATTTGTTTGTACCTAATTTTCTATTTTCTCTTACATCTGCATAATGTTCAAAAGAACAATCTTCAGGTGCAATAGACAAATTTGTATCAGATTTAGCATATTGTAGTAGCGTTATCAGTTCATCATTTACATCTGCTGCAATTCTGTTATCACATTGAATTTTTTCAATAATAGAACAACTGCCACACATAGGCTCTATGTAAGTTTTAATATGATTATCATCAATATACTTCTGAATAATCGGCACTAAGAATTTTGCCAATCTATTTTTACTTCCTTGATATACCATTGAATCTACTCAGAGCGAAATTTCTTTAAGGCTGCCACTCACACTCCTTTCGTATTATTTAGTTAATTATTCTATACTTCCTTTAACCTTTTCTGCTAATTCTTCAATTCTTCTCATATCATCAACTAAGTATTCGTCTCTATCTTCTTCGTCAATAGCTTCTACAAAATCATCAATTGCCATATTATAAATTTCTGAACACTTCTCTGCTAACCAATCTTCAAAAGAATCTTTATCAGTTGCAACTTCTACAATAAATGTCTGTTTACTAATTTTACCCATTCGTTCACCTCTTATCTCAGTTCAATCTCACCAAACGAAAGGTTATTATCTTCAAACATCTCATATCCTTGATATTCTCCAATTAGACCTTCAGGTTTAGCAAGAATTCCACCATCAACAAATTCAATGCGTTTCATTTCCTGTATATATGGCTTTGATAATGATTCCAATGTTTCATTACTTGCAAAAATCTTAGGAAAATAACCTTTTACATTAAAGAATTCCGAAAGTTTTTCATTCAATTTCATCATATCAAGCTCTTTTACAATAGAAAATCTTTCTGTCATTTAATTATTCTCCTCTTTATCAATCTTTTCTTCCAACGTGAAATAACCAATGTATAAAATGTGCTATATAAAATAATGGATTCAGAATAAAACATATTATAAATACAATTACACATCCAAACATATTTATATTGTTACTGTCATATATTTCTTTGGGTGTAACTGCCATGTCATCAAAATCTCCAAATATGGACGATACACCTATTCCAAGAATCAATAATATATAAAAACATATAATTAATCCCATTATTTACCTCCAATCTTCAAATGAAAGATTTCTTTCCTCCACTATTTTTATGTCGCACTCATCAATAAATCCTGATGAGCATACTCAGCTACTCTCTTACTTCCAACCTCAAAAATATCCTTGTCCTTCTCGAAACATATGTAATTTCTACCTGTATTCAAAGCTGCGACTGCAGTTGTACAACTTCCTGCATATGAATCAAGAACTAAATCTCCTGGATTGGTGTAGGTCTTAATAAAATACTCACACGCTTCAACAGGCTTTTGACATTGATGTAAACTACTTTTCTGAGTGTCCCACTTGAACTGCAGAACATCTCTTGGATATCTTTGTGTACTACCACCGCCTGAAATACCAGTTTTTGTAGCACCATAACAATTACCATCTATCGTATGTTTTGTATAAGAATGAACAGGCGTATGTCCTTCTGTCATTTGTGGATTGTATGTAGGGAGTTTCTTATAGAAAATCAAAACATTTTCGTGTGCCTTCATAGGCATTTTCTTAGCGTTTAGATGACCAGTTGCTTTGGTCTTTTCGATAATCCATTCGTAGCGATACAATTTTTCATTACTACAAGCAAGTTTCTTATCAAATGGTGACTGCGACCATAATGCAATACAACCATTATCTTTGATGATTCGATTATAATGAGTCCATAAGCCATCTTTTTTGTTCTCATAAAACCAATCTCTTGTATATTCAAGACTGTATTCAAGACTGCTATCTATTACTTGAGCTAACTCGAACAAATCTGTTTCATAAAAATATTGACCTGATAATTCCACATAATCATTTAACGGCACTTCACATTCCCAAGAATTATTAGTCGTATTATAAGGCAGATCCGTGAAGATGAAATCGACTGATTTATCATCAATCTTTTTCATACCTTCAAGACAATCTTCGTTGTATATTTTGTTAATCTCTAACATTTCTTACTCAGAGCAAATCCAGATTTAATGCTGCAGCAAATCTCTCGCTCCTTTCAATGTATTATTCTCTTAATGTGTATACTTACTTCTTGGAAATATTTCTTCAAGATCAACACCATATCCAGAAATAACTTCTTCTAAGTCGATACATACACAATCACTGAAAATTCTTGCTTCAATTCCACCTTCATCAAAAAGCGAATAGCCAAAAATATCACTCAATCGTTTTACAAATTCATTGAACCAATTAAGACTAATCCAAACATAAAACTCTGTATTACTAACCCATCCAAATTCATCTACATATGAGATGTCAATGTCGTCTTCTTCTGGATTGATTAGTAATTTATATAGTTCTAATTCATAATTTTTTCTCATCTGTCACCTCCTAAATCACCAAGAAACTTCGGTTTACTGTGAAATCAAATTCCAATCTTTTTCATAAATTCAATAGTTTTCTTATACTTGTCCAGCTCTTCATCTATATGTACTGGAAAATTACTTGTCAATTCTGCTAACTTTTTGCTATCAGAACTAATTCTTTCCTGTAGTTCTCGTATTTTTCTTTCAGTCTCTTCTTTATTCTTTTTATCTGCAAGTTCTTTGTCATCCATATAGAATTTATCTTCAAAATCCCAGTAATCGTGTTCATCACCATGCCATGAATCACTCATAATGTTGTTAATTTTATGTAATGAAAAACTACAGAATAAAGCATCACAACCATGACCACAACACTTCTTGTCTTCTCTATAATCTTCCATGTCAGGTGTACATTCACAATATCCCCAATCTCGTTCATCATACGAAAAACAAATCCTATAATAATAATTTGGCATATCATAATTCTGAAAAGATTCAACTCTATCTTTGTACCTTACTAAATTGATATCTACATCAATGATTCCGTTATACTCATTTTTAGGATCGTCAATCGTAATATTGTAATCTGAATACATTTCTAAATCCGATATGAACTCCTTGTAAGAGTTTGGATTGTTTGAAAAACTCTGATATAAACTGGAAAGAATAAATGGAATATTCAATTTCTTAATACTATGATATTCTCTATTTTCGTTTTCTCTTTTTAATTCTTTTACAAAATCATCTATAAACCTTTGTAATGTTTTATTTTGTAATTTCTCCATCGTTACTCCTTCATTAATTCAAAATTTTACTTAATCTCTTCACAACTTCTTCGCAAAATCTGTACAAACAAGTCTTCTTAAATGCTATTCTCAAATCATCAACAGCTTGTCTATATTGCTGACGTAATTCGTTGTCTATCATACTATTCTCCAATTTCAACTATCTGTTTTGTATTAGTATCATAGGTGCATAACTTACCATTCTCCGAATAATATGGAGACATATAACCATATCCAGCTTGATATTCTGCTTCATTAAATACTATATAAATGACATGAGTTGTGGAATAATAATATAAATCATTTTCACCTTCTATCGAAACGAGTTTTGAATGACTATCATAATTTTTATTACCTTCGCTAGTATCACATCCAGTCATTCCAAAACACAATGTTAATCCTAATATGACCGCTAAAAATTTTTTCTTCATATGATTTATTCCTCCTATCTACCATACATAATGTATTCATCACCAAGTTCAAGATTCATTTTGTAATTTCCATTGTTATAAACCTGAACTCTCATATTGTAAAACTTACTATCCTGCTCATGAGAATTTGGATCATAAGGATAACTAAAACCTGCTCTTGTTAGATGTCTAAGAACACGTCTCTCTGTTGTAGCACGACTGCATCTTTCTTCAAAAGCTAATTGTCCATTGTCGAGATTTACCAAACTACAATATGTTGATGTACTGTCACCACCATATTTATTTTTATTATCTCTGAACGAAATCACTAAATAAACACCTATTACATTATTATTTTCTTTCTGCACTACAACTGCACCATTTGTTAATTTGATATTTCTGTCTAAGTCTACACAATCGCAAACTCCTTTAATACTAATATTCTGCATTTATTTGCACCTCCTATTATTTTATTCTCCTCAAGAAATCTATGTTTACTGTGACAGTTCTTTAAACATTATCTTTAAATCTTCATCGTCTGATAACACAACATCATAGTTAAATGGAAACTGCCTCTTGATTCCTACTACATCTTCATCCTTTGAATATACGACCTCTGTTACTCCAACCATGCACATTTCCATATATTTATCAGACAATTCTTTATCTGATATTTTATCTGTTTTGAACCAATAGTCTTCGTGTCCATCTTTTCTATCTACTCTATCTAGTGTAAAATTTTCCTTATTCATTTACTTATTCTCCTCATTAAGCCAATCACAATATTTCTGACAAGCCTCTTTACTTCTGAATGCAATTCTTTCTCCATATCTTTTACCATTATGGTATGCAATTACATCATCATTAAAATCATCAAAAATATTTTCTATTCTGAATTCACCGTAATAATCATAAGCTTCTGCATAATCCTTGTTTGGTTTGTAGTTTTTAGTAAAATAGACTTTCTTTTTATTACTGTATCTTGGCTTATACGCCTTATGGAACTTAATCTCTTTATTCAATGAAATAACTGGCTCATAAATATATATTGGTCGAGAACAGTCACACTCCTTGGTTACAGTTTCACCATTTGGATATATTGCAACAAGTTTTCTTTCCTCGTTACATAAATTACATTTTGGTTTCTCATGAGGGACATGTTCTGCATACCACACTTCTGAGTCTTCTAAAATTTTCTCAAAAACTTCTTCCATTGTTTTATTGTAAAAATCGTTTTCTACCTCTCGTTTGTAATTGTCGATTTTGTACTGTAAATCATTTTCTCTACGAGACAGATCCCAATTTTTATCATTGTACTCTTTAACTTTCTGTCTTAATTCTGCATTTTCTTTTGTTAATCTGTTAATTTCAGAGTTTACATCTTCACGTAAAATCTCTCTGAACTTTTCTTTCATTTCATCAAAAAACATTTCGCCTTCACTTGGCTCATAAAAATCATCGTATTCTGGATACATACTTATTCTCCTATCGTCTTAACAACTTATCTTTCTTCAATAAAACCATCTGGAATTATATCTTTATTTACAGTTACATATGGAGCTTCACTTCTATCAAAAAAGTTACATGTTAAATATAAATCGGCAATATATTTATCTTCTCCAAGGATTGTTTCAGCGTTGTCAACTATATATTGTCCACAATATTTAATTCTCTGAATAAGTTCATTACGAATAGATTGCTTTACGTCTTTTACATCTCTAGTTATTCCTTCCATATTCTCTCCTTTCGTTAAAAAAGAAATTCCACATTACTGCGAACTTCATATTATGTTATTCTCTATTTAATATTCCCAATCGTCATTTCTAACCTGGAATACATCGCCACACTCTTCAATATCTGGATAATTATATGTGGCAACATTCATAGCATATTTATCTATTTCGTATGCTTTATATGTAATATTTGTAAATCCCATTTTCTCCAAACAATACCTACCAGTAGCAATACCATCATATAAGCTTAGAACTTCAATAGGATAATCTCGTGGAACATTCTTTAATCCCTGATTTAAAATATGAATAATTACTTCTGCTGTCCATCCATTGCCAATACATTTATAACGCTGCGTTTCAGGAACACCATTACATAATGTATAATTATCAGGTAACGTCTGTAATCTTTCTGCTTCTAAGGGATTTAATTTTCTTACTTCTCCATTGATAAGATACAATCCAGTTTTTGCACCTCTTCCACCACCATTGGCAGACAAAGTGCATGATTTACCATTTATGGAATATACTCTTTCACCTTGTCCACCTTTACCAATAGTGCCAATTCTAACAAGTTTATTGTTATCCTTAGTATCATCTCTGTTATTAAATTTGACCTCATTTATTAAGTTTTCTTTGTGGAATTCAACATCAAGAATATCTTTCACTCTTATACCCTTATCTATAATGTTTTTTGGATCAATATTGATATTAGTAGCATAGATACGATGTCGAGTTTGTGCTGATAATAATGCACTGTTGATATGTAATAGATTAACATTCAATCGTTTTTCGATTTCTTTTTGAATTTCTTTTGATATACTTTCGTTGTTTTCATATAAAAATATATCTGGTTGCCATTTTTCTTTCGCAATTAAATAATTTTTAAATAATTCCCATCCTGTACCTTCACAGGTGGTTTCTCTTCTTTCAGGTGATTGTGAGATTGACCAAAATGTACAAGGCGAACCACCTATTAACAAACGTAATGGTCGTCCATTAAGCTCACAATAATTATTTTTTTCTTTATTCTCTGTCAAAATATACTATTTTACAGAGGTTACGTAACCATAATTACCCAGGAGTTACTGTTAAATCCTTTCTTCTTAATTATTTTGTTGTAAAAATCACTCGAAAAATAGGCACGTCTGCCTAATCGAATGAAAAAAATATTTCTTGTTACTTTTATTTTGGAGAATTTGGCTGAATAGCCAAGATAGAAATTTCTATATATGATTATTCTCTATCGAATTGCTATAAACATAATCCATGTTATAACAATTTGAAGAATATGTATTAACTGATCCTGAATAAGATTTATATTTTTCTTATTTGCTTTACAATCATCTATAATACAATGGATTACCCAGTTAAAACAAAATACAAAAACATACATCTTATATATTAACTTGTTTGGGTTAAAATATGTATAAATTGTTGGAATTAGCATAATCATAAAAGTCCAACTAAAGGCATGTTCACATAATGCCATAATATAATCGTTTTTATATAATTTATCAGGTGCATTTTTCTCCCACCATGACTTTTGTTTTGCTGATGCTAACCAACCTTGTAGATAATAATCGTCTACAATATGACAGAATAACATAGTTAATAACAAAATAGTTTTTAAAAACATTCATTTCACCTCTCTTCTCAAGAAAATTTGGCTGATCAGCCGTGAATAGAATTACTTCTATATTAGATTATTCTCTGTTTATTTGATTTCAGAACAAAGTCCTATAATGTCTTCTTGACTTATATATCCTATACAACCTGTGCTGCCTAATTTTTTATCAAACTCATCTGATTCAAACCAAATTTTATATCTAATTTCGTCTGTTCCATCTACAAGTTCTATACCACGAATAAATGCATCAACTTCTTCTCTATTGTCATTTTCATAATGAATTTTTGTTCTTACTTTATCGCTTAAATTATATTTATTTACCATTAATTTTTACCTCACTCTCCGAAGATTTCCTCAATAACTTTCAACTTAATACTTTGACTAAATTCTGAACCAGCGGCTTTTGGATGACCACCTCCACCAAATATACTTGCTACATCTTTACCAAGATCAATATCTTCTTTAACGGTTCTATAAGATACTGTACAACCATCAATATCAATCATTGCCACAAAATCAATTTCAGGATGCATTTTACAAAGTCTATTACCTAATTCGCTAACAAACCTATCTGCAAATACAAAACCACAAACCTTACCACACATAGGACTGGTAAACATGGTTTCATTCTTCTCCTCGATATATCTATCAATTTCATCCTGCTTAATCTTCAGAACAACCTCATCTTTAGCAAATAACAATGGGAATATTTCACCACGTATCTCCGAAATACACCAATGAATAAAATCATCTCGACCATACAGATAAAGTAAATCGTTCACCTGCTTACAAATAACTCCATCTTCACCAAGTTCTGACCATCTCCAAGTGTCATAATCTCTCACTAATTCAGCAAATCTCTCTAACGCATTATTATTCTCTAACTCTTCGCTCAGGCTACCATTCATACCTAACCAATGATAAAACAACATAGCTCCCGATGTTTTAATTCCTCTGGAATCTTCGATAACTACATCACACCAATCATACTTATTTAATCCAAGAGCTGTTGGGTGATGATCTAATAACTGAACATTACCTCTTTTATTCAGCAACTCAGCAGTTTCTTCATTAACACGAATATCGGTAATATAAATTGGGATTGTGTCGTCCTGTTCCGTTTCCAAATATTCCTTTACAGTTGAATCAATATTGTCGTAATCACAATATGAAATTTCTACATTATCTTTACCAAATGCAAGTTGTGCTAAAATACCACAACCGATTCCGTCTAAATCACTGTGGCTAAATAATCTTACCATTATAATTCTCTCCTAACTTCATCCATTCTTTTGTTGTTTCAACATATTTAAGTAACTCACTTTTCTCGTTTAGATATACACCTTCAATTACTAACTGTAAAAGACAATTCAGTGTATTCCCTATTTCTTTTCCTGGCTTATATCCAATCTCAATCAAATCATTGCCATTAACAGCCAAATCTTTCAGTGAGAAACATTCGTCTTTCTGTAAAACTTCCTCTGAGATATATTCGATATTGTCAATTTTCTGAAGCCTACTCTCTTGCTCTGTATAAGCCTGCGCTTTAATATCAGCTCTACGAACATTCAGTAATCTTCTAAATTGTTCTTCTCCAATCTTATTGAGCCATCTCTTGATATACTTTTCACCCACTTCAAAAGTTGCATCATGATAATAAACAAGCTGCACTACTTTTTCTCTTGTATCATTATCAAAACGAAGTCTTTTCATAATTGTATCAGTCATATCAGCACTGACTTTTCCATGCCCTTTAAAATGTCTAATGCCATCCTCACCGTCTTGATAACAGTGTGGCTTTCCTATGTCATGAAAGAACACCGCTAATGACGTAATTAAATCTATTGGATTTAAGTCTTCTTCACAATCACAAGAATATGCTTGTACTGCATGTACGGTATGATTCCATACATCATACATGTGATATGGATTATTCTGTTGAAAGCCAAACATATCTTTAATTTCAGGAATGAACAATGAGAATACTTCGTGATATAAGACCATTTGTACACAGAAATCACTCGATGCAGCAATTTTACAGAACTCACTATTGATCCTTTCAATAGATATATTCTCCAAATTCTTATACATTTTAGAGATATTCCAATCTGTATCAGGTTCAAGGACAAATCCCAGTTGTGAAGCAAACCGAATAGCACGTAAAATCCTTAAAGCATCTTCTGAAAATCTATCCTCTGCTCTACCAACACATCTGATTTTATAATGCTCAATATCTTCCATGCCATTAAACGGATCTACAAGTCCAACTTCATCATTGTATGCCATCGCATTGATTGTAAAATCTCTACGCTTTAAATCTTCTTTAAGATTTCGTGTAAATGTTACGCTATCAGGTCTACGACTATCTGAGTAATTACCGTCAATTCTGTAAGTGGTACATTCATATCCTTCACCGTCAATTATAATGGTAATAGTTCCATGTTGTAATCCAGTTTCAATAATTCTTTTATCCTTAAATACTTCCATCATTTCATCTGGTGTGGCAGAAGTTGTAATGTCATAATCGTGAATTGTTCTGCCAAGAATACTATCTCTTACGCACCCTCCAACTAAGAAAGCTTCATATCCATTGTTTTGTAGACTATGGATAATTTCATTTGCACCAGATGGAATTTCAATTTTTAGATTAGATTTCACCTTTTACCACCCTTTCATTTACACTAGCAACAAATTCATTGATAGCCTTATAATTAGGATTATCAGGAAGACTTGTGTTTTTCTTCGCATAATCCAATCTCTTTTCATAATCATTTACCATTTCAAAGAATTCTGTGATTGGCTGATCGTTGCTATCCAAATACTTACCATTACGAATGTCCATAAGCAAATCATGCTCATCTTCTCTATATGTGATTATTCTCTCTTTTTCAAGAATATCCAAACACATCATATACAGACGAATAAGATGCATTGAATGTTTAGCGATTTTACCATGTTCAATTGCTTTTTCATTTCTCTTACCAATTTTTCCATACTGACGAACAGTATTCTGAAGCTCATTCCACATAGAGCAATAATCTCTTAACGGATAATGATGCAGGGTTACATCCATAAAAATCTCTGTGTCGTAGCCTTCCTGTACAGCTTTGTCAATATATAATTTCATAGAATCGTCTTCATATGGTGTATATTTCTTTGTGAAGTCAGTCTGCATAAATTCAAGAGTCTTCAGAATATGTTTCTCTAATTCAGACTGAGACATCTGATGTGCAGCTTTCTGGTTTAATCTGTATAATTGCTGATTAGCATAACCGCCAAACGAATGACAAGCTCTCTTTGATAAAAATAAATGTGCATTATCAATTAACTCCTGACCAATAGGTGATACATAAAAGTAATGTTCAGGCTTATTGCCAAGCATTTCTATTGTATTAGGATTGGTGTTACTCAATAATGCGACCAATTTATTAAATGCATAAATCGTGGTATCTGTTTCATTATTTACAAATTGCTCAAAATTCTCATTAGTAAGAATCTGCATTTTGCTATTTAATGCACAACCACGAATATCTAAATCGCTACCCTCATTATTTGTTCCATATGCATGACTTCCACCAAGAGTTAAGATAATGATATTGTTACCCAAATTCTTATCTGTTCTCAGGAAGTCATACTCTTTTGATTTTAATTTATTCTTAATCTGTTCAATTGTCATTGTCTTAACCTCCAAAATTTGCAAGAAATCGAACTTTATTCGGATTCAATCCATTACACAAATTGATAATTCAATATTCCCATCTTTATCTTTACTGACTTCTTCTATGTCTTCATAATCAGGACAATCACTCCTATGTCCTATAATTCCACTATCAATATTTCCTTGAATATAATGGTGAACTTTTATTGTGATTTTATCTTTATATTTATCCAGTAAACATAAAAGCTCATCAAAGTCTTTGTTATTATCCATGTCTTATTTCACCTCACAATCCAAAGAAAAGCACACACTCCTATAATCTTCTGATTGTCTCACAGGCAACTAATATTTCAAGTTCATCATCACAGTAAATACATCCATCAATTGCTCCATATTTATTAAGAATATCCCAATCGAAGTACCCATTGTAATCACACATTGCAACAGAATAGTTCTTATTCGACTTAAATTCTTTTATATGTTCTCCATTTGGTTTATATGTATCAACACCATTATTTTCTACTATAGAAGCAACCCATCCATTCGGGAATACAATACTTCTATCACTTGTATGACGATGCTCTCCATAATCATTTACCACTTCTTTTAATCCGTATTTTTCTGAATATTCTTTTAACATTTCCATCTGTAAACCTCCTAGTTTTCCAAAGAAAAGAATTTTTTCTAGTAATCTGTGGCAATATATATACCAAAATCATTGAATCTGACTTCTTTGACATTACCCACTAACAAACTCAAATCGTAAAGCCTATTAAATTTACTCATCGCATCTTTAAGTGAATCTGCATAACATATTGCCACATCATCTGAATATTTATGTCCTTCCATGGCATTCGGTTTTGAATAGCAATACAATTTTTGTGGTTTGTATGTACCAACTAATTTATCCATGATGACCTCCTACTCCATTAATTCTTCTTTATTTTCTTCTTAGCAATCTTTGCTGCTTTTGCTTTAGCAATCTTGTTATCTACTTTGTCAAGATCTCCCTTGAATGATCCAGTTGGGTTACATGTAATTCCCATGTTTTGTTCTCCTTTCTATTTGGATATATCGTTTGTTCATTGTAAAATTGAACCACATCTTATAGTGTCAGTCATTTCTGTCGTGCTACCATCGCACTCATGAACAAAAACAGATTAAGAGTTTCAAATCTTAAAACCTATAGCTGGGCTAGCTGGATTCGAACCAGCGAATGCAGGAGTCAAAGTCCTGTGCCTTACCGCTTGGCGATAACCCATTATGTAGACAACTTTAGTCAAGTCATCTACTTTTTTATTCTTTTTCTTATATATTAAACAGGAATCATACACAAAGAATTGCCAGATTTGGCATATGTATTAGATATAAGAGGTGAGGTAATGATATGTATAGTCCCTGTTAATATCACCACCATAATGCTTGAAACCATTTTCCAAACAACTGCAAACCTTCATCAACTTCTGCTTGCTTCTGATCGACTAGGTGCTTAACTTCTTTATATGGTTGCGTATTTATGTCCCAAACACCATAATAATCATCGGTCATCAGTGTTAGTTCAAATGCATGAATCATTTTATCTAAGGCAGCATCCCATTTTTCAGGTGTATTCATATCACCAGTTCCAGGATAACAACATGATTCTTCTTTGAAATATTTTAATCTCGGAATGATAAACTTTGCAATGGTATAGCTCAAATCCCAAGTTTCCTTCGGATTAACATATTCACCATGTTTCTTTAACCATTTCTTACGCTGCCTTTTATTCATATTCTTATCCCTTTCCAATGATTTCTTCTTATTATGATTGATCATCTGTATAAGCAATTTGTAATTAAAATAACAATCCTCTGGACGAAATGTTATCGTACCACTATGTTCTGTTCGTACTTTCATGTATTCTCCATTTCTATGCTGATAATTTTTGAGTTAATTTCTTGTCAAATTCTTTGAAATCAGCTAACATATTATCCAAATTTGCCACCTGATCATGACTATAAGAAATATCTTTGTTAGTATATGCAACTAACCAATCATCCAGATCTTTGTCGCTCTTAAATGAATATGCAATCATACCTAAAAATGCCAATTCATTATGGTAGTCAAAAAATGGTGATTCTTTGTTTACCCCATCTAAATTTTTGAAGTCATCCATTAAAGTATAATAATCATCCACATCATCTTCTGATGCTCTTTCTGATATATTCTCTCTAATGAACTGCAATGGCGTAATTTCTTCTGACAATTCAACATTGTCTATTGAATTATTCTCTGTCTGATTTTCTGTAATATGTAAATAATCCATCATTAATGCCGTATATGTATCAATTTTCTGAGCAATAAGTTTTTTACCTGTTGTACCTGGTTCTTTATACAATAAATCGTATGACCAGTCGCCTACTTTGACATTATGTAATTTTGTTGGAATCGCCTGTACAAACTCAGCAAATTTAGAATCTGGAAGATTCAATCTGCTGAACTTATCAAATACAACTACCCATGTCGATATGTCTTTCTTTACAAAAACATCTTTACAAGATGATCTACAACATTTTTCCATTCTCTGAAGGATATTCCTTACTGTTTCAAATTCCTGATGATTACTTTTTTCTTCAAGCATAGCATTCGCTGATTTTGAATCTTTTTTAAATTCATCTATATGAAAAAGAGCCATTACACTATTACAAACTAACTGAATATAATTTCCATTTTTCCTATCTGTATCTGAGTGTGTCATTGAATTTTTGAAGAATCCTTCTTCTCCGATACTTTTTGCTTGTCTGGCATATGTAGGAATCCAAGTCAATGCTTTCTGACTTGCATTCATTCCTTTATGGTTATTTAGTTTTCTAACTAATTTACTAACCTTTTCCATAGTACAATTCTGATATGTTACAATCCGAAGCTGATAGTTATCAAATCTCTTTTTTAGTTCTTTTGGAAAATCATCATATGTCTTATTTTTTATATCAAATATTTTCTTTTCCCATACAAAATTCCCATCTTCATCTCTAACTGCCACACCATTTTCATCGAAGACTTTTGACTGATACTCAATCTCACTGTCTTCAATGTTTTTAGTAAATTTGTAATTTCCATAACGAATCCGCATCAATGCAATGGTACGCTGTAATCCATCACCAATATATTTTTGAACAATTCCATCTTTAATAGGAACTTCTGCTAAAATCAATGGAGGAAGATAATCTCCTGTTAAGACAGTAACACCAATTCCATTAACAAATGGATCATCACTACAAAAGTATCGTTGCACGTCCTGATTATCGTTGACATCACCCTCTTTTACTTCCTCTGTGTAATTGATTACTGGAATATTTTCTTCTCTAATTTTTCCTACTGCCATCATAAATATCTTCCTCCTTATATAGTTACATTAATATTTTCACATTTTCATAAGCCTGTATTATAGACAAATTGTTTGAGTAATCTTTCTTACTCATATGTAATAATTCTCTTATCTCCTTCTCATCATACCCTTGAACAAGATATTGAACTATTTTCCTTTGGATATTAGACAAATTGTTCAGATATCGTTCAATTTTTGTACCTTCGAAATGATCTCCACATGCAGATTCGTATGTATCAAAATTAGATGGGATAATATCTTCAAGAGTAAGTCCATCTTCTGTGATTAAATTATGTATGCTATCCACCATTTTTGCAGGTATTCTCTTCTCTCTATTTCGATCACGAATCTCTGTATTAAATTTACGCTTAATATTACTAGCCAAAAAGCTATCGAAATTGCATTCTTTGTCTTCTTCATATCTAAGTGCTGTATCATTTAATACATCAAGTGCAATACTATAAAAATCATCATAATCTTTATTTGATACACCACCAATTTTAACAATCATTGGCTGACATATACGCTTTAATTTAGCCATATTGTTGTCGCAGTACATAAATAATATTTGATCAATGTTCATCATTTTGCCCCTTTGTTATGTAAATAATTGTCAATATATAATTCTCTCTCAAAAATCTTTAAGTGCTTCGTTTCACCATAGCACTTCGGACAACGCTGAAATTTCTCATTACGTTCCGATGTAAATCTTCTCACTTCTGTCATTGGAACATTGCATGTTCTACATATTGTCATCTTCATCTTCCTCCACAATCCTGTATCTGTATTTACGATCGAACAGTCCTTCAATCGCCTTTTCTGTCCGTTCACGATTAATTTTTGTCTCATCAATCTCTTGTAAAATATTATGTATAATCATCATTTCGTCCTTGAGCTGTCGCCTATTCCTTCTATTCTCCCTTATCTTCTTATATAGAAGCCAAGCAGAATACAAATCCTTTGAAGTTTCAAGCTCAATACTATGTAAAATATCCATCAAACTAGAATCAGACATCCTTAATTCTTTCTCTAAGTATTCATATCTGTCTCTAGCCTCTTTAAATATGTCATAGCATGTGCCAAATTTTTCAATCCATTGTGTCACATTATCCGATGGATGATAGTCAGTATTTTCGATTACATGCTTAGACTCTTCTCTGACGATTTTTTGTACAGGTGTTTCAACTTTAATATCTGGTATGCACTCAACATAGAAATTCAGATTTTTCAGAGTTTTAGGCAAAGCTTTTAGAATATTCTTTGCTTTTTGCTCTGTGAACCTACCCATATTGGTTTCATTACATGTTTCTGCTTTCCCATTATTAGTCAGCCGGATATACACCTTTTTATTATTTTTAATAATATAATCCAACCATATACAACCTCCCTTATATTTAATTTTAGCTAGGCTGGTGGGGATTGAACCCACGAATACCAGAGTCAAATTCTGGGGTGTTAACCGCTTCACCACAGCCCATTATTAATTCTCCACGAAGGAGCTATTTATAAATGAATTTATGTGCGATACGCAACAATGATAAAAATAAATAAAGATAATGTCATTTGACATTTATTGGAAAATATGTAACAATACAGTTGTAGCGTATACACGTTATGTACGGCAGCCTATCCGTTTAAGGTACTCGCAATACCTTATATCAATCGGTTAGGCTGTTTTCTTGTCTTATTATAGAACACTTGTTCGAACATGTCAATATTGCATCGAAAATATGTTCTCACCAATGATTTTTAAACATTTAATTGTATTTTATAGATATTATATGCAAAACAATGTACTATAATTAGGACACTATTCTTAATAGAATATCATGCATGATACCTTCTCTTACTATATTCTCTGGTATTTGATGTTTTGAATATAGTTGCATATGTGGGAAAAATTCATCAGTATTGATTATCACAGTATTTGAATTTTTAACAAGCACACAAACTTTATCTGGTGATGCTACTTTTCTATCCTCTTTATTTTTATCAAAATCAAATGATGTAACAACGACTTTACAACCTTTATTTTTCTTTTTTAATTCCTGCAATAATTTAATTGCATCATCACAACTCATTATTCCAAATGTTTCTAAATTCATATGCTGCCTCCTTATATAGCAAGACTTATCCTAAGAGCTTCTCTTACTTTTTCACAATCCTCTACACTTAACTTACCAACCAAATCTTTTATTCTTCTTTTATCAATAGTTCTAAGTTGTTCAAGTTCAAGGGTAGAATCCATACCTAGTCCATTCACTTCGTCTTTATGTATTAATACATGAGTCGGAAGTGATGATTTAGATTTAGATGTTAAAATTGCTACCATTGTCGTAGGACTATATTTATTGCCTACGTCATTCTGAAGAATAACCACCGGACGTATGCCTCCTTGCTCCGATCCTACGACTGGTCGTAAGTCAGCATAATAAATTTCTCCTCGCTTAATCATGTCGTAGTCACACTCCTTTCTCTTATGTATGTCCTACGTGTTTTCTTTTGTTTGCCTTTGATACCTCGTATTATATAAGATATAGCCCAATTAGTCAAGATATATCTTAATTTTTTCAGATATAATAATGCACAAATTTTTTTAATATATCTTGTATAATTTATATATATCTTATATAATCAAGGTATATCTTAATAAAGTGAGGTGCTATTATGAAAAATGCTGATTCTCAAGAACTTCTTTTAGAGTTGCGAGCAATTATAGCAAAAAACAAAATTCCTAAAAAACTTATAGCTGATAAATTAAATATTTCTCCATCTGCGTTAACTTCTCGGTTTAATCAAAAAAATATATCCATTGATGCTTTATTAGAGTTATGCAAAGCTATTGGAGTTGATATGAATATTGATTTTTCACCAAAGGGCACTAAATAAGTAGTGTCCTTTACCTATTTACACAACTCTTAATTCATTTGCCATGTTGATTGCTGCCTGATATTTGTCAACATCATCAGTAAGCATTCTAATAATCTTTCCAAAATCATCTGATTTTAAAGAAATGACTGGCATATTCTTTACAATTTCGTCTCCTTTGCCATCTAATACATTATGGATAAACTCGCCATGATCCTCAATATATTTTCTGTTCCTCATCTTGGTAACACCCATGTAATCATATGTCTGTAATACTGTAACATGTCCAAACATCTTTTGAATAGAATATACGCAATTTGGATCAAACTGATGCATTGTATAAATCCAATATGCAAAGCTTTTACGCAAACCGTGTGTTGTCACATGATAATCCAAGTCCAGATCTCTAATTGCATGGTTAAATCTCTTCCTATATGAATCTGTATGCCATTTAATAGCGTCCTTTAATTCCACTACATAATGGATATAATCAAACATATCATCGTAACAACCATATTTTCTCGATTGTTTTTCTAATTGTTCATTAAATCCTTCTTGAATTTTCTTAATCCTGCCATCACCCCAGTCTTTATTGAACATATTTACCCAATTTTCAACCGTATGATCAACGCTTGTAATAGTGTTTTTCCCATTCGCAAAATACTGATGTTCAATATTATTCCAATTTTCTTTAGCGGAATGTTTGAAAATTTCTTCATTATAATGCTGCATAGGATCAATTTTTGTATGTTCCAGATATTTTTCTATGGATTCAAATACCATTTTGCTGATTGGAGTCTTATTATTTTTGCCAGTTTTCTGTTCGATAAAATGATTTAATTCATTTTCTTTTCGTCCGTCCTTTTTGTAAAAATCAGACCATCTCAAGCATACGATATCACCTATTCGTCTACCAAGTAAAAGCTCAAATAACGTTATTAAATAGCCATCCCAATCATTATGCTTCTCGAACCATTCAACTAAACGCTTAATATCATCCATGTTCCACAATGGATCTCCCTCAGTGTCATAACCTGCCTTCTTCGTTGCATAATTTCTACTCTGTGCCATATCAATCAACCTCACTTTTTACTATTTATATCCATATTCTCTCTTTAATTCTGGAATTTTTGCTCTTATTTCATTCACATCATCACACCATCTGACTTCAATACTCTTTACATCCTTACCTTCAAATACACAAAATAAATCTTTTATATGATCCTTTTCTCGCTGTCTTGGTCGTTGAATTCCATCCATAATAATTCGACCACAAGACAAACAAATAAATTCGCTTTTCTTTTTTGGATTTCCATTTTTACAATTATTCTTCATATATGTATTCTCTCCTTTCATTTTTTCTACAATAAAAAAGAAGCAGTTGTTTCTGCTCCTAATATACTTTCTTATATATACAACACTATTTTTTATTTAGATAATTCAAAATCACGCACAGAAACAGACTCATCAAATTCTTTACAAAGTAAAATTTTACGCAAAACAGTTTCTGCCTTCTCTAAATACCGCATATCATATTCCATGCGTTCTCTTACTTCCTTTACATTTTGGCATAAATCATCATTATCTTCGTCTGGATTTGTAGCGGATTCAAAATCGAGATGAACAGATAATAAAATTTCTATAATACTTTCTAATTCTAATTTTTCCTTTTTCGTTAATATATATAAATCTTTCATTATATTCTCCAAATGTCTGTTTCATCAGGTTTTCAAATCATCAAATTTATGTTTTCTAGCCACAGCTCTGCATACTTCTTTAATAACATTTCTCTGTCTTTCTGTTTCTGCTTTTTTAAGCAACTCTTGTTTTACTTCCTCAATAACAGATTTTTGCGCATTATATAAGACACGTTCATTCATTATTATTCACCTCTTTCGCTTGAAAGCAATTTTTCAACCTATTACATTGCAGCAACTTCTTCATAAAACGAAGAAAAGCTATTTTTATATTTTTCTTTAAAATCTTCCTTAAATATTTTATCAACAAGTTCCATCATTTGATTTTTATCTTTTTTAAATATAGCATCAAATATAGGATATATTGTTAACCAGTCAGTCATTAAAGCATAATATTCACCATTTCTTTCAAAGGCACATTTGTACCCTATTTTGTGAAACAATGCAAGAATAGAATTTGCAGATAAATCTGAACTAAAATTTTCTTTAATCCAATTTAAATCATTTTGTTTTTCTTCTATTCGGTTTCTCTTTTCTTTTAACTGATTTATTAATTCAATACTTCCTTCTTCGACAAATTCCAAACAACTTTCATCCCACCAAGAAGAACTACCTCCCGTTTCCATATCTATAATTGAGTATCCACCGTAACAAGTTCCATCACCATATTTTTCTCCATATGAATATTTCACTATATACAACTTTCCTATATCGCTTCGTGATTCATTTAAATCACCATGCCAATAAGTATCAATTTTTCTAACAATGTTGCCTGGTTTAAAACTCATATCATATCCTCCATTTCTTTATGAAATCGTCATTTCTTAATATCAAATTCTGCACCACAAAACCAACAATACTTAATATATTGGTTAAATGCTCTTGCGTCTGATTTCTTGCAATTAGAACAAAATGTTCCACATGTTCCTATTCTATGAGCTTTAATTTTCTTCTTTTCCATTTATATCACCTCTTCCAATCTACTCATATAAAATTGACTCTAAATCATTAATCACAATTTCCATCTGTCTTTTTGCTTCTTCTTCTTTAATTTCTGTAAGAGATTTCTTATAATCTTTAATTTTCTCTTCAATTTGATCACAACACCACGTAGGATTATTTCGTTTTCTATTCATCTATACCACCTCTTCTAATCTTCCAAGTAAATCATTTTTTCTTAATTGAAAACAAACTGAAAATCTTTATCATTTATTTCAACTGTAACAAGTTCTTCATTGTTGTCAAGAATATTTACAACCGCACTTTCATATCTTACATATGCTGGTGTGCATTTATATTCCTTACCCTCTGTAAAATGATCGTCTGTTTTTCTACAAATAGCTTTATTATTTTCCATTTTTCTACCTCCAATCATCAAATAATCCAGTTAAACGTTGTTCATTAATTTCACTTGTACTCATCCATTGATAATCAAATCCATTCTCTTCTTCACATTTTTGTGAAATAATATCATCAATATCCATAGCTGTTAAATTATCTGGAACTTCTATTTCTTTTTCGGTAGCATATCTTATTCTCATCTATATCGCTTCTTCCAATATTCCAAGTAAATCATTCTTTCTTTTTATCTTTGTAAAAAGTAAATATAAAACCATTTTGGATATCCGTCTTGCCAAAATTCACAATAATGCCTATATCTGCTTACTTTATTCTCTTTGTATAATTCTGCGAGCAGCCTACCAATTTCAGGAACTTTCGGCGCTCCATATAGATACCATTCTATTACTTTCGGATTAAATTCATTTATATATGCATTTACAAAATTCTCTGATACAACATCAATAAACTCATCTTTGTGTTGTAACATATAATTGAGTATCCATTGCTTTTTGCGTTCTTTTATAGCATATCACCTCCAAGGAAAGTTAAATTTTATTGCCAAATTTCATCGTTGTCTGCAAGCGAAGCTTCCCATTTCCAGTTATGACCTGTTTTACTTTTTACTATTTCTATTGCTTCATCATAACTTGCAGCTTTAACTACATAACAATAACTTGATGTATCTTCTGCGTATTGTGGAATATCCTTCACAATATATAATTCTTTCTTCATTTATTGTCCTCCATTCCATTTTGAAACCTAGATTTCAAGTCCATCTTCCATGCATTTTTCTGCAAATTCACTTGAATTATTTCCAACAATCTTTCTATAAATATGATTCCAATCAGTATTCCCAAATGCTATTTTTATATTGCTTTCAAGATATGTATTAAATACATCTGCTTCATCTTTACTTAAAACACAATCTTTATCATCACAAGCATTATTAAGCTGTAGCAATAATTCCAATTCTGCGATTTCTGTTTTCAATTTTTTCATATATAATAATATATTGATAGCATTATCTTCATATTTTGACTGATCAATGTTCTTTATATCAACTTTAAAATATTCTTGTTGATTTTTTAAATCTTGTTTTTTAGCAGCTAATCGCTGTTCTAACACTTCTTTCATGTTATCAACCCCTTCTAATGAAAACTTGGTTTCATTGACTTATTTTATATAGATACTTGGTTCACTCTTTATCAATAAACTAACTAAATTCCCAAATTTTTCATGAGCTGCATTAAGAATAAGTTCTTCCAAATCTCTTAATTCCAAATACTGTAAATTTTCTGCTAGATGATTTAATGTACAATCTGGTTTAAGTTTGCCAGATTTATATTTCCATTCATTTATATCATTGCACAAATTTAATAAACCATTTGCATCCATATGATCTATATAATATTTCACTTCATCTCTACTCATAATCAACCTCCAATTTTCCATTCGAAACTATTATTTATTGCTTCTTCTATTCTACACAATATCATTTAACAACTCAATTACTTCGTCAAGTTTCTCACTCGCTTCTTCCATACTATCAATAGCATCTTCAGAACACATTCCTCTATAGCTACTTTGTAATCCTTCGGGCATATTATCAAATGCGTCCTGTTCTTCGTTTAATATAGAAGATAACTCACTTGAAACTTTCTTCAAATCGGTTTTAATCAAATCAATTTGAGTTTTGAGTTGCCTTATCTTTTCTCTTCTCTGTTTATTCATTACCTATCACCCCATAATGCATGGACTACATCATAATCACTTGGCATACATGTACATGTCAAAGCTCCAAAATTCAACTTATTAAATTCTTCTTTTGTAATTTCAATTCCCATATCTCCATCAACAGTAGTATTGTAATCAAGCTTTCCTTGACATTCTGGACGGAAATACCATACCCTATAGAATTCTTTGCCAGTCTTTTGATTCTTCCCACTAAACAAACAGGTAATTGTTCTGCCTGTGCTGATTTCAGTTGTAACAGTTTTTCCGAAATATGGATTGTATTGACTATATACATTTTTCCCGTATTTTAGATTTTCCTGTTTATCATGTTCACTCATCGCAAATAACTGCTGTGTACCTCTTCCATAAGAAGTGTCGTACACCTTACTGCTATTCACACCAACTGTAGAATATAATTTAACTCCGTTCCTGTCTGTTGTTTCAACTCTCTTTACTTGCTCTCCATTGATGTAATCATTGCAAAGTCTATCCATATAATGAACATTTCCGTTTTCATCAACTGTACGAGTAGTTTTCTTCATATCGTAGTTATCTTTAGCTGCCTTTGCAGCACTTCCTACATAAATTCCTAAAAACGCTAATAGTCCACCGAACATATTCATCAACCACCCTTCTTATTTTCTCCACTTTTCCATTTCATCTACAGACTTCTTATTTAAGTTATTATACATATCTTGTCTCTTACGAGATTCTTCCCTTTGGTTCGCTTTCCAAGGAAGATAAATACATAAATACATTGCTAGTAAACATCCGATTAACTGTGCCATAATGACTACCTCTTTTCTTTCCATTTGTGTTCTGTTATACTATTCTTTATCGGAGGAACTAATCATGATAAAAGAATTTATAACAGATGTTTGCGAACTGCTTGAAATAAAAGTGCCAAAAATTTCATATGACACTACTCATTTCGCTACTAAAACAACATTATCTCAATGCGAACCAGTAACTAATACAATTTACCTTAATAAAGTAGACAAACCAAATCCAGACTATGTATTTTCCATTGCTCATGAACTTCGTCATATTTATCAATATCAAACTGATGAGGAATTTTATTTATCAGGATATAAACCATCTAACAAATGTTCATCAGTTGAAGAATATAATCTTCAAATTGCTGAAGTAGATGCTAATGCATTTGCCTCTATTGTTATGACCGATTTCTTTTCAATAAAACCACAATGGAACGGATTATCTAATAAGGTCATTAATGAAATAAATAAAAGAATTAATATAATAATTCACGAATTAGACAACTAATTCTCTGCTCCATTTCATCATATGAACATACTTCGTTGGATTCAAAATCTGGCATCAAGACATAATCATTAAATTCGTTTGCTTCGACATTCCAATTACCACCAGATGCAAAACATAAATCTCCATTTGCTCTAATACCTAAGTCATCAAGCTTCATTTGAGACTCAACCAGATCTAAGATATAATCTAATAAATGCTTGCCGCTTGGTAATTCATAATTACCTTTTCTTTTATCAATTTTCCAACAACTACGCAATTTAATAATTTTCTTAAAATTTTCACGTTTCATATAATTACCACCTTTCACCTATCAAAAATTATTATAATAATAAAATAGAATTGCCATTATTGACAATTCTACTTCTCATTTATTATTCCTCGGCGAATATTGGTTCAAATTAATTAACTCTTATTCATCCCAATATTCTGTTTACTGCTTTATTAATTTCCATAATTTCTGCCGTTGTACAATACCGTAAGTATCGACCGATTTCCGTTTTCTGTTTATGATAGATCCGATCAAGATTTTCGAGCTGCATCAATAATACAATATCATCTGTTATATTGCGTTCTGCCTTAGATACAACCACCATTTCCGTTCCATCACATCCATATACCTCATAAGGATTAATAATCTCCATTTGTTCTCCTATATTTTCCATTTACTATCTTTGTCGTAACCACCAGATACCATCTTACTTTTTATCTGTGATGGGCTTTTACCAGCATCCATAGCCATTTTCCCGATTGACACCTTATCAAGATCATAACTATTTACTTTTGCCTCAATGTATATTTTGCGTCCTATATAAATAAGAACGATTGTAATAATCAATGCTAGACTGTCCATATCATCATCTCCTTTGCTTTATATATAGTTTTATATACTACGTTCCACGATGTATCTATTAAAAAATGTCTTGATAATAAATTAATCTTTACATTCCAATATGTGTCTATTAAACTATTAATTAAAAAATTATAAATATTTTCTTGTCTTTAACTGATTCTGTAATGTTAATAATGTCTTGACCATGATTTTCTGCTTTTCATCTTTGCTTACATCTGCATCATCTTCAGTCAACTTCAACAAATCATCTGGTGCATTTAATGATGTCCCATTATAAATCATTAATGTATAATTCAGGAAATCATTCACATTACGTCTTTCTGAAGCATTTAATGCTTTCATATACCAACCTTTGCATTTTGTCATTGCATCAACTTCCATTTGTCTCCCTCCTTTCTCTTACATATGTAACTATTATACCATACTAGGCGACTCTTTCCCATCCCTGTTCTACAATTTCTGCGTTCAAATCAGGGTTATTTATGTTTTCGCCGTTATAATACTGATAGAAACTTATCATATCAACCATGTTTCCATCGTTGTCATATAACTCATAGTATGTATCTGCTACTCTATCGGATTTACTAGCTGCAACTTCATCCGCTCCGATAGTATTAATATAGCCGTTATTATGTACAAAATTTTCCGCATCTGCGTATTCCATATTATTTAATACTGTAATATCTACCATACAAATTCCTCCTTAATAATAAAACCTGCGAGTAATTGTTACCAACAGGTTATTAACTACATTATTTCATTGATTGCCGACTAATTCCTTCTCCGTAGATTTCGCTTTGCATGTCAACTATACCTCGCACATATTGTCCAAGTTCCTGATCTGTGCAAGGTTCTAACATGTTTCTTGCCTTTCTTCGGATTAGTCTATATGCGAGTGATTCATTCTTCGTTTCTGTTATATTAATATTCATTTTCATTACATCACCTCCAAATAAATTTCCGTTTCATTGGATTCTAATAAATAAGTTTTGTGCCACATTCTGGACAATGTTTTGGTCGCATTTCTGCATAATCATCATTTCTTGCGACTTCATATTTGCATATAGGGCATTCAATACCATCCATTTCATCATCTCCTTGATAGTTTACATGCATACCATCAATAAATTGGTTTTCTAAAAGCACAACTCTATGTGCTGTTTTTACTAAAGTTTGAGAAGCTTCCTCCATAAGTTCTGTTGTTCCCTCTACTTCTTTTCCATATGGCGGTTCTTTATATGCCTTTATATATCTCTGCAATTTATTCAATAATTCATTCATATTATTTGCCTACCTTTCTAAACTAAGAAATCATCGTTTCCTATGCTTTCTGCTTAAAATAATACTTAACAATCTTTTTAAAATCCTTACTACTTGCATAAGCAACTCTAGGTTTACTTCCATCAATGTTAAATTCCGTTACGCTTAAAATCGCATAGCCTTGTACCGTTAATGTGGCAAGATATACAAGTAAATTTAATTTGTATCCAAGACTGTCAAGCTGAATTTCTTTTCTTAACTTCTGTACTTCTTCATCATAGTTGTCATCTATTTCAATAATATGTGCAGAAGCATATGTATTGATTTTATATAATCTATTGTTAACTTTTCTTACCATATTATTTACCTCTCTTTCCGAGTAAATCCTCATTTCATCTTTGCCAAACAATCTGGACAAATATTTCCATATTCTTTTGTCCATCTCCAATCACTTACAGCATTTTTTAACCATTTAACACTTTTATTGTTATGATAGTCTCTGTTTATAATCCCCCCACAACAACCACAAGCCACTTCCATATATATAATAGCTTTTTTCATTCATTTCACCTCAATTCATAATCATATGAAACTCTTGTTTCTTATGACATTCGTTCAATCTTTTTCCAATCAATCTGTGAAAACATTTGACGGTTAAACTCTTCAAGCTCCTCTGCCTTTTCACACTGTTCACAGTAATCATCCACATCATCAAAGTAGTCATCTTCTGTTTCCATATACCAATCTTCCCAGTCCTGAGAAGTTTCATCCCATCTCTGAACTCCACCGCAATTACAATAATCAGGCTTAATTCTATTCTGTCTTTGATATGCATCATATGCTGCTAACATATCCATTACTTTTTTGCCCTCTTCAACCGTTTCTACAGGAATATAAAACGCATCCTCTGTTGCACCTGCTTGTGGAATCCACCATACTCTTAATTTATCCATTCTTTTTACCTACCTTTCTTATTTCATTTGAAATTGCTAATTCTTTACCTATACATAAGCCAATAGATTATCTTCTGTTCCGTCAGCTATTTCGTAATCCTGCCACCAATCATGTATTGTTTCTCTAATTTCTTCTGGTCGCATTTTATCTCTTAATTCATCAACCTTTGCCTTCCATATTTCAGTTTCAAATTCAACAACAAGATTGTTCTGTTCTTCGTTCAAATCGTTATAAGAACCACTACTTAATAAGGCATGTACTGCTTTCTGCATTACTTCTTTTACATCCATATCACTCAACCTCACTTTCATAAGCACTAATATCAATTCTGCCTAACTTAAAATTTAAGTTTTCACTCCAATTTAAACTGCCTGACTTTACAGATAAATCTTCATAATCGCCATAGATATTTGCCTTATAAATATTCCATCTTGCACCATCTACATGTAATACGGAATAAATCAGCTTGTCATTTTTATAGAAGTCATAGCAGCTACAATCAATGTCAAGATAATATTTATATCCGTTTTCATCCTCTGTATTGATTGCAAAGTCTTCTCTGTTCATCCGTGATATTCTTGATTTTCTTATCAGTTCTGCCTTGATTGCATCTGGAATATCTTTGATCTTGTCTAACAAGCTTGAATCAATAAACACAGACTTCTTTTCTTTCCGTTCATACAAGCTCGGAAACTTCTTTCTAAACCGTGCTGCTGTTTCGCAAATATATTCATATCCGTTCATTTCACATTCTCCTTCCTAATAAATAAGACAGACACATTTGTTTGCGTCTGCCTTATTATTCTCTGTTTGTTGCATCAAAAAAGCAGATACCGTTTTGATATCTGCTTTACTAAAATCTCATCTATTCCTTTTGTCTTGTATTTTTCTTAGTCAATCAACTCAACTTCTACATCCCTGATAGTGCCATCGGCACTTAATTCTGTATCATCATTAGTAAATATGGAACTTCCATCATCCTCAATATTGATGTCATAAGCCATTGCTTCAGCTTCATCTCTTGACTCTGCTTCTATTTCTTTTTCAAAACTAATCGTGTCATAACCTCTAACCTTGTATGTGTTCATAATATCAATCCCCTTTCGATTTAATTTTTTCATTATATCATAATATCCATCCAATGTAAATTACAATTTCCTTTGATTACATTTCTTCATTATTGTATGTATAATCAAAATCTCCATATTTTAATTCAGACTTAATAGTATCTCTTGTTGCTGTTTTCCAATCTTGTCTGAATAGTTTTGCCTGTTCTTTTGGGGTATTTTCTTTGTCAACTAACTTAAATTCTCCATTCACATAATCGTATCTTGTAGTAACAGGTTTATATTCCATATTGCCTTCTTCAATCTCCTTAGAAATTTTCATTTTTAACTTCTGCTGAGATGTACCAATGAATAAAAGTTCCATGCTAGAATACTCTTTCCATTCATTGCAGCTATGTAAATAATATATTTGTTTTGCCATATAATCACACTCCTATCTGCTAATTTTTATACCACTGAAATGCACAATCATACATCATTTTACCTGTTATCTGGTCTTTAAATGTAGGACAATGCCAAGCCATTCTATAATTATGTGCCTTACACCATTCTTCAATTACCTTTGTTGTAAGTGGTATTACATATACATATAAGTCAGATCCATACGAAGGATTATACATTTCTTCTTTTGGATAACCTGCTTCAATTAACATTTCCATTAATGTTTTCTGCATATCAATCAACCTCCTCTTTTCCGTCTATCTTTCTTATTTTCACTTCAATTTGTTCCTTTAAACTTTTAATATCATCAGTCGCCTCTTCTATGGTACGGAAATTATTTTGCGTGACTTTCTTCTCGAATTCCTCTATATTACCTACCATCCATACAAAACGATAATTAAATATGTTCTCAATATTTTTATAATCTTCGCTAGTTTTTGCCTCACTTAACTTAACAAGAAGCTTTTCTTTTAATGCCTGAAACATTTCCTTAATCTCTTTCAGATCCGCTTCATAGCTAATCGAATCAACCTCTCTTTTTCGCTTGTCTGCTTTGTAAGTATTGAGACGATATTTTAACGCTTGTCTTGCTTCTGTGATATTACAACCACTCTTATCAAATTCATCTGACCTGCAATTGCTATAATAATAGTAAGAACTAGAAGTTCTTTTTACTTTCCTTTTATATTTTGCATCTTGCTGAATGATAAACACTCCAAGTTTTCCACTTTTTCTATCTTCTTCAAAGTTATATTTTGCATAATAATCATCAATTGAATATTTATATTTGTCTCTTGGTACTTCTACTTTAAACTTTCCTGCGTTTAATTCAACACAACGAACCTCCGTTCCTTTACAGATTAATAATATTCCGTTATTGCTTCCTGTCATCTTTTTAATACTATTAATTGTAAATTTTCCAAGTAGACCAGTTACCTTGAATGGCTTTTGAAAATCGTAACCATAACAACAAGCAAGGAATTGCAATGCCTTCCTTCTACACTGTAATAACTCTTTCAGAGCATTGTCAAAAATAATATTAAGTTCATCTATATGCTCTTTGTTACCACTGTGTAACAAATTCTCTTTCATCGCTCTTGTCAGTAAAGTTCCCTTACTAATTTGATTTCGCTCATTAAAAAGCTTAATTACTTTTTTATCATGAAAATCAAGAACACAAATATTATCACGATCAGTATTCACATAATATCTTCCGTTGTCTGCAAATCTTACTCCGTTTTTACTATCAAGAACAAAGTTACCCAAATACACATTTTCAACTTCCGTAACATATTTTAGATAAACTCCGTTTATTTTAGCAATGTTTCTATAATAAGTTTTATCCTTATTAAGAGAAGCTATATTATAATATCCAAGTACCTTTGCCTGTAATCCAGGAACTAACAAATCCAGATTATTATTAAGTGTACTATCGCATTCGCTTACAGTGTGATTATAGCGGTTCTTAATAGACATATGGCTTCCGTTTTTTGCTATCTGAATATTAAGAATAGATGTGCCATACTCATCTTCCCTTTGTGGCGTTTTACTTCTCTGTATTTTGTCAATATCTTTCTTAATTGCAACTAACATATGATACTGACTCATGCGACCAGAAAGATTATTATAAGTGCAAATTACTTCTCCTGCTGCATAATACTTTTTGCATTCTGCTATTTTCTCTTCATCATCAAAAATTACAGTGTCATATCCAACTTTCTTAAAATCTTCAATGATTTCTTCCTGCGTAGTTTCCCTTATTGTTCCAAAGGTATCATTTGCACTTATTTCAGCACAGATGGACTTTATCTGGAACTCGTCCAATTCAGAAAACACATTCCTTGCATTCTGTGGTGTTACTAATGCTTTACGAAGTTTCTCTTGATCTACTGCAATGTTTTTAATATAAGAATACGCATAATCTCCTACGAATTTTTTCAAATTACCCATATATATCAACCTGCCTTTCTAATCAATCCAACTTTTTGTTACTGTGTCATATGTAGCTCCATTTGCATCCTGATACTCTTTCCGTGATGAATATGTAAACTTAAAACATTTATGTCCATTCACATATATTTCTGTTTTATTTCCATTTTCCATTGCAAACCGTTCTCTGTATCCACCATTTTTATATGCGGTTTGCATTTCTGCACTTCTAAATTTTTTCATTATAATCAACCTCACTTTCTTGTAATAAAATAGGCAGCTAGGTATTTATTCTCCTAACTGCCTTGCGGTTACTATAAATTTATTGCTTTTCCATTTTCATCATATTCAATTGGTGCAATGTGAACGGCATAACCGATTTCTTTTTCTTTGTCATAAATTTCCATTGTACCACCTGCACAAAATTCAAACGAGAACCGCTTGTCATTCGATTCAAGTAATTTAATCAAATGATCCGTGAGTTCATTTAAGTTTCGTGCGTCCTCTTTTGACTTTTCAATACTTGTCATTTCGCTTCACTCCTTATCTAATTTCTTCAAAAGGTTTTACATTTTTAATTCGTTCGTCATAAATCAATGTATAGCCATTATAATAAAACCTTTCTCTTTCGTCTGGTTTTGTCCATATAATTGTTTCCTGTTTTAAACCATCACAAGGAGAAGTCTTAATATCTGCCATCGTTGCTCCATTCGATTCATAAATCCGTACTGCTATTGCACAATGCTTGTTTTCCATTGTTTTTTACCTCCAATCTTATCAAGAAATCTTAGTTTACTTTACTTTGCTGTGATAACAAGTATGTACACCATCTCTGCACATTACTTGTAAAACTATTGCATCTTCATACTCTATTCTGCTTATAACATATAAATAATCCATTTTGCTTACCATTCCTTTCTAAAGAAAGCGAATTTCTTAGTTACCATTCTGGTGTTTGTAATTTCAATATGTCCTTTATGGTAAGTTCCATTCTTTCGATCTTACTCTTCATTTCCACTAACTTTACCTGCATATATGCTTCTTTTTGTGTTTCAAAAAACCCTTCATAAGCAAAGTCTTTGAGATTAGATAACAGATCATCTGCACCAAATTCTTGTATTGCATATTCAGAAAACACGCCCTGAGACAATGCGTAATTATTTCCGTATTTCTTTTTCTCACTGGTATTTAATTCGTAAATTCCCCAACTACTTCCTAATAATTCATTCTTTTTAATTTCCTGTACTAATTTCATTTCTCTTACCACCATTCCATACAAATACTCTAATTATTTCATTTCCACACTTATATTTATAAGTCATATTTGTTATCCTCCATTTCCATAGTAAATGCGAATTTCTTTTACAACTTCACTCCATCTGTAGGGAGTCCAAAATCTTTCACTAACTCATCAAACACATCATCTGGCATCTGACTTAGATTATCTTCGATTTCTTTTCTGCTAAACCCGTGCGACGCATATCCAAAAAATTTTTCAATCTGTTCATCATTTGCTTCATGTAATATAAAATCGATCATCATTTCTTCAATATCCATTTTTATACCTTCCTTTCCAATCCAAGGAATCACGCATTACTTGCTCATTTTCCATTCCAATCTATCTGCGTTTATACACCTATCCTGAATGTCATAATTAAACTCTTTCTTTGCCTCTTTAATTAAACTTTCAGATGTATCTCCATCATCTTCTAATAATTCATATTCAATAATTCCAATTACTTTTGCCATAATTTTCTCTTCCTTTCACTATGAAATATCCATTTATTCTCTTTTATTTTCTTTTCCGTTTTCTGTTGCAATGTTTCCCTGCGTGGCGACACTGAAAATCATATACTGCTTTTCTGTTCTTTTTCTGTACTACATTCTCTAACGCCATACGTTTAACCTGTTCATAATCTGGATTCATAAAATAACCATCCTTTCTTTCTACTTCATAGTGTTCTATTAATATATCTATTAACTACCTCTCAATGATAATTTTTGAATCATCTATATTTTCTTCTTTTATGGCAATAGGTAAAATAATAGCCTCTCCGATATCTGTTTTAATATGAAGAGGTGCTTTCTTCCCTAGATATATGACCTCTGAAATATTTCCATCATCAATGATAGAAAATGCTTTATCTATTAATCCGATCTTAAAAAATGTTTCTTTGTATTTTAGTAAATACTGAAAATTTTCACTAGCCCCTGTTTCTTTTTTTAAGTATTTATATCCTTTGCTTTTTGCTTCTGCTAATAGATCGTTGATACTTAAATTTTCGCTCTCTGCTTTATATTTTCCAATATCAAATATACTTACAATATTTAAATAATCGTTACATGTTTCCATTGCTCCAATGCCTTCTGTGGTTAATACCGCACAATATGTATCACAAAAAGCATTATATTTTTTTCCATTGTATGAAATATTTGTTCCTGGTTTATTCATAAATTCTCTAGTATCTTTCGATTTTCCGGCAAAGTATCTTTTCATCGCTGCATAGCGTTTTTTAGCCGTTCCATTTCCTGTTAATGTGTTTGCGTATATCTCGCTAGATAAAAGCTGTTTCAATTCTTCTATCTCTCCATTGTTTAACATTTCCAATATTTTTGTATTTTTCATAAGATCAACTTCCTTTCTATTCAAATCTTTTATATTGCTTCGATTTCTACGTTGTTATCATTTACATAAATGTTGTACCATTTGTTTTTATATTCAAGTGTCATGCCATCCAATGCACTAACACATTTTGTTCCAATTTTCCGCATAGCATATTTTACTATTGTGCTTTCAAGTTCTTCTGTCATGTTCTTACCTCCTCTATAAACTTCTTAATAATAAACAATGTATTCTCTCTGCTTCCTCTGTTGTGCTTGAAAAGATCACTTTTTCAGACTGTCCATACTTTCCGAAAATCTCCGATATATAGCCACCGTTACAATAATATGTTGATACCATATGATTATTTTTAATAGTACGGTAAAAATTTCTCATATTATGACCTCCTCTATTCTTCTATTAATGATAATTTCCAGCATTTCCACAGACACGCCAGAGCACATAAGCAGCAATTCATCGGGATATAGTACCAATTTCCTCCTAACAAGAATTTCATGCCTACACACAAAACAAGTAAAACAATAAACATATAATTACGTTTTACCATGTTGATGATCTGCTTTTTTATTCTCTCTTTCCGCTTCATTTTCCGGCGTGCTTCTCTCTTTTTGTAAATATGTACCGCTTCATTATATGTATATAATCGAATTGTGTTTGTATTTTCCATTTTTCCATTTCTCCTGTTTGCTTAAGCTATCTTTTCTATTCTTCCAGTTCTGCAATTCTCAAAAATTCCATCCGATAATTGACTATCTAATATAGATATACAGTCACTTTCTGTTTCTGATGTAATAGACAAAATAGTATATTGGTTTGATCCTGTATGATCTGCATTTAAAACATGCACTAAACTATTTTCTAATGTTATCGTATAAGATTTATTAAAACTTTCTTTCTGCCGATGTCCATCTATTCCATATATTTTGTATATTTTTGTTACCATTTTTTGTACCTCTTATAATTTGTATTTATTCAATGACAAGCTGCCTTTATGAATAAATTCTTCTAATAATTCTATTGCCTGACTTTCCAATAATTGTGTAGTGTATACACAAGTGATTAAAAAAGATCTAATTGTTTGTGCGGTTAGATCATTTTCTTTATTTGCTTCTATTAACATTTTTCTTGTAATGTTTTCACATTGTATAGCATTCATAATAATCAACCTCCTATAATTCTTCTATTTTATATTCCAGGTTTTCCTCTTCTATTGCTTCATTAATTGCCTGATTTAAAAGGTAGCATCGAATAGAACAATCTATTGCTTCGTAATTATTAGAATACCACCAGTTCATTACCTGATCTTTGCAACCAAATTCTTCAGCCATTTCTACAATTAATTCTTTGTTATCATCAACATATTTTTTTGCCTTTGCTCTGTTGCAAGTGTATGATCCGCTTGCATTTCCTGTCACGCTATCATTGATCCATAAATCCTCATTAAGCTTTTCTTTTAATTCTTCGATATCGCCAAATTCCGAAAGATCAATATTTTCTTCTATATACTCTTTTACGTCCTCTTTTACTGCTTTTAAATAGTTATACATAATAACCAACCTCCTGTTTTTTGTTTTATTCTCTCTTTAATTCTTCTTATATTACTTCGATGCAGCTCACCCGCCATTCTGGATGATTTGCGAGAATTTCATTAATAGTTCGATCTGTCATACCTTCGCACCAGTATTTTACTTCGTTATATTCATTGACTATTGCACTTTTATACATATATAAATCCCTCCTTATAGATTGTATTTTCTGCTATCAACCAAAACGATCAAACCGCATATGATACAGTTCAACCGCTTTATTATCGAATCGTCAGAAAAATTTATTAAGTATTCACACAAACAAAAAAAGAAAGATCAATATTTTTTTCAACTCATGATACTTCTATTGATCTCTCTTTATGCGGTGTTACGGACAGGGAAAAGAATCATTTATAAACGCTTCTACTACTTGCTGCCCATCCAGGTCTTACGCTTTTGCCCGATTAATTTATAAATCAAAATCTTATATACCGTATAGGTTGCATTTTTGTTTGTGTTGTATAATTAATAAAAAATTGTTTTGTTCCAAATTTGTTTAGCGTGATCAACTCACCTGTTCGCTTTTTTCTAATAGGTTTATTAATCTGCAATGCTGCAATCCCTATTGTTTCACGATGCTAACTATTAGTTTACCGTGGTTACTTTCAAGTAGTAACAACTCATTCAGTTGTTATCTACCTTGTAATTTTCGAAGGTTAGCGGTCAGCCCCTGTTTGGCTAATCGGTTTATATATGAAAACTTATGTTTCATTTTCTAAATTTATTATAGCTTATTTTTGTTTACTTGTCAATACTTTTGTTTCATTTTCTAAACTTTTATTTACATTTTATCGGCTCATGTGATATACTATCAAAAAAAATATAGAGGTGGTAAAAATGGCAATTAGATTTTATAAATTCTATGATTATATGTCACGCAATGATATAAGTAAAACCGATGTAAAAAATACTTTGGGTATATCGTCGGCAACGTCTGCAAGGCTTTTTAATAATGAAAACGTGTCATTACAAGTTGTTAATGATATTTGTAAATATTATAAATTACAGCCAGCGGATATCATGGAATTTATACCAGATCCAGAAAATTAAAAGTATTGATTTTCAAAGTGCTAGAAATGGCAAGTTGTAATTGAATACCACGGCTTTACCGCTTGCCTGTATGTATTATTTTGAAATGTTAATAATGATCTGATCAGGAAACCTTTAAAATATGTATAGTGCGGATGATCTAGCGGTTATGGCGTAAAGTGTGCCTGTATTATCGCCTTTAAGTAATTTACCATTCAAACCATATATACCGGATGCATAACCGACTTGTGACAGGTAACTTTCTTTTTCTATGATCTCTTTGTATGTGTTATTATTGCCCTTTGTAAGATCAACGGCTAAACCGTTATTTACTAGGCTTTTCAACTGCTTAAGTGTATATTTTTTCATATGTCATACCTCCTATTTATTGATGATCTGAAAACCTTCATGCTCAGCTTTGCGAATCTGGTTTATTGTCATTCGAGTTGTGGCGATGTATTCACCGTTTAATTTTATTGTTACTAACATATAGAACAACCTCCTTTTATGTGGTAGTTAGCCTAGCCTTGCTAGGCATTGCTTATCTTTATCTTATGTATTAATTATAAATGATTTTCATTTAAAAGTCAATACTTTTTAAATATTTTTTATTTATTTTTATATGATTTTTGTTTGGGAATAAATGTATTAATTGACAAAATCATAGATCAATGCTAAAGTATATAATTAGATCACATAAATCAGAAAAAAGAGGTATTACAATGTTTATATATAACGATAATAAGCAAGTAAAAAGCGAATTTAAAAAAATGGCTATTGATTGCAACATGACGATGACAGATATTGCCAGGGAATGTGACTTAATCCCCCAACAGTTGAATAATAGATTCAATAATAGTAGATTGGCATTATCTGATTTAAAAGAATGGTGCAATGCTATGGGTTGTGATCTAGTTATAGATATAGTGAAAAGATCATAGATAGACCATGCATAGATCCATAGATCATATACTCACATTTTTATATTGTGTGACAGTTTATTGAATTGTGTATAATTTTTACACAATTTATATTATTGTATATACTATTTATTATATTGTGTGTTTATTATGTGTAATATAATGTATTGTGTATATTATTTTTTGTTTTATTTTTAATTGTGTATGCTATTTATAGAATTGTATGTGCGATATGAGCAGTTTTGTGCAATGTTTTAATTGTTTGTTGTTTTAATATAATTGTTTGAATTGTATATACAGTTTAAAAATTACCATATAATTATAGCCAATTTTTGCCGAACTGGTAAAAGATCATATAAATAGATCATACCAGATGTACAGGGTGCAGGTATTAAAATGCCACGGAAAAATGAGAAAATACCGTGATTTTACGGTATTAAAATTTAGTAGGTATGTTTACATCTTTAAAGTCAGAGCAGAGCGAGGAAAAGCGTGTATCTGTTCCATTCACACGAAACTCTTAAAAATCCCAAGTATATCCATCATTTTTACCACTCTCTCATTCCTACTACCAAAAATCACCCACTTCGATATTGAGTTCGACAAACCTCTTGTAAATCAATCAATTTTAATCATTTCTATAATATGTAAAATAACCCATCTTGCTATCAAACACTCAATTCAGCCAAGAAAATTAAGCAATCTACGAACATAATATAAATCAAGTCGAATATCACTCAATGTACCAAAATAAAAATACAAATTATACCTAGTTCAAGCTTACATTCCAATAGAAAATTAACTATAATTTTAAAATCAACACCAACGCATTTCTCATCAATCACCGAACTTAATTTTTAATATATATTTTCTAACTTGCTATTCTATTTCCAATTCACTCTCAAACAGATAATAACTTAATAGAAACACAAAAAATAATTATTGAACTAGAAGCATTTACAATGAACAAACCAACCAAATATTATCTTGTACCAATACAGACAAATACCAAGCAATGCTTATAGTAATAGGCTCTCATAATTAATCTGCCAGTGATAAGCAAGAATATGAAACACCAGTTATGTATAAAAGAAGATCAATAGCATATGGGTTATAATCACAATGCATATATAGAAAACCAAAACAGATATTTACCTATATGAGTAGGTAACGCACATATTAAAATTAAAGGCAGATGATTTACTTCACCTGTCTTATTTTTATTTAAAACATAATTACTTGACTAATTCGTATCAAATCGACACAAAAATCAATTTTATCTTCTACCCTACCAATCTATCAACAAAGATATAAAAATAGAAATTTACCCTCAAAACGATCGATTTAGTTCCCATAACTTCATATAAAGAATGTAATGACATACGCCAGTATAAAAATAGTCCCTTTGATAAGGGATGGTATTTTCGCAGCGTAGCAAGAAAATAATTTTGGGATAGACCATATCAATTACTAAATATATGTCAACACAAACAGAGAATAAAAATAAGAAAGATTAATCAACAGAAAGGAACATAATACTATGTCAACATTTAAAACACAGCTACCTACATATTTTGAAACACAAACATTAAATTTAACACCATTAACAGTATTAACTGGTTGTAACAATACTGGTAAAACAACAATTCTACAACAATGTCGATCACAATACTCTTCAGCACAATATTTTAAATGGAAAGAATGCTCTATTGCTTTGGCAGATATAGAACATAATATTATGATCAATAGTGTAGTTATATTAGAGCAGCCAGAATGTGCATTACATCCTATTCTACAATTAGAGATAGCCGACAAAATAATTGAATTAATGAACCGATCACAGATAACAATAGTTGAAACCCACAGTGATCATATTATAAACAGGCTTACTAGAAGATATATTGAAGGTGTAGTTACTGATGAAGATATGACAATCTATCATTTAATAAAAGAAAACTCAAAGACTAAAATAGATCATGTTCCTATAGACAAAGAAAAAGGAATTTATTACAAGAAGCCAAGCTTCTTTTATCAAATCATAGAAGAAACCGAAGCAATTCTTCAGGCAGGTTACAATAATTATATTAATAGATGTGTAAAAATAGAGAATAAATAACTATCAATTATCAAGGAGGACATAAAAATGGATAATAAAACAATGACAGATATAATTCTGATTTGCAAAGGACACTATGATAAATCTAAACATGAAACAAAATTAGACGCACTTAGTTCATATTACAATTCATGTTACAGAAGAGGAAATATTCAAGTTTCGTTACTTCCAATAGAATTTATATTTAAGGTATACATAAAACCAACAGTATTAGAAGCAATCAAAAGAGATTCATCATTAGCAATGTATCTCTTTCAACCAACAGTGTTAGAATCTTACAAAGGGAATAGCCGTAAATTAAAATCAACAACAGAAGTAATGTACTACAGATGTATCACTCTAATACAAATGATAAAACCTAGTACATTTAATTTACCATTACCAGATGAAGATAACCCAATTATTATAATCTAATCACTATCCTATCCATAGGAAATTACTGAATTCACAACAAGATTTTAATACCAAATAAAAATCTGTTATACAACCAATTTATCATCGAAAGGAATAATTATGAACAATTTTGATCAAGAAATATCAAAGTACAAGAAGAATACAGGAAGCAATATTTCTAAGATTGAGAAGAAATCAAACCACAAGCATCAATATGAGGAATGTATTATAAGATATAAGTTTTCTTTTATGGGAAAGAATAATCTTCATACAGAATTAAGTAGCTACTGTTCTATTTGTGGAAAAATAGGTGATAGATTTAGCAAAGAGAAAAGTATTGTAGATGACAAAACTATTTATAAACAATTACCTAATGGATGGAAATATACAACTCACATGTCTGGTAAAGAAATATATGAACAGTACCATGATAGATTGCCAGTCTTCAATACTGAATTTAGTGATAAATATGTGAATCTTAATCAGAGAGAAAATTAATGAAAAATAATCATATAGGTACATCTCATATGCACCCAAATGAAAATTATCAACCAATAACAATCAATCAAATTTTTACGGAGTAAATGGGCGTTAGACCATTTACGAAGTTATTATACTTTTTTATATATTTATGCTTTTTTATATAACTCTTTATGCTTTTATACTATATACCTACTTTTTGGGAAAATTTTCACACAGAATTAAGTACCCATTTGGGAAAATTTTCACACAAACTTAATAGGTAGTGTTAAATCTTTGGGAAAATTTTCACACAGAATTTTTTAACGAAAGGAGCGATTAAAATCGACAACTATATTTATCTATCCGAAAAAGATAAAAAAATAACATCAGTTGGATTTTCAAAAAAAGAAATAAAAAATCACAAAGGTATTTCAGGTTTAAAATACTATCTCATCATATTATATCTAAGAAAACATGTACAAACATTTGGACAAGTTACTCTCACACTTAATGAGTTGCTACAAGAAATTGGATATTCTACAAAAACAAATAATAAATCCATATACTCTGATTTTCGAGAAATTATTAAAACAGAACTAATAAACAAAGGTTATGCAAGCTGTAATACAGACATTTTTGTTGTTAAACCAAATGATTTATTTTATCTTCAATTATCTTATGAACGTAATGTTTTTTTTACAGAGGACAGTTTTGTACAGATTACTATTTCTGAATATGAAAAAATCTGTTCTCTCTCATCTAAAATTAATAAATCTATTCTATTGGGCATTTATCTCTATATAAAGCAATTTATCATGAATTATCCAGGAGATATTGCACCTGCTAAGATTTCTTTTCCATCTAAATCTCAAATTGCCAAAGGATTAGATACCTCTATCTCAACAGTTGAAAACGGATTATCTGTTTTAGAATCCTATAAACTAATTTATATAAGAAGAGATATGTTTGTGGAGAATAAAAAAGAAGAAGGTGTGTTTGTTCCTACAAGAAATGTATATGCTCTTGATCCAATGGAATTAGAAGGTGATTCTGTTTTAATCGAATTAGAAAGAATTTATGGAAAGAGAATATATAACAAGGATGACGTGCCTGGTGAAATAAGATATTTAACAAAAATGAAAGGAGAATAAAAGTATGGGAAGAATGGTAAAAATTACAGGAACAAATGAAATAGGTGATTCAAATCAATTATATAAAATTGGTACAAAATGGTTCAAGAACAAAGAACATTATATTAACACATTAAAATCATCCAATATTTCATATCAAACAGTATTAGATTTATTAGAGTCTGATAAAAATTGTTTATTTTCTGATAACGTAAAAACTAAGATTATTAAGTTATTAGAAAACGAATTGTAAATAAGAGAATAAATATATGTAACAAATTAACGCAACACTATAAAAGGAGCGATATATGGATTAATAAATATAAAAATCAGATAAAGGAGGATGAGGAAATTGCTAAAGAGCTTCAAAACGGAAATAAGCCCAACATTGGAACAGCAAAGCAAAATAAATAAAACGATTGGGACTTGTAGGTTTGTATATAACTTTTACATTGCTCACAATAAAGAGGTCTATGAAACTGAAAAGACATTTGTATCAGGCATGGATTTCCAGAAATGGCTAAATAATATTTACTTAAATGAAAATCCCGAATATTCATGGATTAAAGAAGTCAGTTCTAAAGCCGTTAAGCAAAGCATCATGAATGCTGACAAGGCTTTTAAACGATTTTTTAAGCATCAAAGTGGATTTCCTAGATTTAAGAAAAAAGGTCAGTCGGATGTGAAAATGTATTTTGTAAGAAATAATCCAAAAGATTGCCGTTGTGAAAGACATAGGATTAATATTCCTACTCTTGGATGGGTTAAATTAAAAGAAAAGGGTTACATTCCCATTCCAAAACAAGGATACATTATTAAAAGTGGGACTATCTCACAGAAAGCAGGTAGGTATTATGTATCCGTTTTAATTGATATACCAGAAATGATGAAATCTCAATTAAATAATTTTGGTTTAGGAATTGATTTGGGTATTAAGAATTTTGTAATAACCAGTAATGGGATCACGAAGAAGAATATTAACAAGACCGCAAGATTAAAAAAGTTAGAAAAGCAATTAAAAAGGGAACAGCGTTGTCTATCGAGAAAATACGAAGATTTAAAGAAACGTAGTGAAATTAAGAACGGAGATGTTACTAGACAAAATATACAAAAACAAGTCTTAAAGGTACAGAAACTTTATCAGCGGATGAATAATATCCGTACTGATTACATCAATAAAACAATTGTTGAGATAGTGAAAACCAAACCATCTTATATTACGATTGAAGATTTGAATGTGTTAGGTATGATGAAGAACAAACATCTGTCAAAGGCTGTAGCATCACAGAAGTTTTATGAATTTAGAATAAAACTTGAAACTAAATGTAAGGAATTAGGGATTGAATTAAGAATTGTAGACAGATGGTATCCATCAAGCAAGTTGTGTCATGAATGTGGGTGCATTAAGAAAGATTTAAAACTTTCTGATAGAGAATATATTTGTGAGTGTGGATATCATGCAGACAGAGATTTTAATGCAAGTCTTAATTTAAGAGATGCTGTAACTTACAAAATAGCATAATCAAGCATTTGTAAGTATGTACCGATGGCTTAGTCGGGAATTTACGACTGTTGAGTGTACAAGAACTTGTGAGTAGTATATGAATTTATTCATTGCAAAAGCATACACAATGAAACAGTAAGAAATGTTCGTGAGAACTTACAACTTCTCAATATGGGTATAGTTGCCCATATTTGAGTAGCAGCGATGCGAATGGAAAAATATTTAACAGAGAAAGGAAACAAAAAATTATATGAATTATACTACACCAAAAATTTATGTAGATCCATCAGAATATAGAGGGCTGATCTACGAATCAGATTTTGACACTACTAACGCTACTTCCCACAATATTGCGGCGAGAATTGAATCAGATATGCGGTTCAATCGAGCATGTCGGTTAGGGAAAGTCTATGATCAATATACATATAAGAGAGGTATTAAAAATGCTTAGATACGAAAATATTGGAACAGTTTGTATAAAAATTGACTTACATAATAGAAATTATTCAGTGATTGCTATTGCTAAATGGAATAAAGAGACAGAAAAATATATGACTACATTATATTTAAAAGAAAATAGTGTAGAGCTGCTTGATCTCATGGAAAAATATAAAGATGTCGAATTTGATTCAGATTCCTCTTCTATCCGTAATGATATATTACAGGAAGTATCGAAATTAAATAATCACGATTCATTCAAATATTACATGGATCGCTATGATCTTGAACAAAAATGCTTCGATCGAGGTTTGGAAATTGTTACTAGAGAGGAATTAAATAAATGAATATTATGAACTGTACATGTGAGTATTGCGGACAACTTCATCATATTCCAGGATGCCCTAATTATAAAGAATATAAAAGCAATGTTATATGTGCCGAATGTGGCGAAGAAATTTGCATTGGAGACAAATATATGCGAAATGATGTTGGACAATCTGCCCATGTAGACTGTTTTGATAGAACTGAAGATATGGCTATTTTTCTAGGCTATAGGATTTATGAAATGACGGAGGACGATTATGGAGAATAAATATAATAGCGAAGATTTGTATAATATGGCAGCGACTCTCCCACTATCAGCGTGTCCGATGGGAACTCTAGTTGATTGTACTGGATGCGAATCTTTGCAGGTGTGTTATGAAGAGAATACTTCGATAAGAGACGAAAGCAAGGAGGAAATTTAAATGGATAAACAGGTGGTGATATAATATACATGAGTGAGTTTGGAATCAAAATTAAAAACATTAGTGCTGGTATGTTATATGATGTAAATCTTGGTACACGAGATTATTTTACATATACTGATGCAATGTTTAATAATAGTTTGTTTAGTTTTTTCTTACAAAAGAATGGCTTAAATATATATAAAGGTGAAAGTACCAGAGATATCATTTGTCTTGATTATGAATTTGGAAGTCGATCATATGATAATGAACATGCCAGATTGGAAAAATTATTTAATGATGCTGATGGCGATTCACAGGAACGTATTAAACATGCATTACAAAAGGTTGAAGATAGAAAAGATTTATATGACGAAAAGACAAGAGACGAAATTCGAGAATACTTTTATGAGAATGGTGTTGATGTTACATATAAGCGTAAACGAAGAGATGGTACGATTAAAGAAGAAACAATTCATTATGAGATGCTTTTTCGTACAAGTGCTAAAGCTAAACTTGGACAAGTTATATTTATAAATAATAAATTATATGACATTGCCTATGATTGGTTAACAATTGGACTTGGAAACAAAATGAGTCACGACAATGCGAAGATCGTTGAAATGTCAGCATATGCTCCTCTTACTACATCTACCATTATTGGTACGATTCATATACCTGTTGAGAATATTCTAATTCTCAAAGATCAGGATTCCTTTTTTGAAACAATGACAAAAGTTGTCAAGGCAGAAGAATACACCGTTGAAGTTAAAAAGAAAAACAAAACAACCAATAAAAATGAAAAAGTGATTGAAAAACGCAAAAAATGTGTTGTAACTGAAGAAAAACGACAGGTAAAAAACACAATTTGGGATGGAATGGCGTTGATAGAAGCTGATCCTAACTACCTTCGTCTACCAGCTTACATTAATGGTATGGCGCTACTCAGAAACCATCTTTTCAAGGCGTGTGCTTTTAAGGGTTATCTTCAAAAGTTTTTTAAAGATTGGTGTGAGAAAAATGGATATGATTATGATACATATCAGATTCAAGACATGTTTGGCAAATGGCATTATTTAAAAGATATTAAGATGATAACTACGGATAATGCGATTAAATGGAAGAAATTTCAAGATCTCATGGGTAGTAATATTACAGAGGCATATGAATATTGGTGTACAAGAATTCATGAAGATGGTGATATATGGGGCATTGTTAAAACAGATCACCCAAGCAAATTAGGACAATATCAGCAGTTGAGTTATCAAATGATTAATACTCTTCCTTGCACAAAGGATGATGTAAAGGATATTGCTCAGATTAGTATTGACTATGTTGAATTACTCAAACGTGATAATGACGAGTTTGAAAAATTTCTTAGAAAATATGCAAATGAGATAAATCATTATGAGATGCTTGCTGATTTATATGCTCAAAATCATGAATTTGGTAATAGTAAATTATTCAGATATGAAAAAAAAGAAATAATTAAGCAATATGTCTTTAGAATGAGAAAAGGGAAAATCATGGTCAATGGCGATAACTTGACAGTATGTGGGAATCCTTACGCACTTCTACTCTATTCTGTTGGTGAAGATTTTGAAAAAGATTCAACACTTTCTCAAGAATCTAATTGTATTCAATGCTATACTAAACGTTTTGACGATGGAGAATATCTTGCAGCGTTTAGAAATCCACATAATTCCCCAAATAATATATGCTATTTACATAATGTCTATTCGGAAGAAATGAACAAATATTTTGCGTTTAGTAAAAATATTATAGCTGTCAATTGTATTCATACTGACATTCAGGATAGAGCTAACGGGATGGATGAAGATTCAGATTTTATGCTTGTTACGAATCAGTCAACAATGGTTAAATGTGCCGAAAGATGTTATAGAGAGTTCTATACTATCGTAAATGCATTACAAGAATCTGGTATTACTTACAATAATACGAAAAAAGATTATGCAACAATGGATAATAAATTTTCAAAGTCACGCATGGGGATTGGATATTCAAGTAATTTGGCTCAGTTGGCAATGACATACTATTGGACTGAATTACAAAAAGATAATCCAGATGAAGATAGACTTAAAGAACTCTATGATAATTTTATTATTTTGTCTGTTCTCGCACAGGTTATCATTGATGGATGTAAAAGGGAATATGAAATTGATGGTAATAAAGAAATTGATAGAATTAGCAAACTTCCTTCTATGTGTATAAAAAGAATTGTGGGATATACTGAGTCAGACAAGCCAAAGTATAAGAAGTATGATTTTCCAGAGTTCATGAAATATACAAGAGCAATTAAATACACAAAAGATGGCAAAGAGCTTCCGCAAGAAGAAATTGATGAATCAAAAAATAAGCTTAAAAGTCGTATTAATCGAGATTTGTTGTGTCCTATGAATTGGCTTGAAGATTGGATTAACAAAATTCAAAATGCTTCTACTACTAACACTATTCCAACATCTGTGTTTTTTGTTAAAATGAATGGCGAAGCTAATCGAAGACAAATGACAAAGATGATGAAAATTATTGAAGATTATGATTCAAGTATTAAATCTGCAAAGATTAATATTTCAGATAATGAAGAATATGTTCTATTTCTTTTTGAGAAAAATTCTGCGATTATATCTGAACTTTCTAAAATGAAAATTAGGAATGTAGTTACCATTAATCGTCTAATAGAAATTTCTCTTGGTTTAAGTAGCGAAACTGGTGCCTCAAAAAATCGTACTTATAATCCCGAAAAACACACCCGAAAAATATTAAATTTATTATACAAGATGGACAAAAATAAGTTTTTGATGAATTTTTCTTGTAAGTAATGCATAAAAACTGCACGATTATTTTATTATTGTTTCAAAAAATCCTTGATTTATAAGGGTTTTAAAAAATGTCTAATGGGTGTTATATGGAGGGAGAACGCACAGAGTTGTGTTAGTAAACTCCCACGCTTTTTGCCATATGCGTGTAATAAGTAAGGGCTTGCAAGTTAAAAATGTATACTAGGGGCAGACGTATCATTATCTGCCCCGAATATAAACAATTAAGCCTATAGGGCGTTAAAGTATATTTCGTCTGTGATACATAGATATAAATAAGTTGCTGTGATGCTATGTGAAAAACTTGTATATGTGTGCGCCAAACCAGGTAAGTGCAGCAAGCGAGCCTGTACCATGTACGTTCTGTGGAAGATATATGGATTCATGCCTACGGGTAACAAATCAAGGCGTTTTCAAACAGATAATACATTTCATAAAAACAACTCTTCTTTTAGCAGTAGTTGTATTTTCATTCTGAAGGTATGACTACTGCACTCTTTTTTTTGGAATTAGTTCAGTTTGGTAGAACGCCTGATTTGGGTTCAGGAGGTCGTGGGTTCAAATCCTACATTTCCAATTTGCGGTAAGGTGTAAAGGTGCACACTAGTCTCATAAACTAGAGGGTCTGTTCGAGTCAGAGTCACGCTACTCTTCCACTTTTCTTCACTTGTGGATGAAACTAAAACAGAAAGGTGGTTTTTACAATCGCAAGAAAAGCGAAACTGAAAGATGATGGAATCTTATTTTGTGGTAATAATGCAAAAGATGTTACTGGATCAATGATTTATATAAGATTTGCAAATAAACAAATTTTACTTGAATGTGGCTTATTACAGGATAATTCATATTTGGCAGCTTATAAAGCAAATTCAGAAAAATTTAAATTTAAGCCTGATGAATTGGATTACGTGTTTGTTGGACATTCGCACATTGATCATATCGGATTATTACCCCGTCTTATTAAAGAAGGATTTCATGGAAAAATAATTATGACATACCCATCTTCGGTTATGTCGAAATATTTATTACTTAATTGTGCTTTTATTGTAAATGATGAGGCACGAGTTTTATCAAAAAGATATAATAGAGAATACGAACCATTATACACTGAGGAAGATGTATATAAAACACTGGACTACGTTCATGTATATAATGAGTATAATTATGTTTACAAATTAGATAATGTGGTTAGTTTTCAATGGTTTAAAAACTCTCATTGTGTAGGAGCTGCACAGTTACAGCTTATTTTAAATGATGGAATAAAAACAAAGAAAATTCTATATACTTCTGACATTGGAGCGTTAGATACTAAAAATCATTATGTGGAAAATACAGAAATCCCAACTACCTTTTCTGACGTGTCAATTATGGAATCAACTTATGGTTTAAATACTAGAACTACAAAGAAAATTCGTGAATTTGATGTTGAACATTTACGAGTTGCTATAGAAACCGTATTAGAAAGGCAAGGTTCTATTATTCTTCCTGCGTTCTCATTTTCACGATCTCAGGAATTATTAACAACACTATATCTCCTATTTGGAGAAAATGAAGATTTCAAAACAGATATAGTTGTTGACTCAATGCTAACCTGTGATATATGTCAAGCTTACGAAGATGTTCTTGACTCAGATTTTTGTGAATTATGGACAAAAGTTTATAATTGGAAAAATGTAAAATATGTGCGTGAAAAAGTAGAATCGAAAGCATGGGTAAATGATCCTATACCTAAAATTGTAATCTCAAGTAGTGGTTTTTGCACAAATGGGAGGATATTATCTTATCTTGATAAATATTTACGTGATATCAATTCTATGATTTGTTTCTCTGGATTTGTAGGAACAGATGATTCTTATTTGTCATATAGAATAAAAAATGGCAAAACCCATAAAACAATCAATATAAACAAAGTTCCTGTACCTAATAGGGCAGATTGTATAACGATGAGCACGTTTAGCTCCCATGCCAATTTTGACGATTTATTAAAATTCGGTAGTAATTTGAATACAAATCAGCTTGTTTTAGTACATGGATCTACAGAAGCAAAAAATTGTTTAAAAGAACATTTACGAGAAGAAATATCCAAGAATGATAAGTGTTATAAAGTAAAATGTTCTGAAAAAGACATGATTATTTCTTTATAGGAAAATATTATAAAATTGGAGGCTAAATGCCTATGAATAAAAGGAAATTAGAAACTGCATATTTAGATATTGCTATTCCACAAAATGCAGAGAATTTACAGTTACCAGACCCATCATTGTTACAATTTTATAAGAATTATGAAAATAGAATTCTTTGGATTGATGATGAAATAACTACAATGACATTGGAATATGCGAAGATGATTATGCAATGGAATTTTGAAGATAAACAGAATAATATTCCTAAAGAGTCTCGTACTCCGATTAAGGTTATATTTTTTAGTCCAGGTGGCGATTTAGAAGTAAATAATTGTCTTGTAGATACAATTCAGCTTAGTGAAACTCCTGTAGTTGGAATAAACGTAGGTATGGCTGCATCAAGCGGATGTTTTATATATCTTGCTTGTCATAAGAGATATACTTTCCCAACTGCCGAATTTCTTATTCATAAGGGAGCTGGTCAGTTTGTAGGTAATTATGATGAAGTTGTTGCAGCTATTTTGAATTATCAGAGACAAATTGAAGAACTTGGTAATTTTGTATTAACAAGAACTAAGATACCTAATGATGTGTTTGAAGAACACTTTTCTACAGATTGGTACTTATCTGCAAAAGAAGCAATTGAACTTGGTGTTGCAGATGGATATATAACAAGTTTAGATGAAATTATTTAAGGAGAGCGTACTGCTCTCCTATTATATTGGAGAAAAAGGAGATTTTGAAAAATGGCAAATTTTGCTTATAAGAAAACTATAACTACTGCTATGAAGGTAGCAGGAATTCTTGATACTGATAATATGACAATTGATGTGGATGGCGAGGAGAAAAAGCTTTCTACACTTCTCTCAGATTTTAATGGTGGTGCTATTGAGATTAATGTAAAAGTCAAGGATGAGGAAGATCTTGACGAGCCTACAGAGGCTTAATAGAGAGTAGGTGGACAATATATCTGATTTTACAAAATTAGAAAATGAAAACTACTACTCTTATTTATGGCGATTGGATCAATTAATTAATTCTGGAAAATATAAGAATTGGAAAGAAATTACACCAATGGTTAATAAAGAATTATTTGACGATGATGAATCTCAGTATCGAGATGAATCGGCTTATAGAAAAGCCTGTAAATATGCAAGAGATTTTAAAGATGCTGGTGTATTTAATTCTGATGATGAATATATAAAAGAATTACAAATACAGAAACGTGAATTAGAAAAAGAACGTAAAAAATTACAGACAGAGAAAATCGAATACAATAGATGGTTACGTGAAGATGCAAGAGATGAATTAATAACTGAAAAAATTAGTGAAGCAATATCATCTTTACCTAAACTATCGTCTCCTATTCGTATTCAGCCAACAACTAATAAAAAGTCTTGGATACTTGCCATTAGCGATTGTCACTATGGTTGTGAATTTGAAATCAAAGATTTTTATAATGGAATTATAAATGCGTACTCTCCTGAGATATTTGAGGAAAGAATGACAATTTTATTTAATAAGGTTGTGGATAAAATCGAGGAACTTGGAATTACTAAATTGTCAATTATTGAACTTGGAGATGGCATTGATGGGTGTCTCAGAATGTCTCAGCTTATGAGATTAAGATATGGCGTAATTGAGTCTAGTATTCGTTATGCAGATTATTTAGCAAATTGGTTGAATGAATTAAGCAAATATGTGTCAATAAAATTCCAGATGGTTTTTGATTCAAATCATAATCAGTTAAGACTATTGGATGGGAAAAAGAATACATTTCCAGATGAGAATGTAAGTAAAATTATGATGGCTCTCATTAAAGAAAGACTGAAGGATAATGAGAATATTGTTCTTCTTGAAAATCCAACAGGAATGACTTACTCAATGATGTCTACATACTGTGTAGTTGGATTGCACGGTGAGAAGAAAAATCTAAAAAATAATTTATTAGAAATGTCACGCACATATGGTATTCATATTGATTATACAATTTCTGGACACATTCACCATGATGATCTTAAAGAGATTGGGATGGATTCAGCAGTATTATCTGTTGGCTCAGTAATTGGTATTGATCCATATGCTATGACATTAAATGCAGCATCAAATGCTTCTTGTTCAATGTTTGAATTTGAACAAGGACAAGGTAGAACGGCTGAATATGTATTTAAATTAAATTAGACAAAGTAGACTATGTACGGAGATACATAGTTTTTAACATGATAAGTGACTGTGAAATAGGGCTACTCTTCTACTTTTGAGTAGTTCGGTTCACATAAACATCGTAGAGTCACTGCTATGATGTAAACAGACCTGAACCCAACAGGCGATTAATAAATGGGAATAACTTCGGGTTTTGGCTGACGAAGCCATATGTGAGGGAGTGGACTCATTGAGCCGCTACCCTCTTTTTTGATTGAAAAATAAAAAAAATAATTGTGAATGAAAGGAATTAAAAGAATATGAATAAGACAGAGTTAGTAAAAAATGTAGCAGGACAGATTGATGGAGCAACACAGAAGGATGTTGCAGTTCTTGTAGATATAGTCCTTGAGACAATTGTTAATACAGTAGCATCAGGTGAGAAGGTATCTCTTGCAGGTTTCGGTAATTTCGAGGTTGTTGAGAGAGCTGCACGTATGGGCAGAAACCCAAAAACAGGCGAGGCACTTGAGATTGCAGCTTCTAAGAGTCCAAAATTTCATGCATTAACAGGTTTTAAAAATGCAGTCAAGAATGCTTAGTTTGAGGGGACGTGATTAACATAAAAGCAGATATTGTTGAAAGAAACTTTACAGACTATATGGAATTAGTTGTAGATATTGAAAATACATATTTTGACTCTAATATGGACAAAACATTGGATTGTGTAGAAATTATTGCAAAGTATGAAGATGCGAAGAATATCATTGCTGAGTTAGTAGAGAATGGTCACGATCTGGCTCATATTTCAGATTTCGCTCGACCAGATCATGATAATTACAATGATGAGTATCTTATTGCTTTAGATCATGAAGGTATTTGGTGTGAACCTGCTAAACGTGAAAATGGATACTTATATGCTACAGGAGTAGCTTGTTATGTAATGGATAATTGTAATTCAAAAATTATTTCAAATATCCAGTCTAAGGTAGTATATGAAGTCAGTATTGGTGATGATAATTGTGATGGTGATTGTGACCACTGTGATTGCAAGGAAATTGATAAAGATTACTATTCTATCAATGGCAAGCAGGTGTCTCAGGCAGAGTTCGAGAAGAAGACAAAAGAAATTCAGAAGACTTATGATTCATTAAATGATGGGCTTGATATAGCAGACGCATTTCCAGAGATTTACAAGCGGTTAATGAACTATGCGTGTTATCTGGATAGACTAGATGAATCGTTTTGGTATTAACTAATAAGAAATATGGAGTGTGTGGTGTATGCTACACACTCTTTTTGTATGCATCGGTGGTGTAATTGGCAACACAGCAGTCCCCAAAACTGCGAGCTTATGGTTCGAATCCATACTGATGTGCTTTTCAATGTTTCTGTGAATGGAAACAGAGAATAAATATATGTGCTCATGATTGGTGTCATGGCTGATTGTGGGATTTATGGAACAGTAGATACTTGGAGTAGCTACCAAGTATATGAGAACCTATGCCTCTCTTCTACTGTTCTATTTTGAGTTATTGGCATAGGAGAAGGCATAGGTGAAAATTGTGAAAAATACAAAACAAAGAGATTTTAATATCGAGGATTACGACTATTATGTAAGGGAATATATTCAAAAAAGTGAAGAATTAGGCAACCCAATAAAATATGATTTATTGCGGAAAGAGCCATTTAACTTACCTGATGGTAGATGGTATATAAATAATTGCCAAGATAAATCAGTTAAAACTTGGGCTGATTTTGTTGATTGGTGTGGTTTTGTAGCAAAAGGTAAAACACCGTCAAAGGATAAAATGATAAAACTGATTTACAAATTACAGTCAGAAAAAGATAGAGCTTTAATGTATGATGATTTTAGAGGAAGAGGTTGTTATCATCCACCATTAGAAGCGATTAAAACTTATTGGGGAACTATTAATAATATGAAAAAGGAACTTGGATTAGAAATAATTCAAGAGTCCATGTTGGATAGAACTTTAACAAAAGATGAATTAGACCAAATGATAAAAGATATATGTAAATATGTAAAAGACGATAATAGAAATTTTATTACTACATTTGAAATAGACAGTGTTCATGAATGGTTGAATGCAGATTCTTTACAAAGAACAATTAAAAAATTTTATAATTGTAATCTGCAAACATTATTGGCAAATGAAGGAATTTCTTTAGGCAAGAGAGGTCGAGGTATCACATTTGATTTTAGTGATGGTGAACATGTTACAAGCCAATTTGAATATATATTTTCAAAATATCTTAGAGAATTTGGATTAAGATATGGAATAGATTATTTTCGAGATGTAAAATATTCATCTTTTGTCCCATCTTATCACAGAAATATGAATTGTGATTATTTAATTCATACCAAAGATAATGATATTTATATTGAAATTGCAGGTGTAATTGAGGCATATAAAAATTATTTCTTTTCAAATAGGCAGATCACAAGCAGTAAATCTAAAGAAACATATCGTAAAGACCTATCTAAGAAACAAAAAATGTTTAAAGAAAATAATATTCATTATTATATCTTATTCCCTTGTGATTTGACAAAAGATAATACATATAACATTTTAAATAATGATTCTATAGAACTCAGAAAAAGCATTGAAGCTTTTATCAAGAATAATATAGATTGGGATAAGGTGTCTAAAATAGGCGAATTAAAATATAGTGAAGAAATAAAATGGGGAAGAAACGTTATAGATTATAGTGAAGCAGTTTAGTTATTACTACTACTGCTTCTTTTTTATATGTGAAAGGAAGTGAGATTATTGAATGGTAAAATAGCAGATAAATTAGATCCAGTTACAGATGAGGAATGGGCAGAGGTTAATGAGTTTAATAGAAATATGGTTGAAGATTACCTCAGTAATCAGACTCATCTTTCACCACATAGTTTACATGCTTATAGGTCTGCATTAAAGATATTCTTCGTATGGGTTAAAAATAATCTGAATAACAAAAACTGCATAGAAATTAGAAAGAAAGAATTTCTTCGCTATATGAATTTTCTTGCTAATCGTGGACTATCTGAAGCTGCGATTAAATTTAAAAAGTCTTCTGTCAGTGCATTGAATAAATTCATCGAGAATTTCTATGATGAGGACTATCCTACGTTCCGTAATTACGTAACTGCGGAGATGCAAGTACCAAAAACAGGCAAGGTTTTCGCAAAAGAACCATTGACTCCTGATGAAATGGATCATTTATGTTCAGTATTAGCTGAACGTGAAGAATGGCAAAAATTAGCATATGTAAAGTTTACATATTCTACTGGATGCAGACATGCAGAGAGCTTACAGTTGCTCAAAGAGGTTGTCAATTATGAGCCTAAGAGAAAAATTGTAACAATTGTCGATGAGGACGGTAAAGAGCAAGAAGTAGAATCCGTATCTTATAAAACACATGAAATTCGCTGCAAGGGACGTAGTGCCGTTGGTAAGGTTAGAAAATTGCAGTTTGGACAAGATGTAATGGACGCATTAAAGAAATGGCTTGAAGTGCGTGGCGATGATGATTGCCCTTATATGTTTGTCGTAAAAACTAAAGATGGTTCAAAGGTGCGACAGATTGGATATAGTGCATTCAATGATTGGTGTATAAATGAATTTTCTGAAATTGTTGGTAGGAGAACAACTCCACATAACTTCCGAAGAAGTAGAGCGACCAATCTGGTATGTTATGACCATCGTGCATTGGAAACTGCACAGAAACTTTTAGGACACGAATCTTCCGAAACCACTCAGATGTATGTAATCCGTGAAGATACTGAGGATGCCGATGAAGCTTTTGTCTAAGACTTTGTCTAATTCCCTCTTGCACCACACAATTTTATGTGTTACAATACAAGTCAAAAGAAACAAGCAATTATCCGTTAGACGGTTAAGCCAATATTGAACACTATTTGGCTAATATAACAATATCAACACAAAGGAAATGATCGCTATTTGCCGTGGCGGTCATTTTTGTGTTTATCGAACAATCTGACTAAGTATGTAGCAATTACACCACTTACTATGCCAGTCACTAATGTAAAAATTAGTAATTCACAAAATGTCACGTATTATCCTCCTTTGTAAGTATTTCCTACATTGTGTCATGAGGATATCTATATAAACAGAGTATCACTACTCTGACGTGACTTAACCGCCTAACCATCTCTATCTAGCCAAAACAAAGATGTTTGAATAACTGCTTGTCCTTTCTATTATATATTATATGACACTTCTTGTCAAAATATGTCAATTTTTACGACATTTATTATTGGATTTTATATGTTTTATAATTTTCCTGATATAAATTAAAATATTCCTAAAAAATAAAGTTAATAACTCAATTATAATGATACATATTAAACTAAAAGCTATCCATGTTATAACTGTGTGAACTGATGCACTCAACAATGCATATGCGAGCATTGTTATGTATGCGACAGTACACTCTAACACTAATCGTAAAACAGATTTTTCATTTTTTGAAGAATATGTATACGCTTGTATCAAATTAGGTTCTAAATATCCAAGTCTTTTGCGAAGATATATGTATTTATTATTGATGTTATTTTTAAAATTTATAAAACTATCTTTATCTCTATTTTTACGATATAAATCAAATGCGTGAAGTGTCGATTGATCTGCATAATCATTATATTTATTTAAAATGACAAATATATCTAAGCTGATTTGATTTGTACATATATTATTAGAATTCTTTTGTAATAGTATATGATATATAGGATTATATATTTTATCATATGCTATCTCCATTTTGTCTAAAGGTATATTTTTATTATACGTATATTTAGTGGCTAGGAATGTAAAAATTCCAGTAATAATAGCAGGAAAAATGGTCTTAAATATTTCAAATATTGTGTCCAATATATACTCCTTATAAAATTTTTTTTACATCATAGCATGTTAAGATGATTTATGTCAAAGTGATTGAATAATATTAAGGGTAACAAACTCATATACCTACAGCCGAATGCTCTGAAACCATAAGAACTCAACAAGGCTCTGTGAAAATCAGACGGACTAACAGACCGATAGAACTGTATTATCCAAATAAAGCCCTTATAAACAGGCACGAAAGGCATATATAAAACGGTGACGACAATGTAGAGAATAAATAAAAGAACCCTTAAGTGGGCAACCAAACAGAGAATATATAAGTATCACATCTTGGCATTTGCTATTCATGTAGTATTGTAAGTCCTACTTCTTTCCTACCGACATCTAGGATTATCGGTTACTCTCAACCTTCAGAAATGAGAAGATGTTCGTGCCTCTCTACGTTAATGAGAACCATTATTATGATTAAAACTGTCCACAGAGTTTTGTAAGAAATGGCAAATTGTCTTTTCTGATTTTTACAATTGGAATTTTGACGGATAAGAGTCATTAAACCTTATCGAGATGTCTTTGCTCCGAAGACTGAAAATATGCGGAGAATGATAAAGTAAACGGTTGTTCATACACATATCATGCATTTGACGTACTATAAGTACGAGTTAGGAATGATCAAATAATATATTATTCAGGTCACCAGCATGAAAGGATCATGCGTCTCTCCTATAGAGAGAAGATTTCGGTTCGAGTCCGATGTGGCGTTGCAACTGGATAAATTAATGGAGTATCAATACATAAGCGCAATGTAGTTTGGTTGATACGAGTTGTCACTTACTCTTCTTGTGCGTTGGTTAGCAAGAAAAACAAGTGCATGGAAGCATGAATTAGGTTGCGGATAAGCGACCATATTCTAAATAACTGGATGTGTACAGTCCAAGATCTGCTAGTTAGTGCTTCATGCAGACCAGAAACTTGCTGTCTTAGCTCAAATGGATAGAGCATGGTTCTTCTAAAGCCAAGGTTGTAGGTTCAAATCCTATCGGCAGCTTTTCTAATTCTATCATTTTGGAGGTAATTTATATATGTATAAAATATTAATTAAATATAACTCTGTGCTTGGAAGAGAATTTTATCAAATGTATCAGATTCAGACTGAAGGTTCTTTATTGGAACTAATCGAATACTCAACGGATGACTTGGATGAGTTGAAAAATACAATTAAAGAGCTTGATCGAGAATATGGATATAAAAATATTCGTGTCATTAAGGATGTGACATACAATGTTGGAGTTACTGTGGATGAGATTAAGGTAGATGCTATAGAGCCTAATCCATCTGAACCATAATATAAGTTTCGTGCGGTAAGTCTGATGCCAAAACCTATTTTTTGGATGCATACGAAACTTAGGTGTGTAAGTTCAACACTTACTACCGCCCTATGCCCTTTGCGGTCTTCGGACTGGTACTGTTGTAACAATAGGATGCGTCCTATGCAGTTTAGATGAAAGCTCGCCATTCGAGGATGGAATGAGAAAGACAATATCATTTTGGAATTTTATCAAATATCAATTTTCTTAACTTGAGTTGATATTTATCATAATGAGACTCCCAATCAAATTCTTTTGTATTATCTAAGATATCTTGTTTGAGATTTTCGAGTTGCTGTTTATCTGTTTTATGCTTCATGATAATCGGTAATTCGTTAATCTCGTTCTCATAAAATAAAATGGTTGCAATAATACAATTCTTATTGGCAAACAACGCAACTAATTCTTGTTTTGTACCAAATACAATTTCAGCCATACCTACTACTCTATTCGTAGTCATAGCTTTACGAAGAAGTTCATATTCGATTTCTGACTCCATTTCAGGAATTAAATAATATGATTTATCTATGAGTAGGTCTGATATTTCCTTTGATTTACAGAAATATTTTATTGAAAGTGTTCTATCTTTGTTTGATGTAATTGATTCTATATCATATTGTTCCAAAATAACATACTTATCTTCTGCATATTTATATCCTTTTACAATATCTTCATTGTGGATTTCTTTATTACAAGATGGACAAAATTTGATATAACGCACTCTTTCTTTGGAGTCTTTGCAGAGTTGATTAAGTTCTATAGAACTATTGTGTGATGTTTTTAACATTTTTACGGGAATATATAAATCTTTGAATTGAATTGCAGTTTTATATGAAGCGTTCATGATAGTTTCTCCTTAGATACTTTTGGTTTAGTATATGGAGAAATTTGAAAAATATTATCTGGATATAGGACAATTTGGTAGTCCGCTAGTTTTGGGAACTAGACGTTGTAGGTTCGAGTCCTGCTATCCAGACTACTGCTCTATACAGTTATAACCGGTTTGGCGACTGATTGGTAAAAGCTTTAAAGAAAGAGTCATTTCCTTTGGAGGTGGCTCTTTTATTATGGTCAGATGTCCGAGTCTGGTTTATGGTGCTTCCCTGCTAAGAAAGTGTGCATATATTTGCACCGTTGGTTCAAATCCAACTCTGACCGTTAAGTACAAAAATAAAAGAGAGGCTTGCACCTCTCTTTAAAAACTGAATAGTATCTATTTACGCACCCTTTACACCCAGTAAATCCGGATAACGCTTGCACCATGGCACAAAAATTGTGCCAAGGCTTGCTTACCACACTACTTGTTTGAAAAAGTAGAGAATAATTATAAAGAAAAACATTTTTACAATTCCTCTAACCATTTCATCAAAGAAGCCATTTTTTTGTAAAAAATTATAAATGGAATGTTTCTTTGTTTTTAAGTATGAAGCAATTCTTTTTACTGGGTGTTTCATAGAAGCCTCCATTCTTAAATACTATTCAGTTGTCAAGTTTCAATTTATGGGTTAAGTATACACTTTTCTCTACCTAAAATCAAGATAGAAAAGAGAATAAATATATAGCCAACTATGAGAGGATTGTTACTGTTTCGGTTACAGATAGTTGGATTATGGAGTGAGAAGCTGAAGAAGTCATGAGCTTCAGTATAGTAGATACTCACACTACTCTCTCACTCTTTTTAAGATATTGAACAAATTTTAGATAGTCGATTGTTATTGTAGCAATCGACTTATTTAGTTGTAAAAGGAGGTGTGGCTTCGTGCCAAAAGAAACAAAAAATGAAAAGATAATTGAAAACATGAATGCTACTCCAATTATTGATACGAATGTAAATATAAAAATACCAAGATCTCCTATTGCATTTGATGAAAAGAAACATAAATTCAAATGCTCTTGTTGTGGTCGTGGATATTCAAAACAAGAATCTTATTTTCAAAAAAGTAATGATGTATTGTTTCAAGCCAATGGTGGTTATTTGCCTTGGTGTAAGGAGTGCACTGATCGTTATGTTGAACAAATGACTGCTTTATATTCTAATAATGAAGAACATGCAATGAAAGATTTTTGTCAAAGAGCAGGTTGGAATTATGATGTATCTGCACTTACTGCTTCTATGGAAACTTATAGTGGTCATCGTTCTCGTTCTCGTATTTCTCATTATGCAGCAAAGAAAAATCTGAACTGTGATGGGAGAAAAACTTATATTGATTCATTAAAAAATTATTATACACAAAAACAGAATGAGATTATCACTTCGAGAGAGCAGGCAAAATCAGAAGAATCTACTATTTCTGCTTCCGCTGTTGATAGGTGGGGAGTTGGATTTACTGAAATGGATTATAAAAATCTTGATGAACATTGGAGAATGCTTAAGAAAAATAATCCCAATGCCGACTCGAATCAGGAAATATTTATTCGAGATTTATGCAATATTAATATGTTAAAAATACATGCGTTACAGAATGGCGATTCTAAAGAATATGCAACACTTGTTGAACAATATAGTAAGACATTTAAACAAGCTGGATTAAAAACTATTGAGGAAAAAGATAATAGTAATAATGAAACTGTTGGGGTTACTCTTGCTACTATCTCACAGTTTACCCCAGAAGAATTTTACAAGGATAAAACACTATACGAGGACTATGATGAGATTGGTAATTATTTTGAACGTCATGTATGCAGACCTATGGAAAATATAATGACTGGAAGTGAAACAAGAGATAAGGAATTCTTTGTTCCTGAAAACGGCGGTGATGATGATGACTAACCAATATCCTGCCGATAAAAACCAAATGGAATTATATAAAAAATTCCCTTCTACTCATTATCTTAGTAATCCTAATAATGTTCTACATATGATAGCATGGTGTACTTTTTGGCGTAGGAATATGCATCGATTTGTTCAAGATTATTTAAAAATTTCTTTATACTTATATCAACAACTAGCTATATATCTTATGGGTATATCAAATTTTATTTGTATAATAGCAAGTCGAAACGATGCGAAATCTTTCATTATTGCATTATATGCCTGTTGTCGTTGCATTCTGTATCCTGGTACAAAATTTCGTATAGGATCTTCAACAAAAAAACAGGCTAAACTTATTGTATCTGATAAAATAATTGATGAATTATGTGAATGGAGTAAACCGCTACGTGCTGAAATTGCAGATTGGAGTACGAGTGATAATAATATTTTTGTAAAATTTAAAAATGGCTCTAAAATTACAGTGTTTGTAGCAAATGAAAATGCCCGTGGACTTAGAAGTACAGGGATTGTCAGAGAGGAGTTTCGACAAATCAATAAGAAAATTGAGGACTCTGTTATTTCTCCATTTCAGACTGTGCGTAATCAGCCATATATGCTTAATCCTTATTATGGAGAAAATGAAGTTTTACAAGAAGACCCTGTTGATATTTATATTAGTTCATCATGGGTAGACGATGGGCATTGGATGTGGGATATTGTTGACCAAGCGTATAACGGAATGCAAAAGCATAATGGTTCTGTATTGCTTACATTTGACGAAAGCATTACACTTAAGCATCACTTGAAAACTATGAAACAGATGCTAAAAGAAAAGCAGAAACAAGATCCTATCACATGGAAAATAGAATTTTTAAATCTTCGAGTTAAAGGTTCTTTATCATCATATTTTACCTATTCTATGTTAATGAATCGTCAGATTCTAAAACATGTCTTTTATCCACGTAATACATTTGATATAAAAATAAATAAACGAAACAAATATGCTATTCCAAAACAAGATAATGAAATAAGAGTAATTTCTTGCGATATAGCATTTGTTGCAGGTGATCAAAATGATAACTCCGTTTATAGTTGTATTCGTGGTATTCCAGAATCTATGACTTATGAATCGGAAAATAATACAGTTGAAGTAAAACAAGGATATAGAAGACAATATCCTTATATTGAATCAAATCAGATTGGAGATACAACATTACAAGCCATAAGAATTCGTCAATTATTTGATGATTTCAACGCAAATTACATAGTATTGGATGTAAGAAATGGTGGTCTTCAGATTCTTTATTCATTACAAAAAGTTTTATACGACGAAGAGAGAGGATTAGAATATTCTCCACTACGCTGTATGAATAACGATGAATATGCAAAAGTATGTCAAGATCCAAATGCAAAAACTTGTATATTTGCTGTCAATGCAACTCAGCAACTTAATAGTGATATTGCTATCGGATTCAGAAAAAATCTTAATGAAAATAAGATTGATTTTCTTGTTAATTACAATACTGCAAAAGAAGAAATACTTGCTGAAAATATAGATTATATTAATGAAGTTGATTTGGATAGACAAATGGAATATGAAAACCCATTTCTTGAAACACAAGCTATGATAAGCGAATGTGCAGAATTAAATTACGAAAAAATGCCGCAAACAGGTATTATTAAAATTCATGAACAAGGTAAAAATCGAAAAGATAGATATACTTCTTGTTCATATGGTTCATATTTCTTTGATTTACTTGAAAATGATTTGATTGGTGCAAGTTCAAGTGATTATGATTATTGTACCCTCATCAATTAACAAAAATTTAAACACTTTAGAAAGGAGGCACTCACTTGCCAGAAGAACAAATAAAGCGTAAACGAGGTCGCCCTCCAAAGACGCAAACATTAGAAACAAATTCAACACAGATATCTCAGTCTACTAATTCTACTACCCCATCAAAAACTTATGAATACAATAGTTATGTTGGTAGAGTTTTGTCAACGGATATATTTGGATGTCATCTATATGATGAATTCACACCAGAAGAAATCCGAGCTATTGTCAAAGACCCAATTGCAAATCATGACCTTACTAGACGACTTGCAATGTTTGTTTACAACAGTGAAGGTGTTGTAACTAACTCAATTGACTATATGGTATCACTCCCATGTTTAGATAGAGTTATTTATGGTAAAAAGCGTTTATTTGGTAAAACTAAGCTAAATAAAAATAAAGATCTAATGCTGTCTACCCTTGAAAATATCAATGATAAACAATTTATTAGAGATGCACTTTTTACGGATATGAACGAGGGCAATTGTTTTTATTATTTTGAAGTAACCAAAAAGCCAAATGATAATACAAAAGCATTGTCTGATTATGATGTCGAAAACATTGTAGAACTGTGTGATATGGGCATGAATGCTTCTATTATTCCGCTACCATATGAATATACCAAAATCGTAGGTAGAAAAAATAATAGAAATGTTATTGCTTTTAATTTACGGTACTTTGATGAGAGATGTGTAACTCAGGAAGAGAGAAATCGTAAGCTGAAAAAATATCCTTCTGAAATTCGTAATGGATATTTACAGTGGGAAAAAGGAAATTTTGCAGGTAACAATTGGCTTATATTAGATAATAAACATACCATTGCCCATAAAATCAAATGCAAAATTAGTGAGCCTTGGGGAAGACCTCTTGCGATTGCTGCTATTGCTGACATTCTTTATCAGAATGAATTCGTTGATACTAAACGAAATGTCTTGAAAGAATTAAATAATAAGATAATATTCCAAACTTTACCAGAAGGAAAAGACAAAGGTAGCTGTGCATTAACTAAAACTCAGCAACAAGACCAACACAATAAAGTTAAGCAAGCTGTTATGACCAAAAACAATCGTGGGGGTACATCATTTTTTACAGTGTCAGCAGGTACAAAAATAGATACCTTAGATGTTGACGCTACCGATATTTTTGATAATAAGAATGAATCTGATTTAACAGATAAAATTGCTTTGGACTTAGGTGTAGCGGCATCATTATTAAATGGATCAGGAAGTGGAAACTACTCTTCTCAACAAAATAATCTTGAGTTGATTAATGCCCAGATATATACGTGGATTCAAGAACTACAAACTGAACTCAATTATGTAATAAATGAAAATATAATTAAAGATAGACGTAATCGAGTTGAAGTATATTATCTTCCAACATCTTTGGTTAATAGACAACAATTCTTCGATATGATGAAGAATTTATATTTACAGGCAAGTGGTTCTATGACTATGTTAATAGCAAGTACAGGTATAAATCCAGATATTTATTTTAATATTCTTGATGAAGAATACGACAATAAGATTTTTGACAAATATGTGCCACATCTTACTAGCAATACTATTTCTAAAGATGATAAAGCAGGTGGAAGACCTTCGGAAAATAATCCTACGAATGAAAACACCATAAAGTCTCAAAGTAATAATGGAAATCATCAACCCAAGCCATCAACAAAATAGCAATTAAATATTAATAATAATTAGAAGTCTACTTAACTGTAGGCTTTCTTTATTATACATAACTTAACAAGGAGGATAAATATATGTTAGGAAATATCCTCGAAATTTCAAAGCGATCAAACAAGAATGGTCGTGTCCCTATTAAAGTCGCTCTTTTAAAAATCCATGATAACGCTGAAGATACAAATAAAAATGGACTTCATTGGAAAAAAGAATATGTCGAAGCTGCAATGGAAAGTGCAATTGGAATGCCGTTCTGTGCTGAATTTGTAGATGAAACAAAAGAAGTCCCATTAGGTCATGGTTTGACTGGACAGATTATTAATTCTGATGGTCTTCCTGAACCTATATTTGAAAATTCAGAAGTAGTTGGTACTTGCAATGAAGTATCAATCGAAACAGTAAAAGATGCTGATGGAAACGATATAGAAGTATTAGTCGGAAGTGGTTTTTTATATGCACAACGCTATCCAAATTTTGTGAAGTGGGTAAGAAAAAATTATGCACTTGGCAAGGTTTGTACTTCTATTGAAATAATGGGTATACCGGAAAATGATAATAAGATAGTTTTTGAGGAAGAAGAACCTACGGAAGCTTTTAGATCACCTATGAGGTATGTATTTTCTGGATCTGCTATCTTATCCGTTTCACCAGCGGATGACGATGCTATTGTTCTTGAAGTCGCAGAAAAGAAACAAAATAAGGAGGACAAAAAAATAATGGAATTTACAATTGAAGACATGAAGACTGCTATTCATTCTACAATTTCTGAATTAAATGATAAGTCACAGGCTTATGAATCACAGATTGCAGAATTAAATAGCACTATTGAAGCCAAGAATTCTGAACTTGCTGAAAAAGATGTTAAGATTTCAGAACTTAATGCTTCTGTTGAACAGATTCAGGCTACTCTCGATCAGTTAAAGAAAGACTATGAAACATATTGGGCTGAAAGAGAAATTCTTGAACAGGAGCTTGCAAAAGCAAAGGTAGCTGAGAAACTTAGAGAGTTAGACACTACTCTAGGGGAATTTAACGAAGATGAGAAGGATATAGTAAAGGAAGATATTGATAAGCTCACTTCCGAAATCAACGCAGCTACAAAGAAGGAAGATTTAGAAAATGTCACATCTGAAATTAATTCTATTAAGTCAAAGATTTGCATGAATATTGTTGAATCTCAGAAGAAGGCTGAGTCTGATGCAAAGATTGCTGAACAGAATTCAATTCACGATGGTTCTGTTGAAGATATTTTTTCAGAGGTTTGTTCTGAGTCTCATATAGATGATGAAGATACAAATATTTTTTAAAGAATTTTTTATATTATGAATAATCAACCATTAATCTCAGGCAATTTGTGTGTCTGAGCTATTTTTATTTTAAGGAGGAATTAAAAACTATGATTAAATTTAGAAATTTTGATCAGATTGAGCACAAGTACGCATTTGAGAATGCTGTAGCTGGTGCAGATACATTTAATGGTTCTTTTGGAACAGTTAGTTCTGGTTCTTTTTCAAGTGCTGAAGATGGTACTAAAGTTATTATGCAGGCAGAGGAAGGAGACAATTCAGGTCTTCCTAAGTATCCTATCGCAAAGGGTGAGCATGTTAGAGTTCTTGATCTCACAAAACTTGCAGGTAAGGAATTAGAAATTTATGACTATCCTCTCCCAGAGACTGTAGCTGTTGGAGACAAACTTACAGCAACAAAAGACGGTGCGCTTGAGGTTAATAGTGCAGTATCCACAGAACTTAACCTGGAAGTTAAGAGCGTGATTGGTAATAAGCAGGGTGTTGTTGTTTTAGTTAATGGTGCAACAGCCTAATTAAAAATTTTAAGGAGGATTTATATATGTCTTATACATTTGAATTAAATAATGAAAGAAAAGACGCTAATTTTGTTAGTGGTAAGGTAAAAGCTAACTCTCCTGTTGTAGAGATCTTTTCTGCTATGGCACAGGGTAAGGATTTAGCTCCTTATGGAAAGAAAGCAGATGTCGCTGCTAAATATATTATGGAACTTAATGCCAAGGCTTCAAATGGAGATTTGGGTGCTATGTCTGAACTTAATGAGATTAGACGTTTCGCAATGGAGCCTGTTCTGATGAAAGAAATCAAGTTACTTTCTATTTATGGTAATTACAAAGCTATTGGATTTAATGATTCTTGCGAGGTTGAAATTCCAGAATTCGCTAATATCGATCCAAAGATTCAGGCTGCTGGACAGGATGTAACATTCCCAGTTATCAGAAAGAAGAGAGTTCCTATCGCTACAGTTAATATTTCTGGTGGTTATGCAGTTGACTATAGAAAGGCTGCTGTTGGAGATATGACTGATGAAAATGAACTTCAGGATCAGGTAAGAGTTCAGATTAGAAACAAGGCTACTAAGTATGTTGTTGAAACAATCTATAATGCCATTAAGAATGCAAAGGGCGTTAAATATTTTGCAGAGGATGCAGGTCTTACAAAGACAAATGTAGATAAGGTCATTACAAATGTTAGACGATTTGGAAAGCCAACCATTACAGGTGATTATGCGTTTATTTCACAGTTTAATGCATTTGCAGGATATACTGGAACAACCCCAACCGTTAATGGCATTTCACAGAAGGTAATGGATGAAATTCATGATACAGGACTTATGGGAATGTATAATGGATCAGTTCTTTCAGAGCTTCCAAATCCGTATGACCTTACTACTATTAACAAAGACGGAGATAATTTTGAAACAATATTACCTGCTGGTCTTGGATATGTTATTCCTGCTGGTGGTCAGTCTCCTATTTACACAGTTACTCGTGGTGGTCTTACATCCTTTACAGGTACAGATGTAACTACAGGTCAGATTATGTCTCGTTTTGATCTCTCCGTTGGTGCTCTCGTAGCTCCAAATAGAGAATACGAAATTGGACTTATTCATGATAAGAATCTTGATTCATTAACAGTCTAATGGATACATAGGGGTGGTTTAATACCACCTCTATATTTTTAGTTATATGGAGAGAACTATGAACAATAATTTTTATTGTTATTCAAAAAAACTATCTCATTTTATTAGAGCATTTGATGTGCCTTACATAGATATCGGAATTCATCCAACAACAAAAGTTAAATATTATATATTTACAAAATCTGAACGGTTGGATAAGATTATAGCTTTATATAATGAGATTAAATACAGATATTAGTTGAAAAAAATTTTATAGTTGATAAGGAGAAAATTATGACATATAAAAAGAAGGATACAGATAATAGCACAAAATCTACAGACAATGTTTCAGTTGAGAATGATACTTCAATAGACGAAACGCCTGTTAAAACTGTGGAAAGGGTTGTGGAAAAAATCATAGAGAAACCAATTACAGATGAAGATACTCGTCTTGATAAAAAAGTCACTGTACGAAGTATTGCTCCGTGGACTACTGGTGCTCCAAGGCACACGACCAATGGAGATATTAGTATTCCTCCAAAGGGCACTGTGTTACTCTCTCGTGAAGAAATTATTGCACAGGCACAAAATGGTAATACATTATTAAATGGTATTGATTCTCTTGGCTCTCATGCTACATGGTATATTGAAGATGATTTTACAAGATCTGAATTAAGTTTTGATATTCCGAATGAAAATAAAAAGCAGGCATTCTTAACCAAGAATTCAGTTAAAAAGATGTTCGATAAAAAACAGGACGACTTTGAACAGGCAATTATGAATAATGTTGTGATTAGAGCTGAAAAAGCATATTTAATTGAATGTATCAAGGAATTAGGTATCAATGATTACAAAAAGGTAGATTTTTGCGTTAAATATACTGGTATTAATCCATAAATCAATGAGGTGATAGCATGGAAAAGATGACAACGGCACAAGATGTAATTGATTTTTTTGAATCTTCTTTTGCCGATAAACAGGTAATTCCGTTTGATCTTGAGCTTATTTGGTTAAGAAAAGCTATTAGTCGATATTCATTAGAACTAGATCCGTTACTCTTTGATAACACATTAGAACAATTTGATTGCGTTTTAGATGATGTAGTAATATCTACTTTAGCTGCATTTATGAAAGAGTTGTATCAAGAAAGGCAAGTATCAAAGGTTAATAAAAGAGTTAGTATTGTTGGGAAGGACTTATCGATTGATGGAAGTAATGGAACAAAAACATCTGAAAAGTCTCATCTTGATTATGTTGCAGAAAACTGTAGAGATCTTGTCGAAAATCAGAAACCAACAGCATTCATTTAAGGAGGTATTATGGCACAAGAATGGTATTTACTCTCCTCTTCTACCAAACCAAATAGTATTGGTGGGTATGAAAATGAAGGTTTTACGGATTATAAGGATGATGCTTTTTCTGAAGTATTAGAAACAAATATAGCTACGACCGTTATTGTATATAACCATGATTTGTCTGAATCAAAAGAAGTTCGTTGCATTGTACAGGGCAATACAGGGGATACACAGTTAAAATCTATGGAACGTATAGGATTATTTACTCCAAAAACTGTCAAGGCAGGAATGTATGTTCTGTTCGAAGGTAGATATTGGCTAATAGATGGATATCCAGGTACTCAAGGTATATATGAAAAAGCGACTATGTGCCTTTGCCATTATAAGCTCCGTTGGCAAAATAATAATGGGAATATTATTGAGCGTTGGTGTAATATTCAATCTGCATCCAAGTATGATGTCGGTGAAACAGGTAACAATGTTCTTATCCTGACATCGAATAATTATACAGTCAAAATTACATATGATGAGGAAGTGCTTGAATTAGAGGGAAAACGTGTGTTTATTGACAAACATAATACAAATCCGAGAAAAGTTTTTAAACTGACTCGAAGTGATGACGTTCTATATGATTATGGTGATGATATTCATGGAAGTATATTGAGCTTTATAGCGGATAAAGATGAATTAAATAATGAAAAAGACAACCAAGAATTGCGTATCTGTGATTATATTTCAACGACTTCTACTACCGATTCAGTTGATGAAACAATCATTTTAATTACTGGAACTGATTCAATTAGGATTGGAAGATCTAAAGTATGGAGTGTTGAGTTTAAAGATGCACATGGAAATCAAATCAATAATCCCGATTGGGAATGGAACGTCAAAATGCAAATGGATATCTCTCAAGATTGCATACAAAAATCTGAAACAAAAATAAAAATCACAGTACCAAATGATGACTCATTTATTAATGAGTCTTTTATTTTACAGGTTGTTAATTTGGATGGTAGTGTTTTGGCTGAAAAAACAATTCAGATAGTCGAAAAGTATTAGGATGGTGATGTTATTGGGCAAATCAAGAAGTTATGAAATTATTGAATATCGGAGAAAAATTTGTGATGCTATCATCGATTCCTCCCAGTTGATTCAATTATTAGGTAAGGAAGATTCAGATGACCCAGAAAGTGATATGCTTTTTCATTGTGTATACCCACATGAATTCGTGCCGGAGACAATAGATGAAACAAAAAGGTATATTAATTTTGAAATCAGCGCAACAATTGATCCACGAAATAATGTATATAAGGACTTAGTTGTATATTTTTTTATACTATCTCACAAAGATGTAATTAGATACTCAGAACATGGAACTGATTATTTATGGTATGACAAGGTTGTTTGCGAATTAGATAATATTTTTAGTGAACATGATGTTTTAGGAATTGGTGGTACTTTACAATTAGTAAGTAACACTCCATATTCTCCACAGCATAAATTTAAAGGAAGATTATTAAAATTTATCGTTAAAGATTTTAATAACGGGTTGAGATATGGTAAATAATTCAATTCAACAAATACCCGAAAAAAAGATTTTTTATGATAGTGGGCAAAGTTGGCTTAATGCAAACAGAATTTATCTAAATGAAAATCTTTATATCAACATACCTACAGTTCGTGAAGTATTAGATCATGAACAATTCTATTTAGGCTTAGTCACTTCGTTAACATCTACACCATATCAGTACATGGCACAATTAGATGATATGGGTATTGACTATGAGACATTATCTGATTATCAATTCTTTTCTTTAATGTTTATCTTAAATTCGACCAATGATTTATCTTTAGTGTTTGGAGATTTAAAAACACAAGGATATTCAATCATACCTAATGATTTCAACAATACAACAGTGCTATCTAACCCAGAGTTAGGTAATGACTATATCATTGATGAATTACTATATACCAATATAGCAAAAACAATTCGTAAAATAAACAATATCGAAGAAGTACATTGTAAAGCCGGAAATGCAGAGGCAAAAGCATATTTATTAAAAAAAGAAAAAAGAAAATTGCGGCGAAATGCCAATAAACCATATAATAAATACTTTGAAAAAATGGTAATTGCATTGGTAAATCGACCAGAATTTAAATACAACTATGAAGATGTAATGGATTTGTCTATTTATAAATTCAATCAAAGTGTACAACAAATTAGGACAAGCATCACATTTGATAACACTATGATTGGTGTATATGCAGGAACAGTCGATCCTACAAAAATGGTAGATAAATCAAGTCTATCATGGATTCAAAATTAGTAAACAAGATCTCTATATTAGAGGTCTTATTTTTATATTTATTTTAAGGAGGAAATATTTATGGCAGAGATTGATATCAATAAGCTTAGTATTACTGAGATTGATCAGATTACATGTTTTAATAATGCTGATCAGCTTGAATTTATCATGGATGAAATTCAGGAAGGATCTATCAACAATACACAGGAAAAATCTGATATTACAGGTAGAGGTGGACGTAAGATTGGTTCATTGAAAAAGAATAAGGGAGTTACAGTATCTGCAACAAATGGTGTACTGGTCGGAGGTGCTTTGGCAGCACAGACAGGTTCTACGGTTGAACAGGGTAAGTTCAAGGTTAGAAAGCCAGAAATTGTTGTTGTTAAGAGCAATAAAGCAACACTTACAGGCACACCTGTTGGAACAACAGGAGCAGAAATTGGATATGCATACATAAAAAATCCATCAGGCTCACTTGGAAAGTCTTATGAGCAGAATGCTACAGCAGATGCTACTGGTCAGTTTGCATATTCCGAGAAGGAATTGACATTTTTTGCTGGTGATATTCCTGACGGAACTGAGATCGCAGTATTCTATGATGAGGAAGTTACAGCCGCTAAGATTTCAAATGATTCAGAACATTATAGCAAGGTTCTGAAGATGTATATTGATGTAACATGTCAGGACGTGTGCGACAATGTATATCACGGTCAGTTCATTATTAATCGAGCAGATTTTAATGGTGAGTTTGAGTTATCAATGGGTGGAGATCCAACTGTTCATGCTATCGAGGCTGAATCTTTGGCTGGTGGATGTTCTGGTTCAACAGCTCTTTGGGATTTCATCGTATACTAAATCGTTTTGAGGGGAGTATTATACTCCTCTCTTCTCGATATAAAAAAGGATGGTGAAATATGAGTTATAAAGTACAAAAGCCGTGTAAAATTTGCGGAAAAATGTATACCCCGTGTTCTGATTGTGAAACAGATGAAAAAGTGTTCCATTGGCGCAAGGTAGCTTGTTCATATGAGTGTGGACAAAAGTATTTAGCAAAAGTCCTTGCTGAAAGAACACCATCAGATCATTCTGAACCTATTACTGACAAATCAGGTGCAAATCACAATTTTGATACAGCACAGGTAAAAGATTATAAAAGAGATGTTAAACAGATAAATTATAAAACATCACGAAAAATAGTTAAAAGAGAGAATAAACAAGAAAGTGAGCAGATTGGATAGAGAATGGGATACGTTACCACTATACAATTTGTGGATTTAATGTATCCCATTTTTTTACGATTAGTTGAAAATTATGGAAAAGAAAAATAAATGGGACAAAGAATATGCTACATCGTTTTTAGATGAAGTTTTGTTTTTGAAATCTAAAGGGATTAGATATACATGGGTTTATACAAATGATGATGATATTTCAGTATGGAAATATAAAAAAGAAAAGCGACTTTGGGACGCTTTATCAGAAATGTATGCTTCAGAAAAATATAAAGGGTAGGTGGTTGTATGTATCTTGATTACGCAGCCACTACCCCATTGTTACCACAAGTTAAAGATTATATAGTATCACTATTGGATACATATCAGAATCCATCGTCAATATATCAATCGGGTGTTGAAGCAAAGAAAATTATTACCATTGCAAGAAATAATGTAGCAAAATTCATTAATGCAGATTCTAAAGATATTATATTTACATCAGGCGGTTCAGCCAATAACACGTTGTTTATTAAAGGTTATACAAATAAACATCATTGCACGGTTTTATACTCTCCTACATCTCACAAATCAGTATTAAAATGTGTAGATTCTCTCAAATATAAATGCCCTCTTAGAGTTGATCATACAGGAAAAATTGATTTTCAAGATCTCAAAGAGTGTTTGTCTATGAACCCTATGAAAAAACTTGTTATTATAGAATACGCCAATTCTGAGATAGGAACAATTCAGGATGTACAACAGGTTATTAATATATGCCACTTGTACAATGCTGTTGTTTATGTTGATTGTACAGGATCTATCAGTCAAATTCCTGTTGACGTAAAGAAACTGAATGTTGATGGTTTAGGATTCTCTGCACATAAACTTGGAGCATTAAAAGGTACTGGTGTTCTATACAAGAAATCATCAATTGAATTAGAACCACTTATATATGGTTCGCAAGAACAAGGATTATTTGGTGGTACTGAAAACATGATAGGCATTGCAGCACTTAGTAAGGCAATTGAGGATTATAACTACTTTTCTATTACATCTGAGAATAGAGATTATGTTCATGATTACATTATCAATAATATAGAAGACTCACATATTATTGGTACAAATATTAAAGACCGTTTACCACACAATCTATATGTCTGTTTCGAAGGCATTGAGGGTGAGTCATTAATGATATTACTAGATATGGCAGATATACAGATATCAACTGGTTCTGCATGTACATCAGGTGACTTAACTCCATCTTCTACACTCATAGCTATTGGATTAGATGAAAAACTAATACATAGTGGTATTCGTATGACATTTAGTGGATATGAGACAAAGGACGAATTGGATTATTTATGTAGTAATCTGAAACGATGTGTTGAGATATTAAGACAATTAAATAAGTAACTATGACGAGAACGGTAAACCCGTTCTTTTTTGTTTGGAAAGGAGAAAGAATTATGAAAGATATATTGGGTAGCTTAGATTGGAATACGATTCTTAGGACTTTATGGACTATGATTATACTTCCAATTGTTGTAAATGTTGCAACATATGTCAAACAGTGGCTTGAAGCTAAGAAATTAGATAGACACGCAAAAAAACTATACGACATAGTAGTTGAAATGGTGAAAGCAGTATATCAGTCTGTTGTTGAAAATATTAAAGGGACAGATGATTGGACAGATGAAAAGAAGAAGGAAGTCAAAGAACTTGCAAAAACAAAAATACTTGAAGCACTTCCAACTTTCGTATATCAAACACTGAATGCAGCAAATAGCGATTTTTATGCATACCTCGATTCTTTAATTGAAACGGCTATTAATGACGAAAAGAAAAGAAATAAGAAGAAGGAGGTGTGAGTATGGCATGTACAGTAAATGAAATGATTACTTTTGCCAGATCGTTTATTAATACAAAAGAATATCCAGCTAATAGCAATAGAACGAAATTTGGTGAAGCATATGGAGTAAATGGCGTTCCGTGGTGTTGCATTTTTCAGTGGTATTTGTTTAATAAAAAAGGCATGTATGATCAGTTTTATGATGGCAAAAAAACAGCAAGTTGTACCACTCTTATGAATTGGGCGAAAAGCAAACATAAATTTTATACCAACAAATATAAACCAGGTGATCTTGTATTTTATAATTTCGATAAAGTTTCAGATGCGGATCATATTGGCATCATTACTAGGGTGTCTGGCGATTATATTTATGCCGTAGAAGGTAATACCTCTAAGAATGGATCTCAGGATAATGGTGGTGCTGTATTGGAAAAACAACGACATAAATCTCTTATTCTTGGAGTTTATCGCCCTACATATAAGACAGACAAAGCACCTTCATCGACAACCCACTCTTCTACTTCTACATCTAATCAGACAAAAAAGAAGATCGTGGCAAACGGACAAAAAGCAGCCAATAAGTTTGTAGGTTGTAATATTGTTGCTGATGGTATCTGGGGAAATAAAACAAAGAAAGCTGCCATTAAGGTTGTTCAGACCGCTTTAAATAAGGATTATGGAGCAAAACTGTCAGTTGACGGAATTTGGGGTTCTGCTACAGACAAAGCTTTTGGATCACACTATGTTAAAGTAGGTGAAAGGCAGTGGTTAGTAACCGCACTTGAGATATTATGTGCACTCAAAGGAAAAGACCCAAAAGGGATTGAATATCCTGGTACATTTGGTAGCGGATTGAAAGCAGCTTGTGGAGTTTCTAAAGCGGTGAAATCAACATTCAAGAATTTATGTTCTTAGAAAGGTGGCTTGAATGGAATATTTAGAAGCTGCTTTGAAGATAAATTATGTCAATGTTATATTGGCTATATTTTTATTTCTGTTTGCTATTAAAGAATGTTTAGATGTATATACATACTTCAAAAAGAGATACAAAATCAAAACAGGCTCCGAACAAGATAGGGAGTCAATTGAGAACCGATTGACAATATTAGAAAAACATGATAAATGGCAATATAACGAGATTTCTAAAATATCTAAAGGTATTGAAGAAATTGCTAGTCGATTAGATTCGGCAGAGGAAGACACACGAAAAAGAATAATTATCGAGTATGGGGCAGACCTTTATGAACTTCATATTAAATTTATGAAACAAGGATATGTTACAAAAGCAGGATTAGAAACATTTCAATCATTAGCAGATACCTATATTGCTTCTGGTGGCAACCATTCTATTAAGGGTAAAATTATACCAGAGGTTATGTCGTTACCGATCAAAGATGAATAAATATTTCTACCACAGTAAAAATTATTTATGATAAGCTTTGTATAAACAAAATATACTTGTGCATATTACTACTATGAAGAACAAAGTGTGGTATTACAGGAATCAAAGAGGATTCACATTACAAGAGCTATCAAGACTTACCGGCTTATCGGTTGCAGCTATTAACAAAATAGAAAATGATAATACAAGTGATATACTTCTTACTAATGCTATCATATTATCTCGTGTCCTTAAAGTTGATATATACGAGTTATTTTGTATATCTAAATGAGGAGGAATAAGTATGGAAAGATATTACTTTAATGTAATCTGTGAGGAAATTTCAATTTTGGGTGGTAAAGTGATTCATGTTGATGAAAATGTGGGAAGTTTAGAAGAAGTACATAAGGTTGTCATGGACAATGTAACTAAATATCCTAATGGTAAATGGGAATTATATCCTATGCAATTAGCGATGTAAAAAATTAAATAAATATGTTTTAGAAAGAGCAGTTTCTTCGGAAGCTGCTCTTTTGTTATGTAAAGGAGTGATAAATATATCAAAAACACGTACAAAATTTAAAGTGGCTACCACCGCCAAAGGTATAAAAGATAGACAAGCTATCGATTATAAAACTGGCGAAACTCTAACATTTATGAGTAAATTAGAGAAACGTTTTTACGAGGACGTGGTAGTGACAGGTATGAAAAATGGCACTTTGAGAGATTATAAATTGCAAGTCAAATATAATTTACAAGAACCTTTTAAATATATGAATAAAACTATAAGAGCAATAGATTACATATCGGATTTTGATTTATATTATACTAATGGATATTTTGAAGTAATAGACACCAAGGGACTTGCTACTGCTGATTCAAAAATTAAAGCGAAATTGTTCAAGCATAAATATCCAAATATTGTATTAAGATGGTTATCTTGGACAAAAGCAACTGGTTGGATCGAATATGATGAATTACAACGACTTCGGAGAGAAGCTAAGAAATGTAAGAAGTAAAGGAGAATATAATTATGAATTATCCATTCATATGTCCTAAATGCAATACAAAAGAAACAATAATTATGCCAATGGTTGAGTATACAGCAAGTGGTCATTATTGTAAGAAATGTGGGACAGAAATGATTAGAGAAATTAGTTCTATGGTAGCCCACTCTATAGATAAAACAGGAACATTTTTTAGAAAATATAATTAATGGAGGAAAATTTTTATGATTACATATATTAAAATGAAGCTTAAGGAACACAGAATTAAATTAGCACTGTACTCTTCTATTGAAAAGGTAATGGATGAAAAGTCAGATATTATTGATACAATTCAAGCCCTATATTTGTCAATTAAAGATACCCCAATCGATGAGTTACAAGAGAAATTTATTACCACCCTTGCGGAAGTAATTCACAATGACACTAATAATAACTAAATACAACAGAGAATAATTTATAATTTAAGGTCTACATCTAATGGTAAATAACATAAACAAGTTGAATAAAGTTTTATCGCCATATATTGAAAATGCTATGAAAATGACTAGAGATATTGTATTTGAAATTGTCTCACAAAAGGTAGTTGACTATTATAATGAGCCTGTCTTTTCAGAACCTGATGAAAGCGAACCAGATTATTATCGTAGAACAGGTAAATTAATGGAATCCCTTAGTGCGTCAGCCATAACTAAAAATGGAGGCGAACTTACATTCACGGTTGGATTTGATGATGAATATTTGCAATATCGATACCCCTCTGGATTTGTCACAAGATATTACGGAAAATCGTATAATAACGTTACAGGGCATGATGTTTTAAATTATTTTAATACTGGTTCTCATGGTGGAACTGTTAGCGGATCACACAATTATTGGGATGAAGCTTTAGAGGAAATAAATGCTAGATATGGAAGTATAACAAATTTATTTAAACAAAATTGTAAAAAAGTAGGGCTTCCTATTAAATAATCGAATATATTAAAATTGCAAACACAAACAACTCTATCTTCTATTTTACAACGCTCCTTTCGTGAGCGTTATTTTTATACAAAAAAATAAAATTCGGAAAGGAGAATATTAAAATGGCTTTAAATGATTTTCAAATAGGATTAATTGCTGGTTTGGATGGAACGAAATCTAAACAGCAACTCAATCAAGACATTGAAGCTTTAAAAAAGCAAATTAACACAGTAGAAATTCAAGCTAAACTAGGAAAAGATGTAGCTACTAATTTAACCAAACAGTTAAATTCTACACAGATTAATTTACAGAATGTCAATATTGATCAAAATGCAATTAATCAAATGGTTTCCAATATTAACTCTGCTTTAAATGGAATCAACATTAATATTGGAAACAATATAAACAGTAATGGACTTACTCAGAATGCACAAAGAACTGGTCAGCAGATTGGGCAACAGCTTCAAAATGGATTAAATCAAGGTTTAAATAATAATCGTGTATTAGACAACTTTAGGCGTTCATTACAGAATATTAGGATCAATCGTAATCAGTTTATGGGTTCTAATGAGATTAACACGATAGCAAACAGTATACAAAATTTAGGTGTGCAAATTGAAACTTTAGATCAGTCTGTTTCGCACTCTACTGGAAGGCGTGGAGATCGAGATATCTTGTCTGTAAATATTTCTGGTACAGATAAGTTTGGTCAAGCTATTAAATTAACAGAGCAATATGATATTGCAACTGGACATTTAATAAAAAGCTTAGATTCTGTTACTACTGCCCAACAAAAAGCAGGTGTTGCAACTGACACATTTATTGATAAACAAAAAACTGCTGTGGCAAAAGCGCAAAACATACTTAATTCCATACAGAGCAGTTTGAATGATACAGGAGCAAATAGAACTTTAGCAAACACAAATTTTGATACTAATGGTCTTACGACAGCGATTACACGGGTTCAGAATGCAATCACAGCACTGGGGAATTCAACGAAAACAACTTTTGCAGATGCTAATAATAATGTAGGAAAAGAAATTTCTGCTTTAAATGATTTAATTGCAAAACTAAAAAATGCTGAATATGCTGCTACATCACTTAGAACAAAAGACATTAGCACTGTAAAAACTGACGAAGGTAATAAACTTGATACTTTCGCAGAGAAAATGAAACAGTCTGGACATTATAGTGATGATTTGCAAAATAAGGTCGCCAGATTAAAAGACGAGCTTAATTCTGTATTTGATGCTAGTTCATTAACCAACTATCTCAATAATATGAGCAATTTAGAATCAGAATTTAAGTTAGTAGATGCGCAAGCAAAGACACTTGAGAAAGATACTAATTTACAAACAAATATTGAATCCGAAAAGAAACAACTTCAGGTATATACGAACGAACTGAAACAAGCTGGTGTGATGTCTGGTGAAGTAAAAGATAAAATTCAACAGATGTTCTTTTCTCTTTCAAAAGTAAATACCCAGACAGGATTAACTACTTGGAAAGCAGAGTTACGAGGTGTTAGAGCCGAAACTGACGAAGTGTTAAAATCTGTTCAGAAATTGTCTGTTACATCTATCCCAAAAGCGAAATATGACAAAATTATAAATGGTGGATATGAGTTCGATTTAGATAAGCTGACATCTGGATTTCAGAAAATCAATGCTTACTCGAATGAAACTCAAGATAAAATTAATTCTTTAAGGCAGACTCTTGCAAATATGCAAACCATGTCTGGAAGTGAATTAGTATCGACTTTTAATAATTTTGAAACAGAAGTCGGAAAGGTAAAAGTACAACTTGATCAAGCAAAATTATCATATGATAAATTTGCACAGCCTGTATCTGATGAGAAAATCACTGCTCTTCTTATTAAAATTCAGGATTTTCTAAGCAAAAATACCGCTATTACCAAGGAAGCGAGAACTCAGTTAGAATTATATATAAAAGATCTAAGTAGTGGCAATGTTCCGTTGGATAGATGGAATCAGATTAACCAGTCGCTCGCAAAAACTGAATCACAAATGAGAGTGCTTGGTAAGCTTGGCATGACATTTAAAGATCAATGGCGACAAGCTGTTAGTTCATTTGGTACATGGTTATCTGCAAGCACTGTAGTTATGAAAATTGTTTCTGCAACTAGAGAGGCTGTTACTGAATTAAAGGATATAGACACCTATTTAACAGAGATAAGTAAATCTAATGATAAACTTTCTAAGAATCAATTAAGAACAATTGGGATTGATTCTTTTGAAACCGCTTCTAAATATGGTAAAAAAGCAACCGATTATTTATCAGGTGTCCAGGAAGCTTCCAGAGCTGGTTACGAAAATGCAGAGTCGATAGCAAAATTATCTGTTGCTGCGCAAGGTGCAGGTGACATGACAGCAGATTTAGCTAATTCATATATTATAGCAACGGATAAAGCCTATGATATGAATGGTAGTGTTACGGAATTAACAAAAACATTAGACGGTGCAAATAATATTACAAACCATAATGCGGTTAATATGACAGAGTTAGCCGAAGGTATGAAAGTTGTTGGTTCACAGGCAGCTTCGTCTCAAATGAGTGTTGAAGAAACTACCGCTGCGATTGGCACTCTTGTTGCAGTTACTCAGCAAGGCGGTTCTGAGATGGGTAATGCATTTAAAGGAATTTTAATGAATCTTCGACAAATAAAGGGTGATGTCGGAGATGGCGAAGAAGTTATTGATGAAAAATCTTTGAATAAATATGAAAAAGCTTGTCATTCGTTAGGTGTTTCGTTAACAACTGTAAAAGATGGTGTACAATCATTAAAAGCACCTATGCAAATTTTGAAAGAATTGTCTGAAGAATATAATAAACTTGACGAGTTTGATGTTAGGCGTGCAAATTTATTAAACTCTGTTGGTGGTAAAATTTACCACGTTGTACAGAAATGTATAACTAGAATGAATTTAATTGCAGGTAATGCCTCGATAGGACAATCCTATCTCCTATGTATATAGGAAGAGCCTTGCACCACAATATAGAGGATAACTACTATATGATGGTTTTAAAACGCAAGGATTGGCTGTTCATGCAGCGAAGTACCCTAACGTATTCCGTAGATCATACGGTACTTGAGCCGAGGGTAAACGTTCAACGACTAGATTCATGTCGAGTCATAGACTAGAGAATAAAGGTGGAAATCCTGAATATCTATGACAAAAATCGTAGGGCGCAATCGCAAATGGCGTGGGTGAAAATCCCTTAAATCGAAAAGGTCACTCTTAACACGTAATGGTGAAGATGAAGAAATAGTCTAAACATCTATTGAAAAATAGAGATGTTGTTGATTTTTATGAGAGCTGATTACTCTTACATTCTATAAAAAGAATAGGTGAAAAATATTGAATAATAAATATAAATGCGAATCTGTACGGTTGTGTAGGTTCTTATATTCTCTTGGTTTTGACAAAGAATCAAGATTTGACGAAAATAACAACGAATATTGGTTATTTGAAAGAAGTCAAGATTTACAAAAATCCTTAGACTTCTTTTTTAGTATGAGAAAGAAATACAAAAAAAGAAATAATTAGACTATTATAGGAGCAAATGACGTTATGAGAAAAATATTAACGAGTGAAATATTTGAAAACATGTTGAAAGATTATCATAATGGTATGTGTCTTGTGGATTTATCCAATAAATATGGTTTTCAAGAACAAACAATTCAAAAACATTTTAAATCAATTGGTATAACAATATTTAAAAGGAATGTGAAGAATTTTACAGAACAGGAAGTAAATCATATTATTGAAGATTATAAAAATGGAATGAAGCCATACGAACTCTCCATTAAATATCAAAGAAATTCTGCTACTATTATCGGGAAATTAAAGTCTTTAGGTGTTTATGTAAATTCTACATATCGATTCTCATTTGAAGACATAGAATTTTTAAAAGTACATTATCCAAAAGGTGACTGGACAGCAATAGAGAAAAGATTTCCTGATTTAACAAAGACATCTATTCATACTAAGATGTCTAAGCTTGGGATATCTCTTGATAATTATTTTTGGGACAAAAAAGACGAGGAATTATTAATAAAATGTTATTCTGAGTTATATGGCAACATTACAGACTTAATAAAGTTATTCGAATATAAATATACATATGCAGCAATTATATCTAAAGCAAGAAAACTCGGATTAAAAACACGAAATTTTTGGAGTAGTAACGAAATAGAAATTTTGAAAGAAAACTATTCGACTCATACTGTAGATGATATGAAAATATTATTGCCAAATCGTAGTCGAGATTCTATAATTGGACAAGCGAAAAAGTTAGGATTAACTAATAAGTCAAAGCTAGATGTCTGTTTTTCAGCTAAAGAAAAAATGTATATTGCTAATAATTTTAATAATATGTCAGACAAGGAAATTGGAAAGAAACTGCATCGTTCTTCTTCCGCTATTAATTGTTACCGCTTTAGAAACAGGTTGATGAAGACTTATGAAAAATCTAGTTATTTAGACTTATCTGAATATATCAGAAGAAATAATATCGAATGGAAAAAGAATTCTATGAAAAAATGTTCGTATAGGTGTGTTTTATCTGGAAAAAGATTTGATGATATACATCATATCTATGGGTTTAATTTGATTTTAAATGAAGCATTAGAGGTTTTAAATCTTGATGTAAAAGATAATATAAATAAATATTCTAAATTAGAATTGAAAAAGATTCTGTTAACGTTTAGAGAAATTCAATCTCATCATCCATTAGGTGTGTGTCTAACTAAAGAAATTCATATGAAGTTTCATGAAATCTATGGCTACGGTAACAACACGGAAGAACAATGGAATCATTTTGTAGAAAATTATAATAAAAAAGTAGCTTAATCAACTACTTATATAAATAATCAACAACTAGATAGATATTGCGAATCTATCTGAATATAATTGAAATATCGTTCTAACGCATTGAACGCTATTCTTTCCAACTACTCAACCTATGAAAAGATGCTTCAAGATTATACCGATGGAGAAGGGTCTATGCAAGAAGAAGCAGAAAAAACGGCTAATTCTTGGGAAGGTTCTTTGAATCGATTGTCCAACACTTTTGATAATGTGGTTGCGAATATTATTAATTCTGATGATGTTATTTCTGGTATTAACCTGTTTAACTCATTGATATCAGAAGTTGAGAAATTAACTGGTTCACTCAATCTACTAACCACTGCTGGATTAGCTGTTGGTGCTGTATTGGGTAAAAAAAAGCTGAATTATGCAAGTATATAATGTGCAAGATTATATACACATACAAATGTAGTAAGCAATATGTGCAAGGTTCAGAATATATCTCGTGCCAAGGTGAGAATCCCTGGGTAAAACACAAAGAACTTGTAATTAAACAAGGAAGATATATAAGTAAAATCAACTACAGATACTACACTGTAGACCTCTGATATGACTGTGCGTGAACTACGCAGTCTCTAAGATTCGTAAGGCTTAGACAAGGACTGGAATGGCTCGTGTGACTCGTAATGTAGCACGATGATCTAATCAGCAGAGAGGCGTACTGCCAACTAGGTAAGTGCCGCTCCCATCGACTACCAAGAGGGCGTAGGTTATAATAACCCACGAAGGTATAGTCAAACACCTATCATTGAGCGTGATAGTGAAAAAGTTCAACTGTAGCTATACAGTGCGAAAAAATAGTGAGTTATATTACTCTTCTACTGCTGACTTTGTAAAACAGAGTAGAAAAACAATAAAAAAGTGATACATATCAATGTTATCATATCGATGTACCACTTTTATCTTCCTCTTATGAGAATATTATATTCTTATGATATTCTGTAATAAATAATAATTGATCGACAAAGTTCGACTCATTTTGATAAAGACTGTAAGCGTATTATATATCATATTGGAATATTCTGGTAGAGAGAACATATATTCCAAGGAATCTCGATTTCTTGCAAATTTTGTCATACGAAAACCCTTGAAAATAAAGGCTTTTTGCACTATACTTTTTTCAAAAAGTTAGGCAGGAGGTCTATTATGGCAAGAGGACGCAAAAATCTCACATTAGATGAGCAATTAACAAAAATAACAACAGAAATTGAGAATATGGAAAACTCATTAAAAGAAATGAAGAAAGCAAAGAAAGAACTTGAAGAACAGATTCATCAGCAAAGACTTTCTGAGTTGGACGAGCTGATTCAGGAAAAAGGTTTGAGTTTTGATGAAATAAGGGAAATGTTGAGCAAATAGTAATTTTGCACAAAAAACTTTTCTTGTTTTGGTGACATTTTTTATGTGTTACAATATATAATATATCAAAGAAAGAGATGCTACCGTAAAGCAAGACGGTTGCTCTGAAATTAATAAACTATTTTTGACTAAGCAAAAAGTAATCGTAATTCCATTGGCAGTGGACGATTACTTTTTCGCTTTCTGTATATCTTTACCAAGCAAATATCCTGCACCACCGCATAATCCGACAAGTGCAATCAATGCTTCATATGACAAAGTTATCATTGGCGAATTCTCCTTTCTGAAGTGCGGCACAATTAGCCATCTATAACATAGACTGGGCTTGTACTCCCAGATTGGAGAGAACCGTCCTACCGTTTTAGTAGCATCTGTAATGATTCTACTCTTAATGGAATATTTTGTCAAACATATGTTTATGCATAATATAAGGAATACACTTTTTACGGTATATTCCTTATTATACTACTCTTCTTTCAGTCCAGTGATATTAATTGACACTCCATTCTCAGATTCCCGAAGCATAATCTTAACCCCATTTGAGTATGTTCGTGTGATCACAACAAAGTCGTCAAGTCTGATAATCTCACCAGAAACTGTTGTTCCTTCAGGATATGAAATTGTCATCATATGTACCTCCACTACCCTTTTGTGAATAAGTAATATAAATATTATATCATTCGTATGGCAAAGAAATAGTTAAGAGTTCTGAATGCGTACAAATGTTCTGATAGTATTGTGTCAATCATTGGTATATAATGGTAATATTAAATACTAATGATTGGTGGGAAAATGAGTATGATTGCGGCATGTTTTTGTTATACTGTAATTGGTATAGTTGTAGGAAGTATCTTTGCATTATTATTTATAAACTTTGATAAATCATGGAAGAAAATAGTTTCTTTTATATTTGGAATAGGTGGTTCTAGTGGATTAATAGTTGTATGTAAAAATTATTTTGAAATAAAGAATCAAAATATGAAATTTTGGACAACCACCTGTTTATGTGTTTCATTAATGATTTCGTTCATTGTTTTAATGATGGTAATGTGCAAACTAATAAAAGATAAAGATGATAATGACATATTACGAATAAGAGACATACTTTTAGGTCAAAAGTCATATATTGATAAATATTATGAAATGCGACGTAATGAAATAGACCAAAAGTTAAATATTAAAGAATTAGAAAAAAGAGAGAAAGAAATAACAAAGCGTGAAAATTCAATTGAAAATAAAGAATCATATTTGACGCAAGAATTAAAGAAATTAGAACAATTAGGAAACAAAAAATTAAAAATATATTTACCAGAAAAGGCAAATATAATAATAACAAATGAATTTCTAAAAATTATGCCATCTTACATAAGAGATTTATCAAAATGCATAAATGATATCGAAAAATTCACTGAACAATTCATTGATGAAAATGAAAACATTTCAATAAAAGAAATAACTGCTTATTTGATGTTTATTTGCTTATCTATATCTGAATATATTTTTGGTGGTAGATCTCAAGATGTAAGAACACATTTTAGAAAATTTGATGATAAAACGAAGTCATATGAGAAAATAGTTTCAATAATAGGAAATAATGTAAGCAATAGAAAGATGACTTCTATTCCATATAGTAATTCTATGATAGAAAGATCTGATATTTGCAAACGTGCCCTAATTAAAAGTATTAATTCTGATTATGATTTTAGTAGTAATAACAATACTGTTTGGAAAGATTATATGACTTTTTCTTTTTATGGAATGAGATACAATAATTTCCCAATTTTATCTTTTGGGATATCAGTCAAAAATGAAGAACGTTTTAAGCAACAATTTTATTTCTTAAATTATTTTAGGATAGAAGAATGCTTAGAAGATAATTTAGAAAAAATAAATGAAGCTTTCAATTTAGAAAAGATATTTTATAATAAGGAGGAGCGTTAAATGTATAGAATTTCAAGAGTTATGGCTCTTTCAGAAATAATGGAAAAGATAGAGGAAAATAATTACATAGAGGCAAACAAAATGATGGCGGTTGTTTCAAGGTCATTAAAAAAAGACAAAGAGAATAACAAATATTCACCATATATTAATATTAATAACAAAAAAGATGCTTTGTTGTTTAAAAATATTATTAAAGATTTAGAGCAGGACTAATCTCCTGCTCTTTTATTAATCATCATCTTCTTCATATCCGCTACACTCTTCTTTATGTTCGCAGAATTCACATTCACAATTATCTGTAAAATTTCCTGTTTGCCAACATAGTTCAGTTGGATAAACAGATTCAGTATTAGGTATAGTTCCCATAGCGAATCTCTCCTTTTGTAAATTATATTTGATATGGAATATTTTACCATTTGGTCATTGATAAGTATAGCCGGAACATATGTTTAGTATTATGGGTTTGCGGAATCAATAAAACTATATAAAGTGAGGTGAAATAATATGAATACTCTTGAAGAAATTAAAAAAGAAATTCATACAATAAACCCAGATATTACAGATACATTACTGGATCTATTGTATGAATATGTAAGTATAAGGCAACATGAAAATATGTTAGACTTTTTAAACAATTATAATTTATATCGAAAAGAATTCAAAAAAATTGTCTACGACTCTTTATCACATAATAACTCATAAAGTGTGTTTTTCATTATTTCTGTTGCGGCATGTATGGCTACGTTTGTTGAAGCAAGATATATACTGAATTGTTGAATATTTTTATCCTGCTCGCTCATATGCTCCACGTTGTTAGCGATTTGTTCTACCAGCTCGTCTGGTATGTTTTCTCCTACAATTAAAATATTCTTATTGAGCACTTCATCAATCTGCTCCTTTGTAATTTTATTCATACCTTTCAACCTCCTCATTTGTATAAGATGATAATATATTATCACAATTTATACGCATAATACAGGTTAAACATATGTTTTGTGAAAAATTACCAAGATGTAATCTATTGTGATCATGAATATAAAAAATAGACATCCATACGTCAAATAATTATATGAATGCCTATATAATATTATTTTCTACTTGTTATTTTGCATAATCGCTTGTGAATTAGCAATACTTATGGCACAAAAATTACCATTCACTTCCACAATTATTGCAGTGCCATTGTTTATGAACTTTTCGAGATAATATTCCAAACATTGCAACTGATCCTGCCTTGGCTAATCCTGATATTTTTTTGATATTGGTTGAGCCACATGTAGGGCATTTTGGAGTATTACTAACTGTAGTGGTATTGCTATTCTGTTGTTGAAGTTGCGTCTTAAATTGGGACATTTTTAATTGGAACTCGATTGGATCTTTTTGCTTAAGTTCATCCATTGCGAGAATAAATGATGTTTCGCCGGAGATATCCAGGATTGTATCAATTTCTATGACATCTATGCTCATTGGGATAACATCATGATTACATATTGGACATATTTGGAGTTGTCTATTCATACGGGCATCAAAACAATCAGCGCATCGGTTTCGACCCTCTATTTTGTCTTTTCCGTGTTCATAACAATATTTACAAAATGTTACTTTATTCATCCTCTCACCACCTTTATAAAAAGTATAGCAAAATCAATAGCTTACTTCAATAGCAATATAATTTATTTTTAACTACATATATATATTGACATAAATGTAGTAATGTAGTATATTATATGCAGGAGGTGAATGATATGGCTGATAAGGGAATCAATATTAAGGTTAATGAGGATTTGTATAAAGAAATTAAAATTCGAGCATTAACATTGGATAAAACATTAAAAGATTATATCCTTGACTTAATAAAGAAAGACCTTAATAAAAAATAAGAATTACCGCCCTCTCGCAAAGATTGGTAATTCTTATTATAGTCACTACTATTTTCAGTAGGATAAATTTATTATATCCTATCTGAAATAGTTAATCAACTGTTTTATTGAAAGGATGTTAAGATGAATATAATTAAACGTTTATTTAATGGTAGAGATGTTAGTATGGAACAAGATGATCATGGTGTTTTATGGTTTGAAATAGAATCTCTTTCGATGGCAATAGGATATATTACCACTGCAAAAGGGAAAGAGTATGTACATAAAACACGAATGAATAAAACTCTAAAAAATGCAGGAATTTTGCCAGTTGTACACGGTGTACAACAATGGATTAGCGAACAACAAATGTATGATTTTTTGATTGAAGCTCATACGGAGAAATCAAAAGAATTTAAGAAATGGCTAACAAATGATGTCTTGCCAACAATTTCTAAAACGGGTGCTTACATAGAAGACGGTAGAGAACAGGAAATGGTAAATTACTACTTCTCTTCTCTCTCATCAGATTTACAGGGTAAAATAGTGAATGAATTAATAGAGAAGAATAAAGAGTTACAGACATTTTATGATGATTTGATGAATACCGAAGGGTTAATGCAAATGAATACGGTTGCAAAAGAATTAGGCATTGGTGAATATACATTATTCGCTTATTTACGTGGTAAGAAGGTTCTGTTTTATGATAAAGACATGGTTAACGTGCCGTATGAAAGATTTCGTAAAGAAGGTAAATTTGCCGTAAAAGAAACACCTTGCCATGACGGAAAAATACGGTCTGTGACATATTCAACTAAAAAAGGATTAGATTACATAAGAAAACTATTACGCAAAGATGGATATTATGATGTACCAATTGTGTCATAATCATTAATAAAAATACTATATTACATTTTGAGAAGCCATTTACATTATTTGGATATAATGAGTACAAAGTGATTTATATTCTACGCTTGCAAACTATGATAATGTGAATGGTTTTTCATTTGGTAAAAAAAGTATTCAGCTAAATGATGACACGATTGGATTTTTAAATGATCCTAATTTTGATGTAAAAAATGTCGCACTTGACGATCTCATCAAAAAATACCCAAAAGCTACAGAAGGATCTATTACATTTGCCAAGTCGGTTCGAGATGGTAATGTTTCTCTCAAAGAAGGTCAAACCTACCTACAAGCATATCAAAAGCAATTAAATCAGACTGGATTTAATTTAAAAAATATTGGCTCATCGATTAAAAATTTAGGCGGTAAGTTTATTGCAGGAACTATCAATGCTATTGGAGGCATGGTTATTGGTGCTGCTGCGTCATTAGTAGTTGAAGGCATTTCACAACTGTTTAAAGAATTCTCTGGAAAAGCCGAGGAAGAAGCTAAACAGAAAATATCTGAACTTGGTGAAACTGCCCGTAGTGAATTCAAATCTATCCAAGACGAAATGAACTCTACCGCTTCAAAGGTAAATGAAGTTAAAGATCGTTATGCAGAACTCGCACAGGGAGTCGGGAATCTTGGCAAAGCAACACAGAATCAGGGTTCATTATCCAACGATGATTATGAAGAATTCTTAAATATTAGTAATGATCTGGCTGATTTATTTCCTACTCTCACCAATGGATATACAGATAATGGAGATGCGATACTCGACTTAAATGGTGATGTACAGACAATTACCTCATCTCTTAATGGTTTAGTAGAAGCACAAAAAGCTGTTGCTGCACAGGATATGGCAAAACAGATGCCAGATATTTTTAAATCATATCGTCAGGATATGAACGATGATGTTAAGAAATACAACGAAGCATTAGAACAGCAAAAGAAAGCACAGGAAGCTATTGCTAAATTAGATGATAGTAATACTGGGGAATCATATATTACATATTTTGATGATCTGTCAGAGATGATGCAGAAACATCAGATGGATTATGATTCATGGATAAGCCAAACGGGTCATAATACTACTAATGTCAAATTAACCTCTGAAGAAAAAGAAAAATTCACTCAAATTTATCAAGACTATTATGAACAGTATCAAAAAACCATATCTGATTTAGAGACTAAAATTGATAATGAAAATAAATCATTTGGACAGTATGTAACACAGTCACTTTATAGTGATGCTACTTATCAGGATTTTGCCAAGAATAATTCTGTCAAACAAGGGATTGTAGATACAATTGTTTCTAATCTTGGTTATGATGACGAAACGGCTGATTATGGTACTGACTGGGATAAGATGTTCAAGGATAAAATACAGGATGATATTATCAATTCTATTGCCAGTATAGATGACACACGAGTTGTCGATGCTATGAACAAAGTCCTGAACGAAGATCTATCCAAAGCTGATTTTGACCGATATGCACAGATCATACAAGACTACGATACTGATCATACAGAAGTCGATTTCTCTTCATGGTTTAAACCAGATGATGCTGAAATTACAAAAACTGCACAGGAACAGAAAGACCGTATCTTGAGTGTGTTTGGAGACACAAGAGAAGGTGATAGACGTGTTTTAAACAACTTTATCGATTCTCTCACTCCTGATAATCTGGATATACTGGATAAACTGTCTATAGATAAACAATCTACTGACCAGACTGCAAAAGAATATGTTGAATATCTTAAACAGAAAATTGAGGATTATATCAATTCGGATGAGCTAGATGCATCATTTAAAGCCGATCCTATTGACCCATTAAAGGATATTAAGGATTCATTCTCTGGTTTTGAAGATATCTATAATGAAATTGTATCTGGTTCAAGTGTAGCTGCTGATGCGATCGAGGGACTGAATGAAAAGTTTGGAGAACTTGATGGCGGTACTGCCCTTGAAGATTTTAAGGATACATTGACTTCTATGCCGGGTGATATATCTGCTGGTAAAGAAGCTTTGAATAAGCTCGCAACGGCATATATAGATAATTCTGACCTGATTAAAAACTTGACCGAAGACAATGCAGATTATGTAAAATCAGAACTTGAAAAAATTGGTGTTGTTAATGCCGATGAGGTTGTTAATAGTCGATTGGCAAGTTCAACAGATTGGTTGACACAAGCGCAGGAAAATCAGAGTGCTATTTTATCAAATCTGTCCACCAATATCAACGCAGCGACAGATGCTAAACGATATTCCCAGTTAGCTTCAATTGATTTACAGAATGCTACATTAGGAGATATTGCAGCGTTAATTAATGAAGCAAACGCATCAGGACAGGATGCAACTGCATTACAGAATTATGCGATTCAGAAGGTCGCAGCAAATCAGTCATCTATTTGGACATCTGGTAGTATTCAGAACTTAGCGAAACTGGCTGACTCTTTAGAGGGTACAACTCGTTATATGCTATTATATAACAAGGCAAAAAATGCAACTGGCAGTCAGGAACGACTTGAGATTGAAAAAGAATTAAATCGTCAGGTTAAAGTGGCTATTAGTACAAAAATGGCATCAGATGCACAAGTACAGTATAAAGCTCCGAGTACGGCTAAGTCATCAAACTCTGGTGGTTCAGGTTCGTCCACCAAAAAGAAAACCCCACTTGAAAAACTTCAAGATTGGCTCTCTACTCTCTTCGACTGGATAGAAATCAAACTGGAACGCCAAACGGATAAGATCAGTAAATACATTTCTAAGGCTGAATCCCAGTTAGATGATAAGAAGTATTCATCTTCAGCCAAGAATTACAACAATGCTATAGACGCAACAAATGTACAGGTTGGCTACGAAGAAACTGCTAGAGATAAATACTATGCACAGGCAAGTCAAATTCTGGATAAAGCTGTAGCAAGTGAAGTTATCTCACAGAAAACAGCCGATATTATTGCGACTCGTGTTGCGGATGGTAGCATGAATATTTCAGAATACTCAGATGAGATTCGGGAAGTTATCTCTGCTTATCAAGAATGGTATAACAAAGGTAAGGATGCTTCTGACGCATTAGAAGAACTGCACAAGAATATTCGCACCTATATTCAGGATCTGAAGGATGTTCGGGACAAACAGCGTGATGCTAAACTCGATTCTATTACAGGTTATAATGATATTGCGACAAGTACAGTGGCTAATTCTGCTAGAGCAAAGAATTCACAGCTCAATGCTTCTAATTCTTCTCTTGGTAAACAGAACGCAACATATCGTGACTATGTGCAAAATGTGACCCGTGACACAAACAAAGTAGCTGCATCGGCTAATGGCTCAGTTGCCAATGCTATTAAAGGGACAAAAGATGCCAAATATCGTACAGCTTTGTTGAATGCTCAGAAAGCGATTAAGAACAAGACTGCCATTTCTGATACGGACTTATCTACAATCAGTGTACATTCTACCTATGTGTATAATCGTTTATATGCATATAATGTGGCTCTTGACAACGCCGAAACCGCTAGAATGGAATATGCTACTGCTTACTCTAGCAATTATGCTGATGCGATGAAGAACATTGCTGAGAAGTATAGTAATAAAGACGATGCCACCAATGATGCTATGGATCTGAATAGTTCGAAGTCTGATAATGCTGTTACAGCAAAGACTAAGAACAAGTATCTTAATAAACAAGCTTCTGGCTATGATACGATTGCTAAGAATAATCAAGCTGAAATTGATCAATATGCTTCATCTGTAAAGTCGGCTAGAAAGACTATGAACAAGTTTGCGACAGCAACGGCTTATAACGGATTGGGAAACAAAGGTCAAAAAGCAGTATCAAATGTAGTTGAAAAAGCACGTTCGCAGGCAAAATCTAAGAAACCAATTTCTGCATCGTTAATATCTAAGATTACAGAATATTATAAAAAGGGATATATTTCTCGCTCTTTCTACGAATCGTGTATTCGTTATAATAATGCTCGTGAATCATTGGATCAGGCAAGAAAACAGGCTGAAATTGACAAACAAACTGCTATTGCACAGAAAGCGGAATTAGCACAGCAGAAGTTCTCTAATATCTCAACAGAGATGGATAACAAACGGCATAAGTATGAACAGACTGCTACGGAATTAAACGCCAAAATGTCTTTATATGAGGAGCGTGGTAATGGAGCTTCTGCTAATTGGTATGCTCGTTTACAAAAGACTGAACAGAAAGAATATGATTCTCTTGTAGAGAAACGCAAGAAACAGATCAAAGAATTAAATGACAGTGTAGCAAATGGAAGCATCAAAGAAGGAAGTACGGAATGGGCTGAAATGAAGTCGCAAATTGACGACACAACCAATTCCATTAATGATGCGAAAAAGGCACTTGCAGAATATAATAACCAGATTTTACAGGTACGTTGGGATCGTGTAGATGAATATGTTTCTAAGTTACAGAATCTTACAACAGAGACTGACTTCGTTATCAATGAATTGTCTCGTAAGGATTTGACATCCGATAAGACTGGTGGCTTAACAAAAGAAGGTAACGCTGTCGCCGGATTACATGTATCTAACTACAAAGTCTACCAAACGGAAGCCAAAAAGTATCAGAGTGAAATTAAGAAGATCAATAAACAACTTGCGGACGATCCGTATAATCAAAAACTGATTGCCCACAAAGAAGAATTGGTTAAATCATATCAGGATGCAATTGCAGGGGCACAAGATGAAAAGTATGCCGTGATCGATCTCATTGAAAATGGCTACGCTTCGCTCAAGAATCATATTTCTGATTTGATCGACCAATATAATGATCTTATTAGTTCTGAAAAGAATGCTTATGATTATGCAAACAATATTAGTGATAAGACTCAACAGATTGCTAATATCCGTAAGCAACTTCAGGCATATTCTGGTGATCTTTCTGAAGAAGCAAGAGCAAAAGTTCAGGAATTAAATGTTTCACTCAAAGATGCTGAGAAAGATCTCAAAGATACGCAGTTTGACCAGTATGTTTCTGCTACACAGGATATGCTCTCAGACTTCCAGGATGATTTGGACGAAAGTATCCAGAATATCATTGACACATTGGATGATAAATTCAAAGGTCTTATTGATACAATCAACGAGAATTGGTCAAGTGATAATAATGTCATTAACAAGACATTATCTACTATTGGTTATAGTGCTACAAAAGATGGACTTAAAATGTATGCTAATGGCGACATTACCAAGAATACAACGGATGCGGTTAATGGAGTTAGGATTTTCTTAGAAAAGGCATGGGCAAAGTATGATAAAACGGCTCATGATTCACAGACAACAAGTGAAAAAGAAAAAGAACTAAAACAGAAACAAGAACAGATAGATGCATTAAATCAGCAGATTAAAGCACTAAAAGAAGAAAAGGTAACATCAAAAGCACAGAAACAGGATGTTGCTAATCGCATTAAAAATTTACAAGACCAGATTAAAGAACTTAAAGGAAACAAATCTGGTGATTCTTCTATTGGAACATCAGCTTCTGGTGGTGGAAATGGCTCTGAAAACAAATCTACTTCAAAAACGACAAGTTCTGGAACAGATGCAGGTAAAAAGTTGTCAAAGTCCAGGATACGTGAGATTCAGAATTTCATAAATAGCAGTTTAATTAATCCTGCCAAGGGTAAAAAAATATCTGATTATGATGCTTTTAATCAAGCTATATGGAAATCGTATGGTGGTAAAACTGGTAAGATTTTGTCAAAGGAAGCATTACAACATCTTGCCAACTTGACTGGTTATGCATTCTCAAATAAAGCTACTTCGCCATTCTGGCAGACACTTCATAAATCTGGTATTAAAGGATTCAGACGTGGTTCATATGGTATTCCTTATGATATGATTGCTAATCTTGGTGAAGACGGTACAGAGTTACAGTATGATGTATCTAAAGGTGTTCTGAAATCTGTTGGTCAGAATGATATGATATTCACTGCTGAACAGGCTAAAACATTGATGGATTTTGCAAAGAATCCTATGATGTTTAGTAATATGTATACTGGTAATGCATTTAGAATGCCAAATATGCCTGTTACTAATCGAACGGATAATGACATCAATATCACTATTGGTGATGTAAACTTAGAGGGAGTACAGAATCCACAGCAGTTTGCTAGTTCTATGAAGGACGCTATTAAAAATAATACGGGTGGAGTTCGTAATATGATTAAAGATACTACAGTAGGATCTTTATCACCTAATCACAACTCACTTGGAATACGGAAATACTAAAAATTAAATATTAACATAGTAACAGGGAGGAATGTCACAATTCCTCTCTTTTATTATGCTTATTTTCTCATCAAAACACATTAAATCGGAGGTGGATATTTGTGAGATATAAATCATCCAAGACAAAGAAAATCGAAAAATTAAAGGCAGAAAATGAAGAATTGCGTAAGTATATACGGGAAAATAATGTGCGAAAATTCGCTACACAGATCGAAGCTACTCTCGTAGCGAAGGAAGAATATGAAGACTTATTAGATGAGTGTAAACAGCTCAAGACTGACTACGAACACATGATAAATGAATTACAACTTGACGCAAATGAATATCACGAACAGATGAATCAAGAAATGGATAATAAATAAAATTAAAATAAGGAGGCATTTTGTAAATGGCGAAAGTATTATTTAATAGCCAAGGTTTAATAGAGACTCCTACTCTCCTATTACAGCACAAAAATTTTGAAACAATCGGTAATGGAGGAATTACTAATGTCTCTGGCTTAACATATAAAAACAATTTTAATGATGCAAATGAAATATCATTTAAAATACATAAATTTAACAATGGAATAAAACATCCACTATGGGATCAGTTAGTGGATTTTAGAATTATATATATACCTGAACTGAAAGAACGATTTCAAATTGCTGTTTCGGTGAATGAAGAAGATCCAGATGATTTATCAAAATCTGTTACAGGTACAGCATTGTGTGAATCTGAATTATCGAATATCAATCTACATGGAGTACAGATTAATACGGAAGCTGACATGACAAATGATTTGTACGATGAGAACTTCCCAACTGTATTATATCGAGATCCTGATGACTATGATTCAGAAGATAATTTAAAAATATGGGCAAAGTCAAAATATGATTATCTTAAAGATAAAACAGCATATCCAACAACTGCTTCTGTAATTGCTAGAAAGAAATATATTCTTACACATGCTTCTCTTCTGCATCGTGTATTAGAAAAAGCACCACATTATTCAATTGCTCACGTAGATTCTACGCTAAAAGAATTATCAACAGTACACGAATTCACATTTGATGGAACAGATACCTTATCGGCACTAAAAAACGATATTGCCGAAGCGTATCATTGTTTATTCTCTTTTAATTCTGAACAAAGAACTATTTCAGTATATGATTTATATAGCACATGTACTGCATGTAAATACAGAGGCGATTTTCTTGATACATGTCCTGAGTGCGGATCAACAAAAGTAATTAATAAATATGGCGAAGATACAAATGTATTAATCAACAGTGCCAATTTAACAAAAAGTATTACTTTGGAGTCAAATCAAGACTCTTTAAAGAACTGCTTTTATGTGACTGGTGCAGATGATTTAATGAATGCTACTATTCGTAATATTAATCCAAACGGATCACAGTATATTTATTACTTTTCTGACGATGTTTTATCAGATATGCCTGACAATCTCAAAAATAAATTAAAGTCATATGATACACTGTATAACGAAATTCAGACAACAAGAAAAATGGCTTTGGATTCTACGAAAGTTACAAACTACAATAATGTCGTTACTTCCGTAACCAAGAAATTTGCTAATGTTTCAGATGATGATAAAGATAAAGTCACTTTTAACAAATTGACCAACCCTCTTGTGGGTTATTCATCTCTCATCGCTGCTCGGTATGATGCTACTGATTTATATTACTACATTAATGATAGTATGATGCCAGTAATTGATATAAATGGACTAGGGGTTCAGGATAGTTTAACATCAATAAAAAATGGTATCAAAGCATTGGGTGGAGTTGCTGTAACAAAAGTATCTTCAATTGAATCCAGTGTAGTAAGAAATACATTGGAAAAATTATGTCAAGTATTTTGCAGCACAGCATATTATGATATTTCGGTTGAAACGAAATCGCTGTCTGCTTACAACTCTTCCACGAAAACTAAAACATATTCCTGTACTGTTACAATTACAAGTTTAACTCAACAGGACGAAAATGAAGAATATCTGACAGGATCTGTTGATGTTACATGTTCTGTACTAGAAAATAACGAGAAGTATATTGAGCAAAAAATTAAGCGTATGACTGCTGAATCAAAGAAGCTAAAAGATAAGCAGATTACAAGTTTTGATTTATCAGATACAGATTTTAAAAAGGAATTGACATATTATTCATTGACTGAGCTTACTAATATGTATACAGAATTCCAAGCTTGCCAAGATATAGTAACAAATGGATTTACAGAAGATTCTGTAGATGTACAATATAATAACAGCGAGCTTAAAAAGAAGTATCAAAAATTCTACGCAAACAGATTAACGTGGATCAATAATGAGATCAAAACAAGAACTAGCGAATTAAATAGTGTTAAAGCTATATTTGATCCAGTCAAGTCAACTGGTGTTCTGCAAACTTTGAAACAGTCAATCCAAAAAGAGTTAGATTTACAGAAATATCTCGGTACTGACTTATGGAATTTATTCTATTCTTATCGGCGTGAAGATGATTATAATAATTCAAACTACTCTTCTACTGGATTAAATAATACGGAACTTATCAAGAGAGCCACCGAATTATTTAAGGCAGCGCAGAGAGAATTATATAAGGCAGGAAACTTACAGTATTCCATTAACACAACAATGGGTAATCTACTTGCTCTGCCAGAATTCAAACCAATTGTAGATAAATTTGAAGTTGGTAATTTTATCAAGGTCGGAATTGACGAGAAGGTATACTCGCTTCGTCTGCTCTCTTATCAGGTTGATTACGATAATCTGTCAGAAATACCTGTAGAATTTTCTACTGTAGAAAAAATCTATTCTGGTTATTCAGATGTACCGTCTGTATTGCAGTCAGCAAAATCTATGTCTACATCTTATTCTTCTGTTAAAGATCAAGTAGATAAGTCAAAAGGTACGACAAAAACAGTTTCAGATTGGACAAATAATGGATTATTTGGTGATAATATATCATTCAGTAATTCTAAAGAGCAAACAGTAACACTTACCAAAAATGGTTTATTAGCTCGATCTTGGGATGATGTGTATAATGAATTTTCATTAAAGCAGTTAAAGATTGTAAACAACGGACTATATCTCACCAAAGATGGTTGGGAGACAATTGAAACAGGCGTTGGACGCTTTACATATACTGATATCAATGGCAATCTTGTTGAAGATTACGGCATCATCGCTAAGACTGTAGTTGGTAATCTTATAATAGGTAAGGAACTTCAAATCTACAATGAAGACAAGTCTATTGTTATAGACGAAAATGGTCTTACAATTGATGGTGGATATCTGAAGATTAAAGGCACAGAAGTTGGCTCTGATGGAAAGACCATATCAGAGGTTATCATTGACCTTGACACAGCTAAAAAGTTAGTAGCACTTGCTCAACAAGCAGCCGAAAAAGCACAAGCATCTGCCGATAAAGCAAACAAGGCTACAGAAGATTTAAAGGTTGAAACGAATAAAATTCGTGAACTTGCCGAAAAAGGCGTGGATCATGTAACGACATATTTCTATCAATCTGATTCTGCTACAAAGTTAGTTGGTGGCGAATGGACAACAAATAGTGTTACATGGATAAGCGGAAAATATGTGTGGCAGAAAGTTATTACATACTACAAGGACAGAACAGATAATTCTCAAACAGCAAAAGCTATTTGTATATCAGGTGCTAATGGTCAAGATGGTAAACCAGGTGAAAATGGTGTAAAGGGTAAAGGTGTAAAATCTATTACTCCTCAGTATGCCATTTCTGATAGCAACGTTTTACAACCAAATGAAGGTTGGTCGGATAAAGAACCAGAATGGTCTGAGGGAAAATATATATGGACAAGAACACTTGTTATTTATGACGACAATACACAAGAGACAACTACTCCTATCGTATCTAATGGATTAAATAGTGCTCTTTCTATTTCTACTGTAGCAAGAAAACAGGCTAATACAGCTAATACAAATGCGTCTAATGCATTGACCACTGCTACTTCAGCTAATACAACTGCAAAAGAAGCCGAAACAAAGGCACAACAGTCCTTGGATCAGTTTTTATGGCTCGTAAAATCAGGTTCATCTTCCACCTCTCTTACTCTTACAGATTCTGCTGTTGCGGCAATCACAAAACAGTTCATCATCAAATCTCCTGATGGTTCAGCAACGATTATTGAAGGTGGAAAGCTCAAAACAGATGCCTTGAAGTCAAACAATTATGTAGCTGGTAACGATGGAACATATAGTTCACTTGGTACGTTTCTTGATTTGTCTAATGGAGAAATTCACACACCTGGATTCTATTTAGATTCAGTTGGCAATGCGTTTTATCAAGGTACAGTCAATGCTGATGCAGGTTACTTTGGTGATGCCAATAATAACTGGTATATTGGCTCTGCTGAGTTTGATAATATTAGGAACAAAGATGATGCACTTGTGAACGGTGTAGAATATAGTGCATTGATTTCTAAGGGTAACGCTGCTCTTACGGCTGGTCATTGGTATCTTATGTCTCAAGATGGTAGTCTCGGTATTCAATCGGGATGGACAACCATCAATGGTGGTAACTATGTCTTCGATAAAGAAACACAGAAATACTATGATATGGGTATGGTTGAACCTATCTTCGGCTCTAAGAACGAATGGGATAATAAATTCTTATATATTCGTAGAGTTAAAGATCCGTCTTCTTCTCAGTCTACTTGGGAATATCTATTCAAGGTAGATAAAGATGGTACTATTTATGAAAATGGTACAAAGCTTTCAGATAAATATGCTCGTAAGGATGCTGTAGGTAGTACATATCTCCCAATCTCAGGTGGTACAGTCACAGGTAATTTAACTGTTAATGGTACTCTCACTGCTACAGCTAGTAAGGCTAACCAGCTCACTCATACATTGAGTATTAATGGTAAGTCATGGAATGGCTCGGCTGATTTGACAGTTGGAACTATGGGCGTTGCTTATGGCGGTACTGGTAAATCATCTTGGACTGCTAATGGTATTATATATGCAAGTGCAAGCGGTACATTGTCGCAGTTATCTCTTGGAACTCCTGGTTACATATTACAGAGTGGTGGCACTTCTGCCCCATCATGGGTTAATCCATCTACTCTTAAGGTGGCAAGTGCAACAAAAGCAACTCAGGATGGAAACGGCAATACAATTTCAGATACATACCTTAGAAAAGATTTTGACTCGGTTAGTCAGAATGTGTCATTTGGTGGTTCAGTTGACGTAGACGATCTTACAGCAGGGACACTTCTTGTTAGTGGCGTAGCTAGGTTCGCCAATGGTTTGATTGGTAACTTAAAAGGAACTGCATCTAATGTTCCTTGGAGTGGAATCACCGATAAACCAAGTACATTTGCACCATCTGCACACACACATACTATGGCTAATATATCTGATTGGGAAACTTATGTTTATAGTGCTCAAGGTACTCGAACAAAAAATACTGTACTTGCAGCTCCTAATGGATCAGATGGAAAGGCAACATTTAGAACACTTGTTGAAGCTGATATTCCTACATTGTCGAAATCTAAAGTTGGTCTTAGTAATGTAGATAATACGGCTGATTCAACCAAGAATGTTTTATCGGCAAGTAAGTTGACAACGGCTAGAAATATTACAATTGGTTTAGCTAAGAAGTCATTTGATGGCGCATTAGACATATCATTTTCTCTCTCTGATATTGGAGCGTCTTCATCAAGTCATACACATAATTATGCTTCAAAGGTGATTCTTGCTGGTACGGATTATTCATGTGTAAGCAATGCGATTACTATTACAAAGGCTAATCTTCAGACCGCAATAGGTTCAACTGGTCTTGGTCTTATGACCGAAAAGGAACGTAGTAAACTGGATTCTATCAAGGTTTCTAGCGGTGGTACAATCGACTTCTCAGGTGTAACTGCAAGTGGTGCATTAGCTGCTACGATAGGTGATGATAAGACAGTTGCGATTACACACAATGTAAGTGGTGTGAAAGCTGGCACATATAAATCTGTTACTGTTGACACTTATGGTCATGTAACGGCTGGTACAAATCCTACTACGCTAAGTGGTTATGGAATTACTGATGCATTGAGCTCAAGTACGAAGTATGCTCTAAGTGATAGTGTTGGTGGCAATGCTTTAAAGGCTAATTTCTTAGCTAATTTGTATAGTAATCGTCCTACAAATGCTAATATAGCCATTACAGGTAGTGGTGGATTAGCTACATTTAAAGCAACAAAATTAATGACTACGAATAAGCCAAAATCTGATGGACATATTTTACATTTCTATTGGGATAATACAGGTGGATATGATTCTCAATTAGCAGTTACTATTGGAGAGAATCCTGAGTTACAAATACGTGGGCAACAAGCTAGTATATGGGGTGAATGGCAGACTGTTTTATCAAGCAATAACTATACTGATTATACAGTTAAAAAAGATGGTACAGGGGCTTCAGGCACATGGGGTATATCTATTACCGGTAATGCTGCTACCGCAACTAAGGCTACCTCTGCTGATTCTGCAACAAAAGCTACTCAAGACGGTAATGGTAATGTGATTAGTTCAACATATCTTCCTCTTACTGGTGGAAGTATGACTGGTACAATCATCTCATCATCTGCGGCTCAAGTTCTCAGATGGACTTCTTCGGCTACTAGTGTCAATTCTACAGGCTGTAGTTGGTACGGACTTGGTACATATAGAGCTGATGATGGGTATAATTGGTTAAATATATCTAATTATTGGGGTATTAATTTTACCACAACAAGCTCAAATAGATTTACTCATAATGGTAATATTATAATTACATCTGCAAATATCGGTTCTCAATCAGTAGCTTCAGCTACCAAAGCAACTCAAGATGGTGCAGGCAATGTAATTACATCTAAATATGTCACAATAGATACGACACAGACTATATCAGGATCAAAAACCTTCTCGAAAGAAACAACGATTTCATCTGTCACAGCTTCAACCAACAAGACTACTGGTGCACTGAAAGTAAAGGGAGGAATCGCTTCTGAGGGGCAAATAAGCGCAGATAAGGTAATGATTGGAGATGCCGTTACGTTAGAATATAACGCCGAATTACAGTGCTTAAATTTTGTTTTTGCATAGGCATATATAGTATATTATGGAGAGTAGGTTCGGTACTACTCTCCTATTTTTAGAGAAAGGAGTGTGATAGATTGTTATGTTTATGGCTACCATTTACAGATGGGGTGATAAAAAATCAAGGATTGATTAATGATGAATTTATTACCAGTATTGACCCAACATTTTCTAATGATGGTAAGTTAGGAAAATGTCTTGAACAAGGGCAGTTTGATATGAGTGCTACAATGACATCTAAAATTTTAAATAACCAGGCATTGACAATTTGTTTTTGGATATACGTAAATGCAGAAGAGGGTTCAAAAGGTGGCACAATATTTGGAAATATTAATACTAATGTAGAATTTAATAATCGGAAGTTTTCTCTTTTTCAATATCCGACATGTAATGATTTACATCTAAGTTGGATGAACGATACTGCAAAAGCATTTATGATGACTCCAATTTACAAGGGAGTATTGCCATCTTATCAATGGACACATGTTACCATAACATATCATAATCCAACTATGACAGTTTATATTAATGGTATCAAAAAATATACATATAGCGGCGTAAGTAATTCATCATCTTTTGAATATCAGACAAGGGTTGTTTGGCAAAATGCTTATAGAAAATTAAACGATTTCCGCATTTATAATGAGTGTTTATCCCCACGCCAAGTTAAGGAAATATCAAAAGGATTAGTCTGCCACTATCCTATGGGAAATGTTGATGGTAAGATTGGTGGAAGAAACTTACTTGTAAAAACAAATCAGGGTAAAACCAAATGGGCAAATGCTCATGCCGATGGTTCATATTCGTGTGAATCTGTTAATTGGAATGGTATAAATGCTGTAAAAATGAGTTGTGCTACTCCTACTACTTCTTGGAAAATGTTTATTTTCAATGGTCTATTGGAGAATTTTGATAAGTTAGAACCAAGTGCAATCTATACATTGTCTTATGATGTGATTGGAAATATTAAAGTAAGTTTTTCAAACTTATGGGATAGTGATGCAACTCATAGTATTGTGGCTTCAGCACAGGGAACTGTTATAAAAAAAACATATGGTTTCCATTATATTGTAAATATAACTTTGAAAGATGCATTAAATAAAAGTAAACAATTAGTATATTTTAGAAATGACTTAAAAGCAGGAGAATCCGTAATTATCGCAAATCTCAAATTTGAAAAAGGGAATAAAGCAACTGCTTATACTCCATGTCCAATGGATGACGCTGTAATGTATGATAATGTGATATATGATACAAGCGGATATGGGAATAATGGTGATGTAACAGATTCTACATGTCCTACTTGGTCGAATGATACTCCTAGATACAAAGGAAGTTATGTATTTAATGGAAACAACCAATATTTAAAATTTCAAAATCCTATAACATCTTCTTCAACAGATTTTACAATATCTTGTTGGGTAAAATTTGATGACACAACTGGCAATTCAACTATATGCACTATGAGAACTGCCGTTGGAAATGGAATTGCTTTATTTAAAATTGGCAATAAGATTAGATTTGACGATAATGCACAGTTTACTTTTTCAGACTATACAATATCAGCAAACGCATGGACACATGTAGTTGTAACTAGGTCATCTTCTGCAAAGAAATTATACATCAATGGTGAGTTAAAACAATTAACTTCTACAGTTGGAGATATGGCTAATGTTTATGATATTGGCTCTATTGGTGCAAGTTCGGCTTCAGGAAATAGTTTTGGGAATTATACCAAGGGAAATATTTCTGATTTCCGCATTTATGCAACGGCACTCGATAACCAAACTATTGAAGAACTTTACAAAGTGGGGGCTTTGGTCGATAATAATGGGAACTTAATGTTAGCTGGCGAGGTAATTGAAGAATGAGTAATATAACTAAGCAGGGGAATCTAATTACTACTGAAATATATGAAACAGATGCGGTTGTTAAAGATGAGAATCTATTAAAATACGCAATCAACGATAACATCAAAATCAGAATTGCGAATGATTTTATCGTTTGTAACGAAATATGGGAATTTTAAAATAGAATAATTAACACACATAGAGTCTACTTCGGTAGGCTCTTTTATTTTGCAGAAAGGAGCGTTAAATGCGAAGTTACGTTCTAGTTAATAATCAAGAAACCTATACTCTTGTGAAGTTTTCTGCACAGGATTTTGCGAATGATCCTGTGCTATATTTGCAGACAGATTACTTACATGGAGTGAAGGAGAATTTCAAGAAAATAACAGCTATACAGGTATTCCAGAATGATATATCTGTTGGCTTATATGAGATATATGATACATACTCTGACATTACAGACTGTGGCGCACAGTACAATGAAGATGTGAACCAGTTTGTAGATTGCTTGGCGGTTAGACTAACAAAGAGTAATCTTGCTGAACAAGTTCAGAGTTTACAGGATATTGTTAGTCCTGTTATAGATTTTAATACAATGTCTGACGAGGAAATTAAGACATACAAGAAAGGTGTACTCAATAATACCTGTACAGCAGAAATATCAAAGGGTGTACAAATAGAAACAGATAAGGGCACAGAGACATTCAGCCTTGAACAACATGATCAGAACAATATCTCTTCTCTCTGTTTGACTGCAATGCAGAATCCAGCAGTTGCATATCTTCCATATCACTCAAATGGCAACGAATGTCGTATGTTTCCTGCTAAAGTAATTATATCACTCTATCTTCAGATGCAGTTAAAGATTACTCAGGAAACTACTAAATGTAATCTGCTTCGTGTACAGTTAGACGGAGAGACAGACAGAGATACAATTATGTCTTATACATATGGCACACCTCTTAATGAATCATATCAGGCACAGTATGACGAGATTATAGCTAATACTCTTGAGATTATACAGGGACTTATTGTTGGATTTATGGGTGGTTCAGGAACTACAGATGGCTCAGATAATACACCTGACACGGATACCTCTACATCAGAAAGTGGTGATTCAGATGGCGAAAATACAGAAACTACTACAAAAGATACTACAGTTAACTAGCATTGGCATAGTATCTGGTTTTATATATTGTAGTTTAGAAATGTTATGGCGAGGTTGGACACATTGGACGATGTTCATGCTCGCTTTTATTGTGGGAATTATCATTTCACAGTATAACAATATGTTCACATATGATATGGATTTAGCATGGCAAGTATTATTTGGTGGTTTGACTTCTATCATGTTGGAATATTTATTTGGTATTACATTCAATCAAGATTTTACCATATGGGACTATAGAGGACTTTGGGGAACATTTGCACAGAATCAACTTAATATCCTCTTCTGTTGTGCTTGGTTTGTGATTGTATGTATATCAATTTTTATATTGGACTGGTTTGAATATAAGGTGCTTCATGCTGAGAATAAACCTTACTATGTCGTGTTCGGACATATATTCAGACCGTATGGAGAATAAGTTAATGGGCTGTTATATGCCCTAATTTTAGTTGAGAAAAAGGAGAATTTATTATGTCATTTAATAAGAAGATTGCAACAAAGGGATTTTATAACATTGAACTGGTAAATATTGCAGAATGGTATGCACAGAGTAGACAGGAAGACAAGGAAAAGTTTAATGTTCTGCCATTCAGAATACAGTTGGCACTTCGTACAAATATGCAGGAAGTAAATAAGACTGCTCAAAGTTTAATAGAAATAAGAAACGAATTAGTACAGTCGTTATGGAATAAATACATCGAAGCTGGCAAAACTGAGGAAGTTGAAGTAAATGGAGCAAAGCAGATTGAAATTAAGAAAGAATTTGCAGAGGAATACCAGACTGAAGCGGCTGAATGTCAGAAGAAATTTGATGAAGTATTGAATGATAGAACTGAAGTGACGCTTTCTGTATTCGATATGGACGCAGTATATGATACTCTTCCTGATGATTGCAGATTAAATATTCGTGATATTGATATGCTGTCATTTATGGACAAGGTTCAGAAAGATGACGAAGTTAAAGAAGATACAGTTGTGGAGGGCAAGTAAATTGCTCTCTTTAGAAAGGAGCGTGATTTTACTTGGCACAATTAGGAAATTTGCTTGTCACAGGATCAAGTAGATTACTGGGCAAGCTTTTTTGTGATGATATAAATATCAGCGATTCATTGGTCGTAAAAACATTAAATGCTAATGATATAACTGCTACGAGTGTAACGACAAGTGAATTAACTGTTAATGGTGATGCTACTACTACTGGTACATTGAATGTTGGTAATTCATCTACCAACGGAAAATTGTCTCTCAATAATAAAATAGCTATCAGAGATAACGGATATAGTTGGCTAGGAATAAACGACAAAATTGCTTTTGGTAGTGGAGTATATTTTGGCAAAAGTACGGTACGAACGGACGGGACTTTTCAAGTAGGAGATTCTGGTAGCAGAGTTTTATTCAACACATCTTCTGCTCAATTTGGTGTCCCAGTCACAATTAATAACTCTCTCGCTGCTAATAATATCACAGCAACCAATGTAACGGTTAATGACACCCTCAAAGCATTTAAGTATGAATTAAATACTATTCAAGACTTAGGTGGTGAATTCTGTGTTGCTCCTATAATATATATTCAATCAGGTGCAACAGTTAATGTATCTAAAGCAAGTGCTACAACTATTACTATTTCTATCTTAGATAAAACAGCAATTACTTCTGATTCTATTCAAGGGGTTCGTTGGGCACAAAATTCTAAAATTAAATTTCAAGGTAAAATTGATGGATTAAATATTAGATGTAGCGGTGTTATGGCTGCTAAATTGAATACAACTGCTAATACTATGTCATTAACACTTACTGTCGAATCTTCAATAGCCGATCATTTTTCTACGGCTAAAAAAGGCGCATCGTACAGTGATATTAGTGTAATGCTCTATCAGAGATATGGTAAAAAGATTGGCTCAACTACTGAGAATGTATATTCACCTGTTGGTCTTAGAATGTCTGCCACAGGTAGTGCAAATTCTGCTCCTTATGTAGATATTTGGGGCAGTAAATCAAACTCTGATCCTGATACAGTGTATACTGTTCCAAGTGTGAGACTTGGTTATCTTGATGGATTAAAATGTGGTACTTATGATTGCGTTGGTTATGGTTTGTATGCGGATAATGTATATCTGAATGGTACTATTATCAGTAATTCTGGACAACTTGGTGGATTCAAAATTGGCGCAAACAATCTCAGTAATGGAACTTGGGGTACAGATAAATCAGTATTAATGTCAATAGGAACTACAGAGAGTAAAGCGATTGGTGGTTCATTCGCTATTTCTGGTTGGTGTTTCACCGCTGGTTCGAAGTTTGGCGTTACAACAAGTGGCGATTTATATGCGAGCAATGCAAATATAAGTGGTACGATAAATGCTTCGAAAGGTACGGTCGGTGGTTTTAACATAGACTCAAATGCCATATATGCTGGGACGGATTCTATAACATCTAAAACACAGGGTATATATATTGGTACAGATGGTATTAGACAATACACATCAGACAATGCTTATGTAAATATCCAGAATGGCAAACTAATTTGTATAGGAGCTTCAATTAATGGAAAGATAACTACTTCAAATATTTCGGCATCATACGGATCTATTGGAGATTGGAAGGTTAATGAAGGACGGTTATACGGAAAAGGTTTGGATGATAAATACATTGTATTGAATGCTAATACATCTTTAGCAGATGCAAAGGCAAATGGTAGTGGTTTCGTTGAATCTGAGGATGGTACACTTGTTGCACCAGTCGATCACGGAATGCCATCTATTATCGCAGGAGCAAATCAATGGAGTGATGCAACTGGTGCTTTTGTTTTATATGCTGATGGATATTGTCAAACTACAAATATAAGTGCCACTGGTGGAACTATCGGTGGTTGGAACATTGAGAATGGTAAGTTATATGCTGGTGATGGATCAGCAGATAATCCTGTGGCAGTTATGCAGATGCCACAAAAGAATAATTTATGGACATTTGCGGTTGGTGGCACATCTCATAGTAATTATAGTGATTGTCCTTTTAGAGTAAGTAAAGATGGTAAAATGAGAGCTTCATGGGCAAGTCTGGCAGGTTGGACTATAACAGATGGTAAAATATATAGTGGAGATCCTACTAATAGTGGCGAAAAGGTTTCAGTAATGCAAATTCCAACTGCAAACACAACATGGACATTTGCAACAGGAGGAACTTCTCACACTAATTATTCTGATTGCCCATTTAGAGTAAGCAAAGATGGGCATGTGTTTGGTACAGAAGTAAATGTAGGTGTAGATGATGATACACGAGGACGTGCATCTACATTAATTACTAATATGGGAATAACAATTAATGTTAATAATTCTACGACTAATTATGGATTAATTATGGAACAAACAGGGAGTTCTGGAAATCCTTATTTTGGTGTCACATTACAAGGAAAATTATTTGCTAGATCTAGTTCTGGATTTTGCAAAAAAGGAACTGTTGTTTGTAAAGCAACTGCAAATACTCCAACAAAAACATCCGTTACCTTTAGTAGCGCATTTAGTGCAGTGCCAACTGTTGTTGTTACCCCTATCTCCGCACAACCTGGAACATATGTAAAATGTGTGTCGGTATCAAATGTTACAACTAAAGGATTTGATATATATTTGAATCGAACCGATGCTAATAGTACAAGTGTAGCATGGATTGCTATGTTATAAAGGAGGTGAAAATGTGAAAGTAAATGATTTTACCTTTGCTGATAAAACATTGGCAGATTTTAACTGTATATGTTGTAATTTTGATAGTAATTCAGGTATGGTGGAAGTTGGTGTGGAATTAAAACTAAATCAAGAAAAATCATCTGGATCGGACTGGTTCAATTTATACTCTACGACATATGATGAGCCATTTACTCTTCCACTCTCTATATGCGTAAACATGTGTAATTCAGATATAGATTATCTGACTGTTGCACAAGCGAGAAAAATTCAAAAGTGGCTTTCTCTCAAAAACAAGAAATTCAGAATCAATTGTTCTGGTTATGAGAATATCTACTGGATTGGTAATTTTTCTACAAAACAAGTGATGATAAATGATCAAATCATTGGTTTTAATTTGACTTTTACAGCTAATACACCATATGCCTTACAAGATGATTTGCTTATTAATTGTGATTTATCAGCGAACATTCGAGAAACAGAATTTGAAATCAACAGCGATAAATATGGTTGTATAAACGCTGACTATATTATTACATGTAAAGAAGCTGGCGACTTAACTGTTTCTAGCTATTATGTAGACCAAGAGAATAAATTATTGATTATTGACAGACAATTTAAGATTGATAATTGCAGTATGGGGGAGGTTATTACTATTAATGGGACATCTCAACTTGTGACAAGTAATATAAATGGTAGGCAATTAGGAAAGGACTGTAATTTCTTATTACCTAGATTAATCAATACATATCAAGATGTAGACGAAACAGTTAAAAATCGAATTGTGGTTAATCGCCCGTGTACAATTAAAATTACATATGCTCCTATTGCTATGATCGCATATGGATATAAGGGTTAGGAGGACGAAATGGCTAAAATAAATGAAACACAATATATAATACTTGACGTTATGAATCATGCCGCTGTTGGCACTATATACGCCAAACAAGGCGACATTAATCGTATTGTTAAGTTTAAAATCGTAAATGCTGGAAAACCAGTAGATATATCAAAACTAGATGCTGTTATCAATATTAAAAAGCCAGATAAGACCGTTATTATATCGAACTTAGATAAAGACAAGAGGAATAATCTTCTTGTCTTTTCTTTCGGTAAAAATGCAACGGTTAAGCCTGGTGAAATTGAATATGACATCTTATTAACTGAGCAAGGTACTGCTATCTCTACCGTGACAGGTAAAATGATAGTTGCTAAAAAAGTTATTCAGGACGGAGATATTAAAAGTTCAAATGAGTTTAATACATTAGTTGATGCATTAGAAAAGGTAACTCATATACCTGAAATTGCCGATGATAACATCTCCAAAAATACAACATGGTCAAGTAGTCAGATTGTTAAATGTATCAAGGACGGTGGTTTTGGTAATATAGATGATGAATTATCATCCGAATCCGAAAATCCTGTAAAGAATAAAGTTATATATGAAAAAATATATCAATATTTCTTGGATAATGCTGTCTACCCAATTAATCTCATTGTAAAAGATTTTTATAAGGACGGTATCATAAAGCAAGGATTGTTGACTACAAGAACTTGCGATGATTTCAATTATGCCACAGGTGAAAAAGTTTTAAATACAGATAATAATTATGATGATTCCATCAGTTGCGTAAAATTTCGTACTGATATAGGAGCTGTCGAACTGAAGTCTGATCTCGAATATCCATTTGTTGTAATGAGTGATGAAGATGAAATTATTCATGTAGAACATAATGAACATGCAGTAAAAGGAAACATTGTAACAATGACATATTGCATTCCTTACAATGCTAAATATATTTATTTTAATTATTATAAAGATGAAATAAATGATATCTTTCCTGCTTTTGGAAAAGGTGGAACATGTATGGTTAGATGTAAGGCAAATGGATTGCCTATGATTACTTATTATGACAACGAATATTATGCAGATCATGGAGCGATAGATGTTGGAGACTTGTCTCAACAAGTAGAAAAATGTAATACCGATATTGAAACGTTAAAAAAATCTGTCAGTGATGGCAAAGATTTGCTTGCGGAGGCTATCACTGAGAAAGGCATAAAAACCGCAAGTGACGATACTTTTAAATTGATGGCTGAAAAGATTAAGCAAATCCAGTCAGTCGGATATGGTATGTACGGGAAAGTTGATACGACTATTGCAAGTAACGGAACGGTAAGATATATATATGGAACATGCACGATAGAACAGGAGGGTGA